AACTATTATATATACTATTTAAGGATTGGTCTATTGAATCAAATGATATTTGTTGTAAAATATTTTTGTATTGATTCAATGTAGATAATAGCGAACTATTATATATACTATTTAAGGATTGGTCTATTGAATCAAATGATATTTGTTGTAAAATATTTTTGTATTGATTCAATGTAGATAATAGCGAACTATTATATATACTATTTAAGGATTGGTCTATTGAATCAAATGATATTTGTTGTAAAATATTTTTGTATTGATTCAATGTAGATAATAGCGAACCAGTATAAATACTATTTAAGGATTGGTCTATTGAATCAAATGATATTTGTTGTAAAATATTTTTGTATTGATTCAATGTAGATAATAGCGAACTATTATATATACTATTTAAGGATTGGTCTATTGAATCAAATGATATTTGTTGTAAAATATTTTTGTATTGATTCAATGTAGATAATAGCGAACTATTATATATACTATTTAAGGATTGGTCTATACTATCTAGATTATCTTGTATGATACTATAGGATAAATCTCGACCTATATTACCAGCCCAAGTATCGAATTCATCATTATTCCAAATAGGATTATTACTTGTTTCCAAATAAATAAATTCAAATTGTTTTTGTAGGATAAATATTTCATATGAAATAGAGACAACTGACCCACTTATAGAATCCGCAATAGTCAATAATGGAACCATAGATACATCGTTCAAACTTGTCTCTATGACATAGAGTTCATTAGATATAGAAATCACTTCACCACTTATAGATTCGGCAATAGTCAATAATGGATCCATAGATACATCGTTCAAACTTGTCTCTATGACATAGAGTTCATTAGATATAGAAATCACTTCATAACTTATAGAATCCGCAATAGTCAATAATGGATCCATAGATACATCGTTCAAACTTGTCTCTATGACATAGAGTTCATTAGATATAGAAATCACTTCATAACTTATAGAATCCGCAATAGTCAATAATGGATCCATAGATACATCGTTCAAACTTGTCTCTATGACATAGAGTTCATTGGATATAGAAATCACTTCACCACTTATAGAATCCGCAATAGTCAATAATGGATCCATAGATACATCGTTCAAACTTGTCTCTATGACATAGAGTTCATTAGATATAGAAATCACTTCATAACTTATAGAATCCGCAATAGTCAATAATGGATCCATAGATACATCGTTCAAACTTGTCTCTATGACATAGAGTTCATTGGATATAGAAATCACTTCACCACTTATAGATTCAGCAATAGTCAATAATGGACCCATAGATACATCGTTCAAACTTGTCTCTATGACATAGAGTTCATTGGATATAGAAATCACTTCACCACTTATAGATTCAGCAATAGTCAATAATGGATCCATAGATACATCGTTTAAACTTGTCTCTATTGTAGAAACCTCACCTTCTATTGTATAAATATTACCACTTATATTAGAGACAAGAGTCAATAATGTATTCATTGAAATAGAATTCAAATCTGTCTCTATGGAATAGAGTTCATTGGATATAGAAATCACTTCACCGCTGATCGAATCCGCCATAGACAATAATTGATCCATAGACACATCATTCAAACTTGTCTCTATGGCATAGAGTTCATTGGATATAGAAATAACTTCACCACTTATAGAATCCGCCATAGTCAACAATGTATCCATAGACACCTCATTCAAACTAATTTCAATTTGGTCTAATATACCCGAAATAGATTCTACATTTTCACTTATCAACAAAATGGAATCACTAACATCATTCAATGTAGTAGTCTGGATTGTTTGAGATAAAACATTTGATTCAACAATGATTGTATTAAAATCTACACGTGGATCCAAAGAGACTGTTTGAACTATACCTAAGACATGATTTTTCAATAATACTAATCTATAGTTGGCACTAATTCCACTACTACCTCCTCCACCACCAATCATTGATTTAGACATTAATTTATATATACTGAAGTATTTAAATATTTCATAGCTCTATTGTATATGTTATCTAATTATACCATAGAACCTTATAGTTCAAATGGTCATTTCTCAACTTTATACAAAGGTATCCATAAAATAAAGCAACATAAGGTTATTGTAAAGACATATTATGATGATACATCCAAAATATTATTGGAAAATGAACTGAAAATGTATTCTTATTTATTGAACTCCAAATATAAACATATACCGGTTATAAAAAATATAGGTCATTTATATGTTATTATGGAATATAAATCACAAACATTACAACACATTACTATAGATATACTATACCAACTAAAATGTATTTTAGAACATTTACACAAATTAAATGTGATTCATAGAGACATCAAACCTGAAAATTTTTTAGTAGATCAAAACAAATTGTATATCATTGACTTTGGATTGTCTACATTTCATACTAACACTATATGCAAAGGATTAATTGGAAACAAAAAATATTGTAGTTATAATTGTCATACTACGAATTATATATATAATTTCAATGATGATATGATTTCAATGATATATATGTGTTTAGATTTATACAATGGTTATGTTCCGTGGAATAAAGATTATACCATAAAACAACATTTCAAAGAGTTTTATAGTTCCAATACCATAAACGATATTTTATTTAAGTGGTTTGAACCGTATTCATCTTTATTGTAAAAGAATAGTCATTGTTGTTTAAATTCAAAGGAGTACCATATTCGTCTATTAATTTTATGGACAAGTGACTCAAATCTACTAATCCATTGTATTTTCTTATGTCGGAATATACCGAAAAACTATTCGAATTATACAAAGAAAAGGGAGCTCCTTGTAAAGAAATACGTGCAAATATGTTCAACGTATCTTTGATAGATGACATTTTTCTAGAAAATGGAATAAATGCTGAATTCATATAATTATTATGGTCATCTATAATTAAATATAAATATCGTGGACCACCTAAATCAATTGTAGATTCACTTGTATAGTTTTGTTCATTACTATAAAAATTTGGTGTTATATTTCGAAATCCTAAATGCCAACCTAAATATTTAGAACAACGACCATAATCATTACCAGAATATATTAATTCATTTGGATTGTCTGAAAAAAAATCTAAATCGTAATTAATATATGGGACAACTACTTTATTGGTAGTTCCTGTATAATTATTTCTTTCAATGAGAGTATTGGATATATCTTCGGTATAAGTATCTACCGAAGTAAATGAAATAGTACCGGTACCACTTGGTGTTCCACCAGAATTTGCTAATTCTAAATTAAGAGATGTTTTTACAAATTCGAATGAATTATAAGAATTATCTTCGCCAGAAAAAACATTTGAAATCAGGGTAAGTTTTTTATTGACTGTATCGAATAAATCTTGATAATAATAGGCCTGACTAGATATGTCAATTCTTATCCATTGGCTGATAGAAGAAGCTTTTATATGAAAAAATGTATTACCTTGCGTTTCATCGAATGGATACCATGTATTTGGAAACTCAATGTCGGACAATTGAATACTAATCACATTTTTCACTACATTCGGTAATACTATATTAAAATTTGTGGATGTTTCTGTAAGAAAATTATCTCTATATTTAGTGTCTACTATCAATACCTTTTCAATAATATTTCTTTCGTAATATTTATTATTATTTGTGTTTATAAGAGAAAATTCGTCAGATGGTTTCATTTCTTCTCCAAAGTTAATTACATTATTCTCAAACCCACAACTTTTCTTAATATGCCGAATTAATCGTTCTTCTACATTATTTATAAATGCGTGAAAATCTTCGTCCAAAAACTCTTTTTTTAATTTTAAGGCTTGTTGTTGAATCAATGATTTTGTCGATAGTTCTGCCGATAGAGACAACAGTGCAAATAAGTCGCTATTGGTATAATCGTCTATATTCATGTTGATATTATCACACATAATTATATAAATAATATACTATTTAATATTAAAATTTTTTCATTAATGTATCTATTATGAATATATTTGAAAAACTAAATATTTTTTTTGAAAAACATAATGAATTTGATAATGAAGTCATTGTTCAACAAATTTCAAATATATTAGATGAATATAAAGAACGACCTAGTAATCCACACGAAATTATAGAACTATTTTTTTCATCCAATAATTATTATTATATACATACTAGTAATTTGTATATCCAATACAAAGATTCTTCTTATAGCGTCATAAATGAAAATGAACTTTTACATAAAATATTACATTATTTAAGTGAACATAGACAAGAATATGTAATCGATACTCACACAAAAGGATTATTAAAAACAAAGATACAAAAAATAATAAAAACACGTAAAATACATGAATCTATACCCGACTCAGATACATTACAAAATATTTTATCTTTTTTTTACCCCAATTTGTTTGCTGAAAAACAAACTTCAAAATATTTTTTAACTATATTAGGAGACATCATTATGAAAAAAAATAATTGTATATATTTTGTACCCATATTTATGAAGACTTTTTTACAAAAATTAAATAAATATATTTCATTATATTTTCATTCGATAAATATATTTCATTGGTTTAAATTTAAGTACTCGGAACACGATACGTCCATATCGCGAATACTTCCAATGAAATCATTGAATATGGATCATTTTAATTTGTCGTGTTCATTTTTTACGAATATTATATGTGTAAGTATTCATTATTCTGTTAGACATATATCTAGCGAATTATATTTGAATGAAATGCATTATGACATACAAAGACAAGTATTATGGCTACAAGAAGAAACGAAAGAACATATGATACAACAATTCATAGAATCACATATCATTGAAAAAAAAGATTGTACTATGGATGAAAAAGATATATCCTTTTTATGGAAATCTTATTTGACCAAAGAAGGTAAACTCAACATATTTCAAAAAAAACAAGATTTATTTGATTTTGTTCAGCAATATATTGAAGTCAAACACAATAAATTTATGAATGTTTATAGTTTGTTTTTACCTTATGTAGAATCATTCAAAGATTTTTGGGATAAGCATATTTATTATGATAAAGAAGAATATGATTTTGAAATAAATGAATTATATTATATTTTTTGTGATCTTTACAAATGTAAAATAAATGAATCTATATTCAAAGACTTGATAGAATTTTATTATCCAAATATAGTTATCATAGAAGATAAATATATCAAACAAATAGGGTGTACATTATGGAATAAAAAAAAAGAATTGGAACCTTTTATTAAAAAAGAAGGAGACATACAAGAGTTATATTACAATTATTGTAAAGAGTTCAAAAGTAATCGCAAAGTAAGTAAACAATATTTTATACAATATTATGAAGATGTTTTAATCAAATAATTTCTTTTCAATAATGTAAACAACAAATATAATTTATTTACATCTACATCTATACAGGTTTTTATGATATCGTTTAACTTAGTATAAAATTGCTCTTCATTTAATGTTAAATGAGAATTTAAATAATGTTCTCCTTTATGATTTTTGACTTCATCACTTATAGATTCCTTGGTTGCCAATTGCTTATACTCAGTAGACCTATAATATAAATCACTCATTTCAAATATATTTACTAAATTAGAGTCTTCTTTTGGTGCTTGAAATAAGTAAATAAAATTAAAAAAAACATCTTGATCTACGGATTTATCTAGTGATTTATCCATTATAATATAATATAAAATTATTTTATATATATATGTCGGTTATAAATACTTATCCAAATAGTTTTAAAACAGACTCTATTTATGTTGATTCAGAATTATTGTATAATTTTAATAGTTCGATTGATATTCAATTGAAGGATCCATCTGATATTTCAAACTCCATATATTCTGAAATAAGTGTAAATAATCCGACAAACAATGTCAAATTTAATAACGTAATTTATTCATTCAAAGGTATTTACATTACAACCAATAAAGATTTGATTGATGAAAATACAAATTATACCTATGCGCTCATAGTAAAATGTGTGAATTATAATTTAGATAAGTATTTATATATTGTTTTACCTGTATCAAAAGTAAATACCAATACGGAATTGAATGATGCATTTGAAAACAATGTATTAAAAGACCTAAATATGTATATTCCAATGGATAAGGGATTTTATTCTTACAAAACGATTGGCATAAATGAACAAATATCTGATATTATTTTATTCAAAGACTCTACATTGACTATTAACGATGTAGAAATAGAAGATTTTCCATTCGATCAGCGAACCTCTGTAAATGTACCTCTTACAATATCTAAAAAACCTGCTATGAAAGTGTCTCGTATATCAAATAGTTATTCTGAAAATGACATTTATATTGACTGCCAACCTGTAGATGAAACTCAACAAGAAAATGTTATTGAACTCATTACTAATTATCAATCTATATATTCTTTTTTTGAAAATGTATTTCCATACATTTTTGTATTTTGTATTTTGTATATGATTTTAAAATATAAATCTATTCAAAAAATGTTTACACCTAAAACGAATGACCTATAATTCAGACATATTCATATTTTCAGACATATAAGGTTGAAATGTTACCTGATTATGTTGTCCAGAATGAACAATAGGAACTTTATCGCGAATAATACTTTCTTCCAATTGGGTTTGTGGAATAGGGTTCATTGCCTTCATTTTAGTATCTTTTATAAGAGTTGGTACATCTTTTATGGTATCATATAAATAAATTAAAAATAATATACCAACAATAGGATTCATAAAAATAAATAATAAAATAACTACTAACAACGAAAATATAATACCTAAGGGGGTATTTAATAGTTTTGATATATTTTCTTCTACTTTCAAGTCAAATATAATTAAAATGGCTAAAAGAAGTCCTATTGCATTTTCGAGAGTAAAGATTGGTTCTTTTTTGAAAAAACTGATTTTTTGTTTCATTATATGTATAATATATTTTTTTAAAAGTTAAATACAATATATTATATTTACTATGGCCTATTTAGGTAAAAAAGGGTATACCATTTATAAAGATGGATTAAAAGATTCGTATACTATTCGTAATGAGTTGAATGTAAAACCTTATTCCACTCATTTAGGAAATGCAACCTCTTATCCGATTTATCGTGAATCCAATACTAAACTTTATTTACCAAGATATTACGGAATTGAAAAATTGGGGATGTATTCTACAAATGTACTTTCTAAAGGAGACCCTATAGATTTGTCATTTCGCGGAGATTTGTTTGATTATCAACACAAGATTATTGATAAATATATTCAACATGTTGGAGACAGTGGTGGTGGACTTTTAGATGTAGAACCTGGTAAAGGTAAAACCGTTATGGCGCTTAACATCATAAGTAAATTAAAGAAAAAAACATTAGTGATTGTCCATAAAAGTTTTTTGATGAATCAGTGGATAGAACGCATTGAACAATTTTTGCCTAACGCAAGAGTTGGAAAAATTCAAGGCGAACACATTGATATAGATAACAAAGATATTGTATTAGGAATGTTACAAAGTCTATCATCTAAAAAATACGATGATACTGTGTGGGATTCATTTGGATTATGTGTCTTTGACGAATGTCACCATTTAAGTGCGGAAGTATTTTCGAACGTGATGATCCAGTTTGTATGTAATTATAATTTAGGATTAAGTGGAACGATGACACGTAAAGACGGTCTTACAAAAGTATTCAAGTACTTTATCGGCCCAGTCATTCATAAAGAGAAAACAGACCTAAGTGTCGAAGTACACGTCAAGACTATTCATTATCAAGACGATGATTTATTTCAAAATGTCAAAACCGACTTTAGAGGAAATCCTTTGTATTCTACGATGATTAGTACTTTATGTGAATGTAAATCGCGTACAAAATTTTTAGTAGATATTGTGCGTAATGAATTTTTACTGAACCCAAATCAACAAATGATGATTTTAGCTCATAATAAATCATTGATTCAAAACCTATATGATTTGATTTCACTATTTGAATCAAGCGTTGGTTTTTATTTAGGAGGTATGAAAGAAAATGCTCTTAAAGAAAGTGAATCCAAAAAAATTATCATTGCCACTTATGCCATGGCCTCTGAAGGTTTAGACATAAAAACATTGACAACCTTATTTATGGCGACGCCTAAATCAGATGTATGTCAAAGCGTTGGGCGTATTTTGCGTAGTAAACATAGTACCCCCTTAGTCATTGATATTGTAGACCCCCATACTATTTTTAGCAATCAATATAAAAAACGAAAGGCTTATTATTCCAAAAAAAAATATTTAGTAGAACTTTTTTCTAATTCTAATCAATATTTTAAAAATGAAAAAACAAAAGAATCTAAAAAAAAATGTTTATTGAAAATATAAAATATTAACTATATATATATGAATGATGAAGTAGATAATGATCACGAATGTGAAAAAGGCATGACCGGAGGTTCAAAACAAAGAGGTGTTGGTGCCAGACAAAGAGGTGTTGGTGCCAGACAAAGAGGTGTTGGTGCCAGACGCAAATCGCAATCCAGACGCAAATCTAGACTCAAATCGCAATCCAGACGCCAATCGCAATCCAGACGCCAATCGCAATCCAGACGCAAATCGCAATCCAGACGCCAATCGCAATCCAGACGCAAATCGCAATCCAGACGCCGTTTGTTTGGAGGAAGTGGTAGTATGTTACCAGGTTCCGGAACCTATTAAATATTAATATTAATATTAATATAATATAATGTTGTTATCATTTATTTTGATAATCATTCTATTATATACTTACTATTATTTAGTAGAATTAGCTCATTGTAAATGTTTTCATAAAGACAAGGTGGATTTAGAGTATATGAAATTTTACGTATTATTAGACCTATTTACGATAATCATTTCTTTGTTTTTGATGAAATCCAAACTAAACACTATTGAGAATATGTTATTACTTTTTTCAGTTTTATTAGTTATTTTTGTACACGGATATATGACCTATAATGTGTATCATTTTTATAATTCAATTCGCAATGATTGTTATTGCGTAAATAAATGGCAAAAATATATGGTCTATTATGAAGGCATATTCTCGGGTTTAGTGTCTTTACAATATATTGTTGCGTTCTTATTTATTCTTACTTTTTTAATCAATACTCGGTCTTGATTTATTCCAATCATACATCATTTGTTGCATATCCTCTCTTGTGGATACATTAGGAATTACAAATGACGATTGAACATGGGTTTTTTCTTTTAGGAAAAGTCCTTCTTCTTGAACGTATTTTTTTTTACTCCATATATGGTATTCTATTGTTGGAGTATCGCTATTTAATTCTCCTAATAAATTGAACCCGCTAACCAATAATAATGATAAAAATAAAACCACGTTCATATTATCATTGATTATACTCAATAACATTATGGTTAACGCAAGTAATGCTAAACTACGTATATCATTTAAGTATATGAAATAGTAGACCATAATTATCAATATTAGCAACAAAAACCATAAAAATCCTATATTATTCATTATATATAGCATTTAAATAATTTTCTATAATTTCCATATCTTTTTTGTTATAGTCTTTGTTGGACAAATAGTATTTTAATTTTAGGATAGGTTCTAAATATTTTGGATTTTTTTTTATTTCATAATTTAGTATTTGTTTCAAGCAATTTTTTTGTTCGCGATTATAATCTTCGATCGACATTTCTTCCATAGTATTATATTAAAACAAAATAAATATATATTTATACTATATTCTAAGATGTCCAAAAAAAATACCGAACCGCTATTGACTGAAGATGATAACCGATTTGTTATGTTTCCAGTGTCAGATGAAACTATATGGAAAATGTACAAAAAACAAGTGGATTGTTTTTGGCGACCAGAAGAAATAGATACATCCAAAGATATGACTCATTGGAACAAACTTAATACAGACGAGCAATATTTTATAAAAATGATTTTGGCATTTTTTGCGTCTAGCGATGGTATTGTTTTGGAAAATTTGGGATTACGATTTATGAATGAAGTACAATTGTCAGAAGCACGTGCGTTTTATGGTTTTCAAATTGCGATGGAAAACATCCATTCTGAGACCTATAGTTTATTGATTGATAGTTATATCAAAGATAGTGATGAAAAACACAAATTATTTCATTCGCTAGAACATTTTCCATGTATCAAGAAAAAAGGAGATTGGGCAATGAAATGGATTCAAGATAAAAAATCAAGTTTTGCCACTCGTTTGGTTGCCTTTGCTTGTGTAGAAGGTATTTTCTTTTCTGGGGCATTTTGTTCGATTTATTGGTTGAAAAAACGCGGTCTTATGCCTGGTCTAACATTTTCCAATGAACTTATTTCTAGGGATGAAGCGTTACATACTGAGTTTGCGGTGTATTTGTACAATAGATTAGAAAAAAAACTCAATAAAAAGAAGGTACGTGAAATTATAGAAGAAGCGGTTACTATCGAAAAAGAATTTATTGTGGATGCCTTACCATGTCGAATGATTGGTATGAATTCCGAATTGATGACCCAATATATAGAATTTGTTGCGGATCGTCTTATGATGCAGTTAGGTTGCGATGTAATATATGCTACAAACAATCCATTTGATTTTATGGAACTTATTAGTTTAGAACAAAAAACCAACTTTTTCGAGTCACGCGTATCGGAATATTCGTTGGCTGAAAAGTCTGGCAAAGACGAGGCGTTTGATTGTGCGTTTGATTTTTAAACTATCTCACGTTTATCCATTATGACTTCATCCATAATGTCTAGGTCTATACATATTTTAAATTTATTATCACCAACTATCGTGATAATATATTGTTGATATTACACACACTCCATACGGAGTTTATTTCAATAAGACATTTTTCAAACTACCAAACGTCTATTCGTCCCTTATCGCTTTTGTAAATCACTTTTCTTTTGTTTGAACGGTCCAACATATACATCCCAACAATTGATATATCGGAATTCATATTTTATATGATTGTAATCCCAAGAACCAAATAATCGTTCGTTTGAATTGGCGTTTCCTACCTCTATCCAACTATTCAGGATTTTAGACATTAATTCCTGAATTGGTTTATATTTTATTGGTTTGGTAAGATGCATAATATGATTGATCATCAAAGACAATTCAGGGGTGGTGTATGAGATTTTCGTAAAATCTTTTTTTTTACAAAAACGTTCGTGAATGGTGCGGTACGCTTGGGTTGACCCTAACAAGAACTCATTTTTATTCATAATAAGGGTTTTGTTTATAGGACCGGTTTGTATCAATAATCTTCTTATTTCTTTTTGTGACTTCCACCCCAAGGATGTTTCCTAATATTATGTATAACATTGGAATTCATTATTCACATTCGCAGACAACTTTTTAAGTTATTTTTCATATAAAATTGATAGATTTTCAGTAATAAAAATTATATTACAATGGAAAGATTAATCAGTAAAATTACAGCAATATTGAATGGAAACCTATATCGCAGAAACCATTTACCGAATAGCTTACTTACAATAAAAAAAATATTACAAGAACGGACAATTAAGCTATGTGAAACAAGCAATGATGGTAGGATAAATAGTTGTATGGACGAAGATGAAATTATACGAATTCTATCAGAGGAATTACCCAATAGAATCTATAAACCAAAAGCAAGAATGTGGTATGATATACTTGTCCGTGATTTTCAGTATGGTTGGTTACCTGTAAACATAAAGTCTACAACAACATTAACAAGTGATAATACTGGAAATCTTGCAATGTGTGTATATTCTTACACAGATGAACCACTTGATTTATATAAAACATATCAAAATGGTAGAATGAGCAAAATCTTAATAGAAAAAATTATAAAAAAGGAATTTAACTACAATAATAAAAAAGACTACTATTTTGTTGTTGTAAATAAAGAAAATTGTAAAGATATTATAGTTAATTCAGTTAAAGGCTTAACTGAATTAACACCAAATATAAATAATCTACCATTTCAAGTTTGTTGGAATAAAAACAGAATATTTAAATATAAACATATTACCAAAAGTATAGAAATACTATTGAATGCTCTTCAAAAACCAAAACCTAGTTGGAAGGAGTCCTTCTTGAACGATGTTAGGAAAATTATATTATAAATAATTATCGGGTATATATGAATTGCTGATCTGTCTATGGCCTATTTTGAACCTTCCAGAAAACATAAAGTTACTTTTAAAATCATCACTATTCAAATAAGATATTATATTATCAAGATTAATTTTTTTTTTTGGAATAATAATTATTAATCCACCTCCAAAATAATTGACTTTTCCTTTAAACGCAATATTTTTATGTCTTGTTAAATTATAAATATATATACATTCTTTTCCGAAATTTTCTTTAATAGTTTTAATATTTCTTGGAGCACCCCATTCAAACCAGTTTTTTTCATTAAATTTTTTTATTTTTCTACTCATTAATTCATCCTTGTAACTCAATAAATATTTATTAATTTTTTCATTAATTGAAGGGAACTCTTCAATAAATATATATTTATCTCGTTTATTTTCACCATTTAATAATTCTATATTTCCATGTTCTTTATTTTTATAAACACTCTCTTTACCTGTAACAAGTCCTACATAAATATCAAAACAATCTTTGATTGAAACATTATTTATATTATTATTTTTGTTAAAAGTAATTAACCCATCATTATCAATAATATAAAGTAGTTCATTATTATACACTACTTGTTTTTCTAATTTATTGTTCTTACAATACCTAAAAACTATAACATCAATAGACGCATTTTCAAATAATTTTTCGTTATGTGGATGATAAATATGAGTAAATGTTCCGTGTGAAATCATAATGTTTAACAATTTTGAAGCACACGTTAATTTGAAGAAATCTGATGGGATAATAAATATTAATTCACCATTATTTTCAAGTAGGTTATAACATTTTTCAATAAAATCTATATATAAATTTCCTGTTGTTGTTCTTATAAAAGGCGGATTACCTATTATTGTTTTATATTTTTTTTTAATATCTACTTCTATAAAGTCTCCATAAATGACGTTTTTGGGAATATCATCTAACATTTTAATTTTAGTGTCAATCTCATACATATCAAATTGTATTTTATTATTATTATTATATATAATTTGAATTAAATCGCCTTGACCAACAGAAGGTTCTAAAATAACTTCGGGATTATTCATTACCAATTCCAAAACTTTATTTTTAAGACCATCATCTTTAGTAAAATACTGTCCCAATTCATGTGTTGTTTTCATATTGTTATTTAAATAATTCGTTTTATTTGAAATCAATTTTTTATTTATAAAAATATTCTCAACAACCTCTTCTATTTTTCCCTTATTGTCTTGACAAGGTAATTTTTTATTTTGATGTTTAGTATAGTGGGATTTTTGAGAAAACTCTTTCAAACAGCGTTCGCAAGTATATTTCGGCATTCTATACTATTACTAAATATTTTTGTTTTAACTCATTTTTAACTAAAAGAGTTAAAATGCTAAAATACATTTTACTTTAAGTCGGCGTTTTAAATTTCCAAAGGTGTAAAGAGAATCATCGCTTTGAATTTCATAATTTTGACCATCATTCCGACAACGACTTGGTGATTTCCAGAGATATCAAAGATATTCCCTTAGAAGATTATTCTGTCGATATTGCCATATTATCGCTGGCAATGTGGGGAAGCAATTGCAAAGAATACATACAAGAAGCATATCGCATTCTGGACACGGGGTATACGCTTTTGATTGCCGAACCATTCAAACGATGGAACAAAGAGTTAGATGATGAAGATAAACCGGTCAACAAATTTGTGAAGTTATTGGAAGAAAATAACTTCACCATCATTCAAAACGAAGAACGCAAATTTATGTTTATAGAATGTAGGAAATAAAAATATTTGTAACAATATGTTTTAGAGACAATAGTTAACCTTTAAAAACATCATTTATCCATTGTCCTTCATAATTAATTGTTCCGTCTTCGTAATATTTCTTACCTATTCCATTATACATATTATTTTTCCATTGTCCTTCGTATATAAGTGTCCCATCTTCACGATAATATTTACCCTTACCATGAAACATATTATATCTCCATTGTCCGTCGTATTCGAGGATTCCATCTTGACGATAATATTTACCCTTACCATTATTAATACCATTCACACATTGTCCTTTATATTGAATGGTTCCATTCTCATAATATCTTTTTATATTACCGTTTAATAAATTATTTACAAATTCTCCTTCGTAGAGAAGTGTTCCATCTTCGTAATATTTCTTACCTATTCCATGAAACATATCATTTTTCCATTGTCCGTCGTATTCGAGGGTCCCATCATCGCGATACGACTTCCCTTCTCCATCAAACATATTATATCTCCATTGTCCGTCGTATTCGAGGGTCCCATCATCGCGATACGACTTCCCTTCTCCATCAAACATATTATATCTCCATTGTCCGTCGTATATAAGTGTCCCATCTTCACGATAATATTTACCTTCTCCATTATACATATTATATCTCCATTGTCCGTCGTATATAAGTGTCCCATCTTCAAGATAATATTTACCTTGTCCGTAAGGCAAATTATCTTCCCATTTCCCATCGTATACTATTTGTCCATTTTTATGATAAAATTTACCTTGTCCATCATATTTATCATTTTCCCATTGTCCATCATATTCAAGAGTCCCGTCATAATAAGACGTTCCATCTCCGTTTTTCAAATTATATTCCCATTCTCCTTCATATTCAAGAGTCCCGTCATAATAATAAGACTTTCCTTGTCCATGTCGTTTTCCATTTTCCCATTGTCCATCATAATCAAGAGTCCCGTCATAATAATAAGACTTTCCTTGTCCATGTCGTTTTCCATTTTCCCATTGTCCATCATATTCAAGTGTCCCGTCTTTAAAATAAGACTTTCCTTCTCCATGTTTTACACCATTTTCCCATTTCCCATCGTATACTATTTGTCCATTTTTATGATAAGATTTACCTTGTCCATATTTTTTGTCATTTACCCATTGTCCGTCATATTCGAGACTTCCGTCTTCGCGATATGACTTTCCTTGTCCGTGAGACAAATTATTCTCCCATTGTCCATCATAATAAAGTGTTCCGTTATTATGATAAGATTTACCTTGTCCGTGAGACATTCCGTTTTTCCATTGTCCTTCATAACAAAGCGTACCGTCTTCGTAATATTCTTTCATCATAGTTGTTTATGTTTATCATTTATTTTGTTTTCAATTTTAACGATTCAGGCAAAATTTAGAATAATGTTGCTTTAAATAATAAATAGAACCTGTGTCAATCGAAATCGTTTTTCCTTTAAAAATCATAATAGAAGAATCGGCATGGATATGATCAGAGACTTCTACACGAAACGTATCAGGATGAATGCTCCATAAATATTTATCAAACGTTTTGTGTATCATTCTATTCAATAATATTCCGTTGTGTATATGTGTATTTAACGACGAATATGGTACAATATGACACGCTTCTAATTCATCTACATCCCCAAAACCACTTACAACGCAACACTTATATTTTTTGATAAGTTCTTCGCGAAATTCGTGTTGGTTAAAACGTTGCTTTACGTTATTTTTTGTTTGGATTATATGTTCTGAAAAAAACTGAAAATCTATGTCAAAATCTTCTTTGTCTTCATACAAATGAACCAGTGTATCATACGTATTATGATCACATAAAAAATATTTATCCATTTGGTCCATTATAAAGTATACATAATAGTATTTAATAAGTTATTTCGGTTACGGTATTATCTTTTAACATAATTTTCATATATAAAGAAATGTTGTATTTCAGACATTTCTCTTTTATATCAGCCATAACTGTATTTGCCGAATTTCTTTGTACATAAATAATATCTCCATTTTTTAAAACAAATTTTTCAAACCCTTTTTTACCATAATATTCTTCTCCTTTTTTTACACCCCACGTATTTTTTAAAATCTCATAATCATTGATCACGTCGGTATACATATATTCAATGACTTTTTTATAACTTAAACGATTGTTTAGAATATGGTGATTTATTACACATTCTAAAATTTTGGAATGTGTGTATATGACGTCTTTGTGTTCATTTTCCAAGTATTGTATCTTTTCTCGTATGTTTGATTTTATTTTTGTTTCAATTTGGTTCCAACGTATTTCTTCTAGATGAATACAAATATTATTTGTTTCGTTAATATGCATCACTATTTTTTTAGATTCTTCATGAAAAGTCAAATGTTTTAGTAATTCATTTAATTTTGAAATTCGTGTTATATTGTCTGTGGATGAATTATAAATAGAACAATAATAATCTATAATTTTGTTACTTATGTCGTGATGATAATCTTTCGTTTTAGTGATTCCTTCCAAAATAATTCCTTTTGTTTTATTTGGAGCAATCCTTAATATTCTTCCAATCGATTGTATAAACGGGATGATGCCTCTATTTTTTACTTTATCCGCAAACAAACACGCGTCCAAAAAAGGAATGTCGCTACCTTCGCGATGTTTTACGGCACAAAACAATATCGAATTACCTTTTGAATTATAAAAATGTTCATAATCATCTGTATTACTTTTGCTTGTATCCATATACAGAGCGAATCCGTATAATTCTTCGTACGTTTCAACATATGTTTGGAATTTTTCCATCCAAGATTTTGTATTCTGAATGGTTTGACACCAAATAATGATTTTCTTATAAAATAATTGCGGTAAAATATGTATCAATTCTTTCATTATAGTATCTTCTACGTCTTTCTCGTAATAATACCAATAAAATTCCGGTGGTAAAATTAATTTTTCTGATATGGAATACACCATATTAAAATCGGTTAGCAAATTAATTTCACCGCCTACACTATATATATGTTTACTTTTTTCTATTTCATTTAATCCACTCCTTATTGGTGTGGCACTAAATCCTACTATGGGTACTTCTTTTCTTTTCATATAAGTGAGAAAATCATAACAATTTTTACTTGGTGTATTATGACATTCGTCGTGTAAAATCAAATGAATATTTTTCAAATGTGTGTAGTTACTGGTAGTTAAATACGACCTATTAATCAATAGTAAACACGATTGAGTATCTACAAATTCGTTTACCCATTTTCTATCTTTTTTGGTGACAGCATTTATAATCTTTGTATTCGATAAGTCTACTATTCCCATTTTTTCCCATTGTTGTATTTTATTATTATGTACAATATCGTTATCTAACCCAAACATATCTCGTAAAATATCAATACGTTCTGTAAACAATATAATATTGCTTTTGTTTCCAAATTTCTTTAGTATAGATTGAATATAATATAATATGATATAGGATTTACCGCATCCAGTTGCTTGACAATGTATACCTGTTTCTATTTTACTATCTATCAATTCAAATGCCTCAATTTGATTGATTCTAGGTATAAAAGATGTGTTACAATCCGTCGTAGTTTGTCTAAATGAATCATATAGTTCGTTAAATATATGGTTTTCTAAAAAATAATTAAATATAACCTCTTTACATTGAAGTATGATTTGTCTATTTTCATCCAGCTCGTAAAAAGTGATACGTTCTTGAATAATTTCAATTACGTTATCAATAGGTTTGTGAATATTTTTTTTTATTAATTTTATAAAATAATCTATTATCGAATGAACTAGTTTACTATGTTGACTATAGATATTTTTTAATTTATTTAAACTATTGGTTTCTGGTAAAGTGACATAATTTCCCCAGATTGTTTCGAATTCTTTGTAAAGATTGTCCATAATATTCTATTTATTATTTATTTTTAATTCAATTTTAATTCAATTTTAAAGAACATTGCTTGATTCAACAACCATCCCAACTATATTAATTTTCGATATTTGTTTCTGTTTCTTTTTCATATTTTAAGATATCATCGATTCTTTCTTTGATCGTGACATTTTGTTTTTCAATATCGTCTGGTTTATCATCTATTTTAAAATATACGTTTTTTGATAATAGATTATTTGATTCTTGAATAAAACAATTATATAAAATACCATCTTTGTCTTCAATTTCACAACGTTTCTTTTTTAAATCAACTAAATAGACTTGTCCTTTTATAAGGTTCGATATTGGTCATCTTAAACGCACAACTATATTTTGTTCAACCAATAAAAAATAACTACTACAAAATATTTTATATTATATGCTTATCCTTGAAACACATTATTTTCCCATAGTCCACTAAGTGTTCCATTTTTGTAATATATTCTACCTTGTCCGCAAAATACATCATTCTTAAATTGTCCTTCGTAGTAAATGGTTCCGTCATCGCGAAAATATTTACCTTGTCCGTGATACATATTATTTTCCCATTGTCCGTTGTATATAAGCGTCCCATCTTCACGATAATATTTACCTTGTCCGTGAGGCAAATTATTTTTCCATTGTCCGTCATAATAAAGTTTTCCATTTTGATTATACATTTTACCTTCTCCGTTTTTCATATCATTTTCCCATTGTCCAATGTAGTAAGGCATATTATTTTGGTAGAATTGTGTCATAGTTACATTATTTATTTATTTTCATGAAATTCAATTTTTATAAAATATAATTTGTTGTTGTATGATTGCGTATATTTATAATTTGGTGGATCATAGTAGTTATACCAAGTATAATTGTAAACAATAAAATATTCGTTAAAGTTCTTTCTTTATTATTCATAAGAAACAAGTATAATATGTATATTATAAATACAAATAAAACATTATGCGTAATACTTTCCCATTTTGCCCATTCATAAAATTGTTTCATCATATATAATATTAAAATAAAATTAAATTTAAAATTAAATAATCATTCAAGATGTGGTTCAAATCAAAATTATACGAATCCATAAAAGAGAGTGATGAAAACAAAAAATTGGAACATTGTTTTGTAAACAATCCAAAGAAAGAATATTTGAATTATTTTGCTTGTCTCCATATCAATGAATACAATTATTTGAAACGGGTTGAATTATGCGACTTCTTATTTGTAGAAAATATAGATGTATTGGTAGATAAAATAATAGGTTATTTTGGTAACTTTTATAAATATAATAGTCAGCGTTTATTTCCACATAATTTGAACACATTGAAATGCGCGATGGATTTATATTTATAAATGTTATCAAAAATATGGGTTTTCAGCTTATTGGCACGTTTCCAAGATTAAAGATATGCAATTTATATTTATGAAAATAATTTTGATGGAGACATTTCGTGCTGGATGCGAACCATTTGTTAATATTGAAACTCTCCATTTTCCATTGACCTCGAGATTCAATATTTCCATTTCTATTATAAAATTTTCCTCGTCCGTGTTTCATATCATATCTCCATTTTTATAAGATTTACCTTGACCTTGATATAGAATTATTCAATTCTCATAATATTTACATTTTCCGTGACGTTTTCCATTTTTCTAAAATCCATAATAAGACCTCATTTCAATTTTTATTGGAATACATATAAAGTCATTATGTATATGTATTTATGCTAGGTATTGATTTATACGATATGTTTTACATTGTAAATGACACAACTACGTTGAAACCTACTACAAAGAAAAATACGATGTATTCATTTGATGTATATCAAGGTTTATATTATCAATGTTCTAAAAATATATATATTGGAACGTTTGACATTCCTTATAAAGACCTATGGACTATACAATTCAAGGTGAACAGTGATCAATGTTCTGTATATTTGGACGATACATTGGTGTCGACATTTTCCTTAGCGAACTTGACCCAACACAAACTGCAATATGAAGAAGACAAGTATGCTGACCAACAATGGTTCTTATGGAGAGAAGCTAAACAAGAGTATGAATCGTATATCATGGAACATAAATCTACTTTATATGACCCACAAATCAAATATTCGATTGACCAATTGGTTCCCGACTATCCAACGTATAACAAACTAATGGAAAAGTTTGAACGTGCGGAACAATTGTGTTATATAGAGGATATAACGATTGACGAATACAAATTAGCCTTGAAAGAAATAGATGCGTTTGTTTCTCCTATTATGCGCAACATTGTTGTCAAACATACTTAAACAAGCCAATATATATAATGCTAATGGATGAACTACTTTCACGTATTAAAATGTTTTTCAAGATAAAAGGATTGGTCGAACTCCACCAACAAGAATATCTAAGTATTTTAAACGGTTGCCACGATGTAAACCAAATTCAAATGTTTCAATATAACAATGAACCATGGCCTTTTTTACAAAGTAATATGTTTGTATTAGAACGTACACTTTTGAATGAACCATGCGTCGGATATTTTAGTATATCCACGACAATCGACGAAAAAATTATATTTGAGTTTATAATCGACAAAAATATCCACGAGTTAATACAATTGGAACGCGACCTTTTGGAATTTCTAAATATCAAGACACGAGACAATGACGTACATTATCCAGAATATATTTATGAACAAATTGACCTAGCAAATGATAATGTATTTTTAGTAAAACATTTTCCAAACTATATGTATCCTTTTTGGAATATGAAGCAAACTAACCATGGATTAAATGAACAAGTCATTGTGATATTAGACGGCTATGATATTATATGTTCTTTTGAGATGTCATGTGAACATGATACTATGCGGAATAATTTTAACCGAGACTATGAATCCATTTTGAACCGTTTGTTTTCCAAAGAAAGGGTAGAACATGAACTAAAACGATTATTTTCTAAAGGATATATTACGCGTTCATATGGAATTATAGATATGCAATATTTATTGTATTGTATGAATCCTATTTAATAAAATATTATACAATAATAATAATGAGACTTCTCCTTTTATTCAGTGGATTCATCAGTGTATTAGGTTTACGTTCTGGTCACTTGCCCAATGGTAATTCTAAAATATATGTCTCTAGTTCAAATCCTCAAGAAGATTTATTTATGCTAGGTCATACAAAAGCATCGTTCATAAGTAAACACTGGATGAACAATATAATGACGCATTTGATTTCAAATGAAAAACATAACCGTTTTATTAGTTATCGAGACCATCCAGATTTACATATCATTAACAAAATAAATGAGTTAGAACAATACATCCAAGAAAATAGAAAACCAAATGACTATTATATGGCGTGGATGCCCAAATGTGTAAATGGTTCAAAAGATGTATTGTTTTTAGTTGTGTGTCAGCATAAAACAAAGGGGTTTTGTGTAAAGCACGTGATTCAATCTCCGTTTTGGTCGCCTGACCAAATCAAAAGTACCCAATTAAAATTATCCTTAGAAAGTATGTCTCAATACGTAGATATGACCGAATTGTATGAAACTGATATAAGATATAAATTAGCTTGGTCTACTTGGTATATAGAAATTTAAGAACCACACATTAAACATTCGGGGTCTTCTTTATCAGGTACAACCGTAAATTGTTGAGCTTGATGTTTTGCCTTTCGACGTAAATAATACATACCTGTTTTTAATCCAGATTTCCAAGCATACAAATGCATATTGGTTAAAATTTTATAGTTAGGGTCTTCTACCCATAAATTCATAGACTGACTTTGACATATATATGCTCCGCGGTCTTTTGCCATATCGATAATCGATTTCATAGACATTTCCCATACAATTTTATATTTTTGTTTGATATAATCTGGAATTTCCTTTATAGTTTGAATCGATCCCTTATGTTTAACAATTTCATTTTTAATCGAACTATTCCAAATGTTCAAATCAATTAACTCTTTCATCAAATGCTTATTAATGACCATAAATTCGCCAGCAAGTGTTCGTCGTGTATACATATTGCTTGTAAATGGTTCAAAACATTCATTGTTAGACAATATTTGACTAGTGGACGCAGTAGGCATTGGTGCTAAACACAACGAATTATAAGTTCCAAATTCCATAATATTATTGCGTAACTTATCCCAATTATATTTATTCGATGGAGTCACATTCCACAAATCAAATTGGAAGATTCCTTGGCTCAAAGGCGAACCATCAAAACTATCGTATGGACCTTGTTTTTCTTTGGCTAGTTCCATACTTTTTTCCATAGACGCATGATACATTGTCTCAAAAATATCTTTGTTGATTTGTTTGGCATCGTTGCTATCAAAAGCAACATTCATCATCGCAAATGTATCCGCTAACCCTTGTACACCAATTCCAATAGGTCGATGTTTTTTATTACTGAGTCGGGTCTTTTCGGTTGGATAATAATTCACATCAATGATATTATTCAAATTTTCGGTGACTATTTTTGTAATTTTATGAAGACCTTTGTAATCAAACCATGGAGTTAATAATTCATTTACTTTACTGAACCCTCCAATTTTTTCTTGATCTACAAATAATTGTGGAAATGTAGTGTGCTCTTTCAAAAAAGAATCATACTCCTTTTCAGGAATCAAATGAGTAGTATAAATGATTTTATGATGGTCTAATAAATGTTTTAAATAATCACACCATTTACACTTTTCTTTTGTATATACGTTTACATTTCCTTTGAATTTATATTTACTAGGTTTCACAAAGGAAGACAATGAAATACTGGCTAAATTACATACAGCACTTTCTTCTTTGTCGCTATATTCTATAATTTCACAACATAAATTGGAGGAACGTATGGTGCCCAAATTTTTTTGATTACTTTTTTTATTACACGCGTCTTTATACAACATATACGGAGTACCGGTTTCCATTTGACTATCTAAAATTTTAAACCAAAGTTCGCGAGCCTTCATTTTCTTTAGATATTTTCCTTCACTGACATATTGATTGTATAATGCTTCAAAGGACTCTCCATATAATTCCGACAATCCTTCGCATTGATTCGGACACATCAAATACCAATCGTCGTCTTTTTCTATTTTATGCATAAACAAGTCGGGTACCCATAAAGCATAAAATAAATCGCGCGCACGCATTTCTTCTTCACCATGGTTTTTACGGAGTTCTAAAAACTCTTCGATGTCTCCATGCCAAGGTTCTAAATAAATGGCAAAACTACCATTTCGTTTACCACCTCCTTGGTCCACGTATCTTGCAGTGTTGTTGAATACTCTTAACATAGGAACAATCCCATTGGATTTACCATTTGTACCTGAAATATGAGTACCTTTTGAACGAACGTTATGAATATGTAGACCAATACCACCAGCCCATTTTGAAATTGACGCACATTCATGGAGTGTATTAAAAATACCATCAATACTATCGTCTTCCATACCCAACAAATAACATGAACTCAATTGTGGACGTCTAGTTCCAGAATTGTACAAGGTTGGTGTAGCATGAATAAATAATTTTTTACTTAGACCATCATAAGTTTCCTTCACTTTATCAAGATTTTCTCCATGTATTTCGATAGAGACACGCATCCATAAATACTGAATATTTTCAACCACCTTATTATTATTTCGCATCAAATAAGAACGCTCTAAAGTTTTATATCCAAAATAATCAATTAAAAAATTGCGTTCGTATACAATCATATGTTCTAGTTCTTTATGGTGCTTTTCGACTATACTATAATAACGAGTGGATAAATATTTTTTTGGCAATAATTGTACACTTTCAAGTAAGGTATGTTTAGTTTCTTTGTGATGATTTGATACACAAATATATCCGGCCAATTTGGAATAATCGTAATGTATAGAACCCATAGAGGCACATTGTTCGGCCATTAATTCATCGATTTCACACGTCTTGATATTATTATACAATTGGTCAATGATTTTTAAAACTAGTCCACTATACTGAATCTCTAAATTGTATTTGTCTCCTAATTTTTTAGTCCGTTCTAAAATCTTATCGTAAGATAATAATTCTTTTCGTTCATTGCGTTTGATCACATACGACATTTATATATTATACAACCTTATTTTATATCATTTAAATATATAACTTACATTTTACAAATATCCTTTATTTTCCTAATCCGTAGGTTTTATTTAAGTATTTCATATATGGAGTAAAAACATCACAATACATTCAATTGTTTATTTTTAGATATAGCTGACCATCTTTTGGTAGTATTTCGTTTTTATAATTTATATACAAATATTTTTAAAAATAATCCAGCAATCAAACATAACCATCCACCTAGTTCAATATTATGCATAAAATGTATAAACTGATCTTCGGTATATTCTTTAAACATTTCGTAATAAGGTTTATTTTCTTTATAAGATAATAGCTCTATCTGGTGTTTGAGTTCGTTAATTTCATACATACAATGAGATAATTTTATTTCATATTCCCCAAGGTCTTTGGTTCTTTTATGTAAAACTTCAATATCATTCGTGTTGATATCTCGCCAAGTTTCTAAACAACAAAGCGGTTCAAACTTATGTGGATGACAATAAGGTTCATTCATTACAAAGGTTTCAAATGTAATCATAGGTGATGTATATACAAACGCATCTACTATTTTATAAAGACACCCATATTGTAAATGTTTTTCTTTTACACTTACATTATATATAGTTTGAAAGGAGTTCTGTTCAGGAGTTTTGCAAACTTCTATGTTAAATTTATCTTCAGAATCTTGAATATAAAAAAAATCACACGCCCCATTCAAATAGGAGTGATAACGTTTCTCATTACCTGAATAAGATTCAATAAGGTCCATACTATATTATTTGAATATTATGTATTTATTTCATTTTATAAAATACTATACGAACAAATCGGACATTTTAATTTTTGCGATGTGATCAACCATTTATCAATACATTTTTTATGAAACACGTGAAAACATTTCAGTACTCTTAAAGGTTGTGTGTCATAGTCCTCTAAACAAATGATACATTCACCTTCTTTATGAAAACATAATTCTTCATTATGAAAAGATACGGTGTGAAATGGATTTAATTGAACTCTTAATTCTGGTTCTACTGGTTCAGGTTGAACACATCTTTCTTTATAACAACAACAAACTAAGGAAAGAACACTTACAAAAATACACATTTGATATAGTTCATTCATATATACATCATAAGGTTATAATTTTATATCAAATTCATTTGAATTTGGCAAGTATTCAAGTGGACTATTTCTTTTTTTATACGCTTGGTAGGTTCTCTTTTTTTGTATTCACCATTTCCACGTTCTTCCAAAATAGTATCCCATAAAGTTTGGATCTCTTGAAATGTATGGTCAAACCAAAACTTACAACGAGGAACATATACACAAGAATAAACTTCCAACTTCCAATACACGTTTTTGAACCATTCATATTCAGTATTTTCATTTTTATTATCTAGCCATTCTTCTATATTTGTACAATGAATGTCCATATAATCGTATACATATTGTTCATTGTTATTAATGTATACCTTGATAATACCCTTATATTTTTCATCATGGGTAAAACAACCTGACCCATCTTCTATATAGTCATTATAACTATCATATTCTATAAATTTTGTCTCCACAAAATCACATTCATTTAAATCACAAACTTCCATTTGTAATTGCATTTGAATATAATAATCTTCTTTGGGTATTCCAGTAATCACACGACTAACCACATTTTTTACTTCAATCATTCTACCGAAATTATTAGTTCCAGTCACAATACCATCTGGTGACGCGGCTAAAAAGGAGTGGGTCGGATGTTCAATACAACCAAATTCGCTAATCTCAGTATTGTTTTTCATTTCGTAGAATTGGATCGTCAATGGTTCGTATTTATTCCCCCAACTCATAGGTGTTTCGGTTAATCCTGAACTATAATGTTCTTTGGGAGCACACTTTTCATATATGAGTTGATTTTTTACTTTTTCCTTAGTAGAATATGCTTTCCACGCATTACTTGCTGTAAGATGATTGAATCTAAACTCGTACCATTCTTTGGTACGCTGTTCTGGTTGTTTTATTTGTTTTAAGTATTCGATATGGTCTACTATATTTGGTCTTAATAAAAGTTGTTCTTCGTACGAAGATATAAAACTCTCTTTACTTCGTATGAAATTATGTTCATTTAGTAAGTGGGTTAATTCTTCATCATTTATTTTATCCTTCAAATGAATAAGTAATTTATCTTTGAAAGAATTATTGGTAATACTATGTGGGAATTCTTTTGCCAACTGTAATATATCTTCTTGCATAATAAAATATATATTGCGAATGATTTTAAATCAATTTTCATTATCCTTCTTTTTAGATTTATTTTTTAAAGTAGTCGGTTTATCTTGAACAAGAGAAAAACTACGCGTTTTTTGATGAAAGGTCAATCCAGGTATATTTTCAATGTTTCCACTATCTTGATTATAATTCAATTCATTGTTTTTACTTAATTTTTTTCGTTCAATAATTTTAATAAAAAAATTAGTGGCTTGGGTCATTTCTTCTTCATTCAAATCATAGGTTTCACTAATGTCTTTGATATATTTTTTAATTTTATTTATTTTGGCAGTTTTAGTTAATTTAGACCAAACCCCTTTACGATTTTTGTCCATGTCTTGATTTAAAAAAATAGCCAAAGATTCTTCGGTAGTATCAATATTTTTATTATTTATAGTATTACCTGTATGAATCATAGTACGATAGTTCAAAGCATTCAGTTCTTTACAATCACTTTTTAATTCATTCATTAATATTATATATATATTATGTTTATATATGAAACAGATTAAATATAATCAGCATTTAAAAACAAATTTATATAATTTAAATTATGACATTTCGTGTCAAATTCAATATATAGATAATATTTATAATGATGTCTCTTTTGAGACACATATACAACAAGAATTAAAAAAGAAATATAATTCATATAAACAACAAGATAAATTGAAACATAGATTCGACCCTGATTTACACATTACTTATAAACAAATGATAGATAAATTATATTTTTCAAGATTAAAATGCTATTATTGTAAAGATGATTTATGCATTATTTATGATAAGAAAAAAACAAGTCATCAATGGTCACTAGAAAGATTTGATAACAATATAGGTCATTATGACAACAATACATGTATATCATGTTTGAAATGTAATTTACAACGAAGAACCAACAATCACGAATATTTTAAATTTTCAAAACAATTTAAAATAAATCGTATATAAACATAAAAATTTTATTCTACTAATGATAATTGACCAAAACCAACTTTTATTGGTAAAATTAATGAAATTTTATAACAAGGATAATAACTTACATAAAATGTTATCGATTATCAACGGCGAATCTAAAATATCTCTACGTATCATTGATTGGTTTACTACCAATTATGCCAAAAAATATTTTACAAAATACAATAATTCCAATGACAAACGATTTATTGTTTATGAAGATTATAAATTAAATTTAAAAGCATTTAAAAAACAAAGATTTGACCCATTTTGTAGATGGGAACGCATACAAATTCCATATGGTAAAGATTCTAGTATTGAAACCACTATAGGACAATTAAACTTTTTCAAATGGGCACTTGAAAATAATATTATAGATTACATTGAAAATCATTATCAAGAAATAGAAGAAGATATGAATAATAACAATAGTCTATCACGTAGTAAAAAAAATATGAATCTTACTCGTAAAAAGAGACAAGAATTATCTATTTCGGCCAGTAAATGTTTGAAAAAGGAAACCATCGAAATTACTGTCAAATTCAATTAAAAAAATGAACATTATATTCATATGGGAAATATATATTCTTCGTTTCCAATGATACATTTTGAAGATATATACAAAGAAAATAGTGTTTTAATAAATACGTTACAGGAACATGAACAAGGTTGTCTCATTCATAACACCATTCCAGCAAATCAAGAAATTCATATTATGAACACTTATTTAAAAACCAACAAGAAAGTCAGGATAATTATTTACGGAAAAAATTATGGAGACAAATCTATTATTAAAAAATTCAATCAACTAAAAAAATTAGGATTTTCCAATGTATTTATTTATTTTGGTGGAATGTTTGAATGGATTATGCTACAAGAAATATATGGTAATGATAATTTTAAAACAGATGGAACAACATTAGATATATTACAATTTAAATAATAATAAACATATATTTTTATGGAAGAATTCAAACAATCCAAATTGTCTAAAATGGAATGGATTAGTATTGAAAAAAAACTAGACAAAAAGGAACTCATTATCATGAATATTATTAAGAACGGGTATGATAATGTAGATATTCAACATAACACTCATTTGACGTTACATCAGTGTATTAAAATAAATCACAAAAATTATCATTATTATATTTATCTTTATATTCTTAAACCTTTGTTGAAAAAAAAATACAATTTGGGTGAATTAAAACTAAAACCCCCTAAACAACCTTTGAATAGTGCCGATAAAATTCGTATTGAAAATATACAACATATAGAGGACACTATTGAATATATTATTTTAGAACACTACAAAAAATTAAATAAAACCAAAAAAGTGAAATATTATTATAATATACTTTATTTGTTCAAACATTATGATATCAATATTTATTTTAAACAAATACTAATGACACATTTGTCTGAGTATCATTTTTATCCTAGCGAACTATTAACTCATAGCGATTCGGTGATTGAAAATAATCCTATCTTTGATTATAAACCGATTGAATTACATAAGCATCAAAAAGATATGTATACTACATTACGAAACAATAAACGTTCCTTGATATTTTATACTTCGCCTACATCTTCGGGTAAAACCATTACACCCATTGGATTGTGTCAAGAATACAAAGTTATTTTTATTTGTGCCTCGAGACATATTGGTATTCATTTAGCAAAAAGTGCTATTAATGTAGGAGTCAAAACAGGCTTTGCGTTTGGATGTAATTCGAATCAAGATATAAGGTTGCATTATTTTTCGGTACATAGTTACACCTCAACCAAGCATCCGAATCATAGCGATGGTTCTAAATTAGATATGCTTATATGTGATATACATTCTTATGAATATGCTATGGAGTATATGTTGTCCTTTTTTGATAAAGAACGTCTAATTCTTTTTTGGGATGAACCAACGATTACTATGGATTATGACCATCATAGTTTACACGAGTCTTTGTCTCAAATTTGGAAAAAAAACGTTATTCCTCGGATTGTTTTATCGTCAGCTACTTTACCCAATAACTTAGAACCCATTGTTGAAGATTATAAAAAAAGATTTGAAGGGGAGTTTTATAAAATAGAGACTACCGACCATTTGAGCAATATCACTTTATTGGATAGCAAACAAAATATCATTATGCCTCATAATTATTTTAAAGATAAAGAAGACGTAGAACGATTTTTGGAGACAAAGGGGCAATCTTATTTGAAATTTTTAAGTATTGGTGAATGTGCAAATTATATATTGAAATCGTCGTACAAGGATGAGTTCAACCAAATTTCTATAGATGAGATTGACGCACAATTTATTAAATTATTTTACTATAAAGTAATTCGCAATGAATTGTTTACAACCGAACAAAATAGTCTTTACAGCAATGATACGTATTTTACGACCAAATCGGCGTCTCATATTACTCACGGACCGGCAATTTGGATCGTGGGTAACATAGAAACTTATGTAAGTCAATTGATACAACAAATGAATATACAACCTTATGTGTTAGACCAATTGGATAAAAAAATAATCTATAATGTAGAATTGAATGAAAAAATAAATAAACTAAAAAAGGATTACCAAGACAAAATAGCAAAAGACGAAGACAATGAAAACAAAATGAAAAATCAGCGTTTTAGTCCAGATATTATTGGATTGTCCAAACACATTGAACAACTAGAAGGAAGTTATAAACAAGTTCAATTGGATCCTTTGTATATTCCAAATACCTATGAACATTTTACAAGATGGTCAAAACAATCACAATATAATAATTCTAACGTATTCAAAGGCGATTTAGACGAAACTTATGTGACTCGTATTATGAACACTCGAGTAGATTTCAATTATAAAGTATTACTCTTATTGGGTATAGGCGTTTTACATGAAGTAGATTTGGAATTCAATGATATTATGAAAGAATTAGCCGATGCCAAACAACTTATGCTCATTTTGGCAACAAGTGATTATATTTACGGCACCAATTATCAGTTCGCACATGGTTATTTGACAGAAGATATTAGAAACATAACACAAGAAAAAATTATTCAAGCAATCGGACGTGTGGGACGCAAAGAAAAAAACAAGACATTCACCTTTCATTTTTTACGAAAAGAGTATAGTGATCTATTTTTACAAGACAATCCTTCCAAAGAAGGCATGAAAATGAACGAATTATTTTGTTGTCTATAATATATATGTGTGATTGTGAAAAAAAAAATGTAAAACCCACGAATTATGAAAAATGGTTATATACGTTGTATACGACCATTGTGTTTATTTTAGTGTCGAATCCATATACTTACCAATTGGTCAATTCTATTTTAGGAAACATTTCGGATAAACGCGGATGTCCTACCGCGTTTGGATTTGTAGTTCATACTATTGTATTTACCCTTGTATTGAGACTCATTATGTAACGCGTAATGTAAATCGATAAGGTATATAATATTCCTCCCCATAAGGTATCTATTAGTGCTAATGTATAATCCCAATGTTTTAAAAAAGACATATTAGTAAATTCATAAATTCCATAACTTGTGGAACCCAATAAAAATGCTTCTACAAGAGTACCCTTTTTCAACCAAATAAAATAATATAATTGTAAAAATAAAAATAAATATACTATAGATGCATACATTTTATCTACAATCATTTTGGAACCTTGAATTCTTGATATTATTTTAGATACTCTACCTGAAATAAGAAAAAGGAAAAAGTAATCTAATACCAAGATCACCATTAATAATAACAACCACATATATTAATAGAATTTATAAATAATAATAAAATATCCTAATAGGATTAAACCAATACCAAAATATATCCACGGGTCAACAATCGGTTTATTTAGAATTACCCTATCTAAATAAATAGACACCAATATAGAACTTGTTAAAAACAAATGAACAAACGTAGATACGTTGGTATATTGGAACGACCAAAATAGGAATATACGAGACAAAACCCATAAAGAAAATGACGCAAATACTAATCCTATTATTTTAGATGAATATTCCCGTTTTAGTTGAATATATTTAATCGAAAAAATATGTAATCCTATGCATAATGAGGCAAATAAAGATAATATGATAGCTTTATAGTTCATATATAAATATACAATGATATAATTATATATGTTATCGGTATCACGCTTATTAGTTACTTGGTCTTGCATAATTATGTTGTCATGTATTCTTCATAACAATTATAGTTTCTTGAATTGTGGTCCGAATGATTCTTTGGTTAGTTTTGAAAAATTTTACCTTTATGAAACAGATCAATAGTGTAGACGACGCACGATATGTATTGGATACGTTCATATAATAAGTTATCCACTTGTAACTCGTAACAAGTTTTTTTTATTATACATCATCATTTTCATTACCAAAAATGTGTTTGAAATGGTTCAGCATTTTCTGTTCGCTTTTCTTGGTATTCCTATAACTTTGTAATCTTAATTTTCTAAAAATGTATTTTTCATAAAACGAAAACAATAACCCATTTATTTCACTCTTCTTTTGAATATATTCCTTGAATTTTGTTAGGTTAAGTGATTTCTTATTTAGTTTAGATAATTCAGTTTCCAACTCTATAATAGTTCCATGCCCTTCTATTTGTTCTCGTTTCAACTTTAATTGTATTTTTGAATACTTCTTTTTCTTGGTTTCTTTTCTTCGTTGGTCTTGTGAATATCTAAAGATATTTGCTTGTTTATTATCATCATCAACACAATAAATCAAATCACACAAACCTGGACCGATTGCAACTATTTTCTTATTTTGTAAAGGCACATAATCTTTGATTTCATCAATATATGTTTCTTGGTTCGCTCCCTTTTTCATCATTGGTAATCGCTTACCAATTAAATCCTTACGCAATAATAAAAGTGTGCAACTAATACTATCGGTTTCTATCATATCATGAAACTCGTAATACTTTTTATGAAAACTCTTCAATTCAGTCCTAAAAAGAAATCCCATATTTTATCTTCGTTTCTCTTCAAATACCCATTTGTTAAATAATCACTTTTAATTCCTTGTTTCTTCGTCATTAATAAATGCACTAATGTTGTAGTATCCAATCTTATATGTTTTGGAATAACTTCGCTTCTCATTGGAAATACATTACTAATTGTTTGATTTTCAGTTTCTACTTGTTTCATCATTCGTATCATACACTGAAAATAATCAAAAGGACTACATTGTATATCATAATACAAATTCTTCTTGAAAGTTTTAACAGGAATGATTACTTGTTTTTGTGTATCAATCCAAGTATGATAAGCAGTATGAGATTTATATTTTACAGTTTCAACATTTAATAAATCATTCTTGATTTTTCTTAATTGATTACATAGTTTATTTATTCGTGCGTCTTTGTCCTTCTTGGTAATATTCATTTTTCTAATTTTACCTACTAAAAATGATTTTTTCCAAACAACATTTACATATCGTTCAACATATTCCACATATTGTAATTTAATATTGTTCCCATACATAGTAAGAATATCAATGGTAAGATAATCTAAAATGGTATTCATATGCGTATAATCCAAAATCTCATTTTGAATAAGAGGTTGAAAATCGGTTTGGTAAAATGCGGTTAGTTTTTCTTTGAGTGCTTTAATATCTGGTTTTGGTGGTCTACCTGGTGCTTTTTCATTACAAAGAATTTTCATACACGAATTAATGAACTCACCATTAATGGTTGGTAAAGAAGAATGCTTCTCATAATGGTGTAATAAGAAGAGTTTCATAAACATTAATGTTTGAATAACTATTTTATTGCACTTAATAACGGCATTTGTAATTTTAGGCGAGTTAATCGCAGGATGTTTCAGGACATTTTTCAACGAAATTTTAATTCCTTTGAAAAGTCGGTTGGTGGATTTACTTCGTTTTCCATCCTTATACTATTCCTAAGATTTTATTTTAAGTAGTTTAACGAATTAATATAAAATTGAATTAATATAAGAATTTAATTGTATAATTAATAACATGTCATATTTAACGGATAATCGTAGTAATTGGAAAGATATTTATCCGACATATGTTTGTAGATGGAAAGATAAATATAGTATATATGTAGATCATGGAATGTGGAATGGTATATGTATAGATTGTAAATCCGCAACAGACCGAGGTAATGGATGGCGAAATTGTGATTTATGTTATATAAAATATGTTAAGGTACGACAGAAATATGTAGCAAAAGCAAGAAATTTAATGAGATTAAAAACCAATAAATATTGTGAATTTACAGGATGTAATAAAGTCGAATTTCTTAATTATATTGAAACACATTTTCATTCTGGGATGAGTTGGGATAATTATTCTAAAATATGGCAAATAGACCGCATAATTCCTTCCGCTTGGTTTGATTTTAATGATATAAATGAAATCAAAATATGTTGTAATTATAATAATTTACAACCTTTACTTATTAAAGATAACCAAGATAAAAATGCTACAATTGAGTAAAAGTATAAATATGTGTTCTAATATGTTGTCCGTTTTCAGTAAGTTGAAAATCCCTACTTTCTAACTTATATTTTGATTTTATCAAATGTTTTATGATTGATAACCAAGGTCTTTTTATTTTACTCGGTTCGCCAACTGCCTTTATTCCATTAAAGGAATACCATTTTCTTATTTCTGGTATTAGTTCCATTATTTTTAATTGGATTTCTTCGTTTTTATCCAACTCATAAAGCGTATATATATTCTTATTTTCCAAATCTAAAATATGAATAATTTTATCCACAATTTCGCCCTGTTCTTTTTTATACAATTCACTCTTTAATCTCATAATATACTTAATATAACTAATAAATTTTAAGTATGTTATTTATAATTTTTTTAATTTACGCTTTCGCGTCGAAGGTTTCCGTTCCATTTGTATCCCTTCTTTCAAGTTATACGTATATTCAAATAGTTCTTATAATTTTGTGGTTTCACTTTACCAATAGCGTTGTCTATAATATTTTCTAATTGTTCGTAATTATGTACATTTCGATTCTTTTTCATATATGTTTTTATTTGGTTAAAGTATGCCTCTATTGCATCAGTTTTTGGTGTATATGGGACACAAAATAGTCATTACCACTTTTTGTAATTGCACTTTTAATTGTTTCGTTATTATGACTTTTCGCATTATCTAAAATAATTAGGTGATTTTTATATTTTGGAAAAATATGCTTTTCAAAAAATTCTAACAATCTTTCAGTATTCATACCTCCTTTCTCCTATAATTCTTTACCAACACATTTCGAATTGCTGATAGCAACTAATAAAGTGAATTTACGAAATACAAATTGGTTAGATGTTTGTATTACACAACGCCTACCTAAATTACATCTACTATAAGTTGGTTTCAATGCTGAACCAACACTGGTTTCATCTAAACAAATAATTTTGTCTAATGAATATTGTTTCATCTTACTATAAAACTTATTCATTTCACTTTGTTTTTCAATCGGTTTTCTGTATCTTTTTTTTGGAAAATGTTCGTGTCTGGCGCGTTTTCTCGTTTTGTTATTATCTCTTACAATTTGACCTAAATGTTGAGGTGTAATATCAAAATTAGAATAATGATGTTTCATATCCACAACCAATTCTTGCATGGTAAGTTGTTCATTCTTCTTCAATAATTCTAACGCAGTATTTACTTGCGGTCTGGTTATTTTGTAAGAAATGGGTTTCCTGATTTTTCTTGTAAGATTTTTAGTTGTGTTATATTTGTAAATCCAATCTCGTAATGTAGATTTTTTTACAATCAAAAATGTTACAGGTTTTCTTATATCCATCTCCATTTTCATTATTCAAATAATATTTAACAGCAGAATTGTTATAATCGTCGGTTTTATGTTTAGTCATATTCCTATATTAAATTAAGAAAAATTATTAGGGGTGCGGATTTAAATCTTCAAGGGTGTAAATCTTCATCCTTATTTTTGGGGCAACTATATTTGATATGTTTAGAAACAGACTGTTTATGTTTGAAACTTTTTCCACAATATTTACAATCGTAAGTTCCCTCAATACTTACTTTTGGCTTACTTTTTGGGTCATTTAGACTTACTTTTGGCTTACTTTTTCCCTCTTTTTGGCTTACTTTTGAAGTATTTTTTATGCTTTGCTGTTTCTAAATGACGTTCATAATTATCACGACGAATAAAATACTCCATTTATATAAAAAGGATGAAAAAAATATTTATACTCTTTTATATATTATTAAGTCTCAAAAAATCCCTCTTTTTTTCAAAAATCCGCATGACCCTTTTCAAAAAGAGGACTTACCAAAAAAAAGGGGAACGAGGGGGGAACCCAGAAAAAGATTTTGGCGTAAATCATTTTTGTCATATGTCTTATATTTTTCGATCGTTATACCATTGTCCTTCATAATCAATGTGACCATATTTATCATATGATCTTCCGTGACCATGACGCATATTATTCATACAATCTCCTTCGTAGAGTTTTTGTCCATTCATTTGGTACAATGTACCTTGACCATTATACATATTATATTCGAAATATCCATCATATATTATTTGACCATTTTCATAATATAACTTACCTTTTCCATTTCGTCTATCCTTTTCCCATTGTCCATCATAAATCAACTTTCCTTCGAGTGAATACGATTTACCCGAACCATGCCGCATATCCTTTTCCCATTGTCCATCATAAATCATATTATGTTTACAATAATATTTTCCATATCCATTTCGCATATCATATTCAAAATATCCTACATATTCTATGACCCCATTTTTGTAAGATATTCCTTCTCCAAAACAAATATCATTTTTCCATTCACCATCATACACCAATTGACCCTTTTCATAATATTTTCCACTACCGTGAAACATACTACTCAACCATTCACCACAATAACTATAGGAACCATCTTTGCAATACGATGTTCCGTGACCATTGTATAGGTCATTTTTCCATTCTCCGCGATATGCCAAAAATCCATCATAGTGTCGAGTTCCATGACCGTACATCATCCCAAAATACCATTGCCCTTCATATACATTGAGTTCATTGTATAATTTACCATATCCATTATACATACCATATTTCCATTGTCCTTCATATACAACACGTTTGTTTTTGTAAGATACCCCTTCCCCATGAGACATATTATTTACCCATTGACCATCGTATAAAAGTTCACCATTTGTATCATATAATTTACCATAACCATTACACATTTGATTCTCCATTTGTCCTTCATATTTTAGTTTGTTTGGTTCGTAATATAGTTTGATGATGTTCATTGTATTAAAAAATATATTTTTATAAATCAATTTTTACTAGAATAACTATTGTCTATGTTAGATAAATATATTTTGTAGTTTAGTTTTTTGTCACATGATTCGGTTTTCCACCTACCTAGCGGTTTGGGTTTAGGATTATACCTTAATAACTTTTGTAGGAACAACTTGAAATAATTCATAGAATATATATTCTATGAATTATAAATCAATTTTATATAGATGGAATACATCATCGATAATATTTTGTTATTGGTTTATGGTGTTTTGTATCAAAGTATATATGAAAAAAATGAAAACTATACGAAGACTTAAGACAATATTGGAGTCCCAATCAATCCATGTGAGCCAAAACACTTTTTCGAATGATTTCTAATTTTTGTTTGGTGTCAAACAATTGTCTCGATAATGTATCCAATTGTATTTCTTGAGTGGTAATGATGTCTTGTTGTTGTTGTATCAATTGTTGCTGACTTTTCGTTAAACGTTTGTATTTGTTTAGTTCCATCAAATGATTTTTTTGTTGACTATTCAAATACTCTAAATGTTTCGTATGTTTTTCTGTTTTGAAATGCGATTTTAAATTGGTCAATGTAGTAAATAAAGTATTGGTTCCACAATAACATTTGATATATTGACTCGTGCTTGGTAAATAATCTATATAAACACCTTCGCCATTCAACGAGGGTTCATAATAATAATTTCCTTTTTGTACTTGGGTCATTTAAACCCAAATAGAGCATGAAGAAAATTCAATTTTTATACTCTGTATAATGATTGGGTTAAACATTAATAAAAAACTAGCGGATAAAACCGATTGTTTCGAAACAAACAAATCTTTAGAAAATAGTGTTATTACGCCTTTTAATATTTCAAACGCTGATTACAAAATAATATAAATATATATTATTATAATTCATAATGGACAGAGTAGAACAAATGGTAAGAATTCAAAAGGAAGCGTTAGAATTATTCACTAAAAAAAATATTGATTATGGAGATGCGTTTTCCAAATATGGAATTATCGGGGTTTTAATGAGAATAGAAGATAAGTTACAACGCTCTATGTCTATAACAAAAAATGGAGTAAACTTAATAAATGATGAAGGCATTAGAGATACACTAATTGATTTACATAATTATTCAGCAATGGCGTTAATGTTATTAGATGAGTAATCGGCGTTTGAACTCTTAAAAGGTATACAATAAGCCAAATTGGTGTGATGACTCATGTTTTGAAACAATAATTATGGACAAGAATCTAATTATTAATTACAGAATCATACGCTAATTTATCTGCCATTGAATTTCCAATTGAATGAATATCTTTTTTATTTGTATGAGCATATACATGCATAAATTGTATGTTTGTATCTTTATAGGTTTGGTATAATTGTTTCACTAATTCTTGATTAGGTATATTATTTTTCCATAAATCTATTTCTTGTTTTTTACCATATTCTTTCACGCAATGTAGAGCATATTTTGAATCACTTACAATAGTTATATCTTTTTTTACATAATGGTATACACGAATCATTGCAATTAATTCAGCAACATTATTGCTATGTCCATTGATGGTTTCAGATACATTTCGTGGATCATTTTCACCAAAATATATACCAATACCTGCTTTTGCGTTTGACTTACCATTATGAATACAACTACCATCGCAATATACATAAATATTACTATCTTGGTTCAGTATTTCTTCGCGATCGTTTAAAAAATTCAAGGCATCTTGTTTTGTTTTGAATTTTTTAAAAACAGCCCCAGAATATTGATGTATATGTTGCTTACATATTTCCCATGATTCAAATATTCCGGTTTGATGTCCTTTTTTTACAGCATAATACATAAAAATGTTATTTATATGATATTTGGATCAATTTTAAAAATATTATTTATATGTATATAAATTTAGAATACATTATTTTATTTATTAAATTATTTTTCAAAAATGAATAATAAAAGTTTATTTTTTTAAATAATATATTCATTTAAAGATATTTTTTATAGTATAGTATCATGGAGTCTATTACATACAAAGATACTATTCCATTTGTACCGCCTTTGACGGAAGGAAAAGTAATCAAAGTATATGACGGAGACACCATCACCATTGCGTCTAAAATGCCATTTGACCAATCACCTTATTATCGTTTTTCAGTACGTCTAAAAGGGATCGATTGTCCTGAAATGCGAACCAAAAACGCACAAGAGAAGGAATGTGCTATTTTAACCCGAAACTTTTTAAAAGATTTATTGATGGATAAAATGGTAATGTTGAAAGAAGTAGAACTCGAAAAATATGGTCGCATTTTAGCCGATGTTTATTTAGACGAGGTTAACTTGTCCGACTTATTATGCGAAAAAAATATGGCGGTAAAATACGACGGTGGTACCAAACATTGTCCAGAAAATTGGATGACCTATTATAACAATAAAAATTGAAATAAATAAATAAAATATATAAAGACATCATGGCGCAACAAATTCTAGATTATGTTTGGATTAATAGCGAATATGAAATCGAGTTGGAAACCATAAATACCACTATGTGTTATGATTCTGTAGACAAATTACCTTCCTTTGATAAACAAAATATATTATTAAAACCAGCACAAATGTTTCGTAATCCATCCACACAAAGCCCCTATGATTATATTGTCTTTTGTGATGTATACGAAGTCAATCGATTTTGTCATCCTTCACAAATTCATTTGAGCGAACAAAATAAACGCAAAGAGTTTGACCAATATATGGAACAATTTGCTAGCGATTCATTCAAAATCACACAATGCTATAAAGCAGATTCTTTATATTTCCGCCAACACAAAGACTATTGTAAATATATGAACATTGACGTATTTTCTAAGCCCAATGAATATTCTCTTTATTGTAAAAAAAAAGATGCCTACAATATGGTATGGATAACGCGTTATATTTTGTATATGTTTTATCATGATTCCGACCTTGTACTCACAGACATAAAATTAATTCCAAACGTAGATGACGATATCACCGAACATGTGAACACGATGGATATGTCGTGTATTGACGAACTAATGGAAGAATGTTGTTTTTAAAAATTGAAATAAATTTGAAATAAAAAATATTTTTTTTTATTTCAAATGGAATGTTTTTTCGAACCAATGATAAAAGGGACTATTATAAAGCGTCCCTCAAAACATTGCAAATCACCTTATGTAGCCGATGTTTTATTGGAAAACGGCGAAGAAGTCATTGCTCACGCACCATCCCTAGGTTGTTGTGGTTTGTGTGAAAAAAATAGCGTGGTCTATATGACATTATCTAAAGAGCCTAAAACGTGTACTCACGTCATCCACTTGGGGCAACATAAGGATACTATTGTAGGTATTCATCCAAAAAGTGGTGAAAAAATAGTAGAATTTGCATTAAAATATGATTATGTACCCCCCTTAAAAAAGTTAAAAAAACTTGAACGCGAAAAAAAGATGTTGAACTCGCGATTTGATTTTATGGGGATAGACCAAGACAATAAACGCTTTATATTAGAAGTCAAAAGTGTTCCCTTGTGTCAAGATGAAGTTGCCTTTTTCCCAGATGGTTATCGTAAAAAGAAAACCGATATCATCAGTCCACGTGCGTTAAAACATATTCAAGAATTACAACAAATCAAAGAAATGCATCCTGACTATAGAACTATATTGTGTTTTGTAGTTCAACGTAGTGATGCCACCTCATTTCGAATTAGCGACAATGACCCTATATACAAAGATGCAGTGAAAGAGGCGATTACCAAAGGCGTGGAAATCATAGTTCTACAAATCATTTGGAATCATTACGGACAAGCTATGTTGGGGGAATGGTTGCCTTTGGAACCACTATAATAATATACTAGAGACAAATGTAAATATTCATATCCATGGTAACTCGCTTTTGGATTCTAATTTGGATTGTAAATAATAAAAAAACAACATGAATTGATACTTAGATTCGTCAAAATTAGTAAAATCATATAAATCGTCTAAATTATATTTTACATAATCGTTGTATGAACGATGTCCTTTGTAATGCGTTAATGTATTGTTAGGTAGGTTTAATTTTTCATTTCCATATAGTGTAGGTATCATCATAATATTTTTACTACAACCCACATCAAATTCTATGTCTTGTATCAATCCATGCTCCTTGAATTCTTTTGGAATAATATGATGGTCTTGTACTAAATCATTATATCCCAATTCTTGTTTTAGTTTGTATCTTTTTTTAGAACCGTATCTATAATGATCTCTTTGTTTATCATAATGAAAAATAGAATAATGACCAACAAATTGATATAATAAGGATTTATTCAGCGTAACATAATATATTGGACTTATTTTCATTATACTATACTATGAAAAATATTTATATGAAACATTTAAATATAAACATTTGAATATAAGCATACTATAATGGATCATTCTACGTTGAACCATATGATGAACAATCAGTTGTTGACGATGGTATCTATGAAAGACAACGTATCGATGTATCAAGTATTAGGTTCTTTAATCTTTATGAACGCATTACAATACTTACCGCAAATAAAGAGCACCTTAATAGATTATATTAAAAAAACATATGACAAAAAAAAATCCAATATAAATGTGTTTCTTGAAAAAAATGAAAAAACGATTCAATCGTCTATTAAATTCATTCAAAAAGAAAATCAAAATGATATTATATTCAATTCCATCAACTATTACATTGTGAATCATAATAATTCTAAAAACCTAAAATATTATAGCGATTTTTCAGTAGTGAACGACGAAACCTTTATTTTAAATGAACATTATCAATGTATGGTGACAAATACGTCTATGGATGAAGACGAAAAAGGAATCTACAACATTGAATTTATTTCTTATACCAAGTCCCTGAAAGAAATGAAACAATTTGTGGATAAATTAACCAAAACGTATTTGTATGAACAAAAAAACAAACTGGGAATTCAAAAATATTTTTTCGATGAAAAACATGTATGTTTACCTAAGGACCAAGAAGGGGTCATTCAATTGGATAAAGCTCCTAAGAATGTCACCTTTACGATGACACCATTTCATACCAATAAATCCTTAAAAAATGTATTTGGTTCACATTTGAATGTAGTCAAAGAACGAATTGATATGTTTATGAATAAAAAAGAATGGTATTGTAAAAAGGGTATTCCATATACACTAGGTATTTTATTACACGGTCCACCTGGAACTGGAAAAACATCGCTCATCAAAGCCATTGCGAATGATACCAATCGGCATGTGATTAATATTAAATTATACAAAGATACAACCCAAACACAATTGAGAAATTTATTTTTTGATGAGAAAATAAATGTATTAAACGATGGAAAAACCGAACATTTCAATATATCTATGGATGAACGTATTTATGTCATCGAAGACATCGATTGTTTGACCGATATCATTTATGAACGCGAAGAAAAGAAAGAGGAAAAAGAAGAACCTAAGCAAGTCGATTCTTTGGACAACTTCCATAATGATTTTCCACAAGGTTTATTATTTGAAAATCATATTATTTCAGATATAGAAACCAATAAAGATATTAAACCCTTTAAAAAAGACGATAATCCATATGTAGACGGAGAACAACTTACGTTGTCTTTTATTTTGAATTTGTTGGATGGTATATTAGAGACACCTGGGCGTATTTTGATGGTCACTACCAATCATGTCGAAAAATTAGATAAAGCATTTATCCGGCCTGGTCGGATTGATATTAACTTAGAGGTGTCGTATTGTTCTCTCGAAATGATAGTTGAAATGTTTGATTTTTTTTATGAAAGGTCTTGCCAACATTTATTTGAAGACTTTGAGTACAACGTTCTAGTCACCCCAGCACAATTGAACAAATATATACTGAATAATTACAATGACCCTGAAAAGGCATTTAAAGAATTATCTGATAATAAAAATTGAAATAAAAAAAGAAAAAATAAAAAAACCATGGACGATTATAAATGCGAAGGATGTCTTATCTACAAACCCAATGAGTTCTTTGTGTATATCAGCGGAGTACCTTATAAATGTACAAAGTGTACCAATAAAGTAATCTACTACGGAGATAGTATAGTGTATGACTCAAAATTAATTCGTAAAATAAAACAATTAAAAACATAATATAATACGTTTTCAAGATTATAGTAATACAAAATAAAACCTTCTTATATTATAATGAATTATCAAAATAATCTTTTGTTTATATCGCTTACAACGTTTTTTTTCATATTAATGGTCTACAAATATGCGTTTGTAAATAATAAACCACATTGTGATCATTTTGTCACCAATGTTTACCTATATTTAGGATTGTCTTTTTCTTTGGTAGGTTGCTTCATTCATATGTATAATTATGGATTAAATACACCGAACCAATTAAATGTCCTTTTACCAGAATCCAAAGTATTTCAACAAATAATGCCTTATATATTTTTTTCTTTTTTGGTAGCTATTGTATCTATTATTTTCTTGTCGATGCGTCCAATGTTCAGTAAAAATGGTTTTTTGATGAATCATATATTATGGCTTGTATTTTTAGGGTCTATATCACTTACATTATATCCTTATTTCAAATCGATTGAATATTCTGTTGTGTTACAGAGGGTATTGATAATGACTTGTATGATATTTTTAGCAATGTCTTCATTGGTATTCGTTATACCCGATTTTTTACGCAAAACATATTATAAAGCATCCTTAGGATTTTTGATTGCTCTTATTGTAATTATCATCACAGAATTGTTTTTATTGTTTACCCAACAATACACGAGACCTTTATACAATATGATATCGTATATCGTGATAATATTATTTTCAATGTTTATTTCGTATGATACATCCAAGCTATTTAGTTATGCTAAGCAATGTATACATTCACCAAATTATCCGTTGGTTTCTACGAATTTATTTTTAGATATTATTAATATTTTTGTACGTTTGATGGGGACAAGTCGTTGATTTTATATAATACAATGAACTATTATATAAAAATTAGTTTAAAATGACTTAATTGCTGTATGCGAGACCACCCATACCCGACATAATTCTTAGTACGTTGTAGTTTCTAGCATATACACGTACTTTCGCGGTATTGGTGCCTTCTACAGTGGCATTGGAAAGAACCAATTGTAGAGTAGCATTATCAATACGACTGAAATTGCAAGTGCCGGATGGTTGTTGCTCTTCAGGTCTTAGAGCAAACGAGTAAAGATTAATACCGGTATCAGGCGAGCGAGTGTGGTGTTGGAATGGTTGTACTTGGTCGAAGTAAGTACCTTCACGCTCAGAGAATCGGTCTTGGCCATTCAGTTGTAGTTTGGCGGTTACAACTGGATTCTCACCCCAGCAGTGCATGTCGAGCGAAGTTTCAGCCAATACGAAAGTACCGGCATCCGATACACCGGACGCAACTACCGAACCACCATTCATAGCCCAGTCCGCATCAGCATCCGCACCCATAGACCAATTTGCGGAACCAGCTTCAACATTAGGAGCTTCTGCTTGTTGGAAAAGACCGGACGCACCAATGAACGAGTTAGGTCCTTCAACCGCCGAATCTGAACCAAATGCTTTTACGGAGTTAGGAAGAGCATCAATAGCATCGGTGTAATTGAATGGTTGAGCACCAAGAGCTTTGAATAGAGTAGCCTCACCTTGAGTAGAAGCACAATAGTCTACATTGCAATCTGGTTGTACAACCCAGACCAACTCTTTACATGGGTGATTGAAGTTGAGGCGGATTTTATTGGACGATGAACCAACCGATTCCGAACCAGTGAATTGTAGTTGCTCGATTAGGTATTCCGCAGGATTTTGAGCCATACGTCTGCGCTCATCCGTGTCTAGGTAAATGTAATCTACATACAACGATGCCGAAACAAGCGATTGAGAATAAGCCGAGGTTACTTTTACATCAGACGACGAATCTGGCGACAAAGTGTTTACCGCCCACAGACATTCATCAATGGCTCTTAAATCGAGGTTGATTTTGACTTCGTGGTATTGAAGGGCAATAAGAGGTAGAGCAAGACCAGGGTTAGTGCAGAACCAGAATTGTAGAGGAACATACAAGGTGGTTTCAGGAAGAGCATTGCGAGGAGCACATACTTGTCTTGGGGCATTGGAATCGCAAGGTCCATCTACATCTGCGAACGATGGGTCGGTCATAAAGGTCAATTGGGTGGTTTGACCAACCATTTTCTTGTAACCAGCTTCTTGATTTTTGTCAAGGGTCAACTGGCACCAGATTTGCATCCAGTCGCCATAGTGTTTGTCTATGCGTTGACCACCAATTTCTACTTCTACTTGTTCAATCAATTGGTGACCAGGGAAATCCAACCACCGAGCATATACACTACCACTATTATTTAGATTTTGGTTAATTTCTGGTAGAGTAACTTGTAAATAAGTGCGGTAAGCAAGATCACCATTACGGGAAATAGTGCAATTTACCCGACGACCGAAATCAGCTTGACCATTGAAGGTTTGTTCAATGGATTCCATAGCAAAATTACTGTGTCTACGGTAAGTTACTTTCCAAAAGGTAATTTGTGGATTACCTGTAAGATATACATCTTGTGCGCCATAAGCTACTAATTGCATAAGTCCTCCACCCATTCTATAAAATAGTAAAAGAAAAAAAAAATGAATTTTTATTTAATTAAATTTTGATATAAGAACTTATTCAAATAATTACACGAATAATGTTCGCTACACAGTTCTTTTATAAATACATATGTTTTTGACGTTTTTCTCTTTACTTTCCAACCATTTTTTTTTGCATTCAAAATAAAAAGAGTCTTCTTATCCATAATGTATATTTAGATTGTTAATATATAAAATAAACTATTTAAGATATAGTAATGAATAAAGAACTTACCATAGATAATTTATATACAAAATATCTAAATGATTTAAATCAGTCCGAAAAGAAACTATTGTCCAATATGTCTAAATATAATGATGATGATGAAAATTATCATTTGGAACTCCAAAAATTAAAACAACTACGAAACAAGAAAAAAAAATATTTTTTAAACAATTCATCTGATTTATTTAATTATTTTGAATGCAAACAACAAATCGAAAAAAATAAAAATCCTAAAAAACTTATTCAACGATTTTTTAATAAAGATGAAGATACTAGTACAAACTCTCTAAATAAAAGTATACAAAATTATATAAAAAAAAATAATTTTGTAAATATCAATATAAATGATTTCATGTATGATAATAATATTTGTAGCAAATGCAACAAAGGTGAAATGATTAAATTAATGATGGAAGGTATTTTGTTGTGTAATAATTGTTTTAACAATGAAACCTTTTTTGTGGATAATGATAAACCTTCTTACAAAGACCCTCCTAAAGAAATATCATTTTATGCTTATAAAAGAATCAACCATTTTCGTGAGATTTTGTCTCAATTTCAAGCAAAGGAGTCTACCGATATACCTGAAGACATCATAAAGCAAATCGAAAGCCAAGTAAAAAAAGAGCGTATTGAATTATATGAACTGACCAACAAAAAAACAAAAGAAATCCTAAAGAAGCTAGGACATAATAAGTATTATGAACATATACCTTTTATAAAAGACCGACTGGGTATAAAACCACCTGTAATGAGTCCTAAATTAGAAGATACATTATGTAATTTATTTATGGATATACAAATTCCTTATTCTAAATATTGTCCAAACGATAGAGTAAATTTTTTGAATTATTATTATACCTTATATAAATTGTGTGAGTTGTTGGGTGAAATGGCTTATTTACCACATTTTCCAATGTTAAAAGAACAAAAAAAGGTGGAACAAGATGAAATCTGGAAAAATATATGTATAGATTTAGATTGGGAATTTATACCTACTTTATAAACCACCTGGGAACCCTACTAGATTTGCGCCTATACCAAATCCAGCCCCGGTTCGAGCATTAGCACCCATAGTAGGTATATAAGTATCTAAAATACTAAATGTTGCTGCAGCAACAAGGGCGATAAGAACAATTTCATCTAATTTTAGACTTTGCTTAGGTATGGCATATGCGGCAATAGATACCATCAAACCTTCCACTAGATATTTTATAACGCGTTTGATTAATTCTTTTACATTTAACATTATAATTAATAAACAGAAAAAAATATATAAATAGAAAAAACAATTAACCATAATGAATAATGTAGATTTATTAGAAGAAGATAGACAAATCTCAGAACAAAAATTCGTTTGTTTATCCTTTGTTTCTCCTGAATTCTTGATTAAGAAAAAGGAATTATTTTATTTTGAGGAATTTGTCTCTCAATATGATACAAATAAATCGATGACCAAGTTTAATGAATTCATTAATTTTGTTTCTCATAAATATAATATTTCTATCGAAGAGCTCAATCAAGAATACGAGTCCTTTGTTGATACATTCAAAAGTACCCTAAAAAATGATGTCTCCGACGACTATAAAAATTTTGTAGATAAAAATGAAGACGCTCTAGAAAAGCAATTCTCTAAAGAACATTCGTTTCAAACAAGTGTACGAGGATTGAAGGTACGTGGTGTCTTTCCAACTCAAGAAGAAGCAGAATTACGTTGTAAAATGTTGCGAGAAAGTGACCCAAATCATGATGTATACGTTGGTCCGGTTGGAACATGGTTACCTTATCATCCTGAAGCATACAAAACTGGTAATGTAAATTACCTAGAAAAAGAGCTAAACGATTTGATGCACGAGAAAAAGAAAAATGAAGATAAAGCAAAATTAAATTTTGAAACTAGAGTAAAAGAGTCTAAGGTAAATGCAATTGAACAAAATATGAAAAAGGCAAATGAGTTTGATAATAAATTAACCCAAAGTATCAATGAAAAGGGTGAACTTATTTCTATTGAAAATATGAATACACAAGAAAAAACATTAGGAGTAAATGCTTCACTAGAAGAAATTCGTAAAGAATTATTTGAAGAACCTGAAACTCCACGCGATAATCAAAACGAGAATAATCAAAATGAGAATAAATAAAACAATTATATATAATGTCTTTTCGAAACATATTATTGAAAGATATATCCTTAGTCACATTGTCTAGGACAGTTTACATTGATGATATATCAGCTACTCGTTGGAATTTTGTAGATATTAGTAATTCACTAAATAACGAATTTCCACAAGGGAATCCTGAATATTTGGCTTTATCCAATTTAAGAGAATATAAGAATCGCGAAGGATTGAAAATATATGATGATCCATATGCTCGTACTAGAATTGGTAGAACAACAGGAGCAAATACAGATTTTACTAGATACGATTATGAAACACGTAAAATGCGTCGTAAAGCAGAATCCCTACAATATAAAGATAATAGTCTTACTAAAAATGAATTATATAAACAAAATATTGGTTTAAATAATCCAAAAAAAATAAGTCAAACTAAATTAAAACAATTAAGAGACACCAATGCCATTCTTAATTGTAACACAAAGGTTGGGTCTTGTAATCCAATTGTTTATGACACAAGTATTCCATTTGTAGATAAATTATAATTATTCTCTTAATCTTGGAAACATACACATTTCTAGAGATGGAAATATTTCACCACTCATACATACTTGACCTTCATATATTTCTCCACAAGACCTCATATCTTTATCATATCCTATATAACAATAACCGTCGTCTTTTGCGATTTGGTTAGTTTTATAATTAATTTGATTAGATAATTGACGAATCCCACCTGTTTCCTTCTTTTTGTTGGTTTCTTTTTCCTTTTCCTTTTTTTTGCGGATTTCCTTTTCCTTTTTAATACTTTTATTAAGTTGTTTTAGTTCATTATTTATATTTGGGTTTGGTTTTATAAACCTATTATAATAATCAATTAGGTTATCTTTGAAATAAATAATAGAACCCGCGACACAAGCTAAAACAAACAATAAAAATGTATAAAACATCCATGAAGAAGATTCAGTTTCTAATACTGGTAGTTCATAAGAAGGTTCAGTTGGGTAATTCCTATAGGATTTTTCGGAATAGTTATTGGTTGAGTTGTTTTTTGTTACATAGTTATTCGTAGAGTCATTAAAATCATTATTTGTATAATTATTACGTTGATTCAATACATTTTTATTTACTTCATTTGAAAAGTTCGCATTGTTTCCATACATTTCTTCGTATTTTTTACTAAGCGTCATTTAATATATTTATTATATTTTATATACCGAATCATATAGTTTTTGTTTTTCGGTTTTGACTTCTTCTATCCAGACTTCTTTCTTTTTTATATCCTCAAATATAATTTGGGTATTGTTATATAGATTTTGAAATAAACTTGTATTTTCAATTAATTTTATTTGAGTGTTTATTTCTTTGGAAAGAATTAAATGAATAGATACATACAACAAACATTTGAATGATTTATTATTAGTGACTTTATATTTTATTTGAAAAAGACGAAATAGAGACATGATAGCCTGTTGAATTAATGGACTACACGATTTAGAATTTTGAATTACAATATCCCATAATAACCATATTATATTTTTATTTTTTTTGTCATCTTTAAAATCTACTAAAGACCTGTTCTGAATAAATATACTTTTCTTTTTTTTGTTTAAGTAAATATCGTATTCAATGATCCAATCAATCCAATAAAAAATACTGGTAACGTCTTTTGTTATATTTATATGATATACATATTCATTCATTGGAATATAATATTCTTTAGGGTCTCCTTCTTTAAAAAATGGTTTGATATGTTCTATGTGGTCCGCTTTTAAATTATCATATATACCTTCTAAACTAAACACAAGTGGTTTATTGGATAAAGTATTTTCATTTTTTGTCTCACATAAAATAATAGTAATGGTAAAAAATAGATTACGTATATCATCATTGTTTTTCATATCCATATCATTTTTAATACTTTGATGTATATGTTTGAATTCTTCTAATTTTTTAGACAAGTAAATAGGAATTTTTACATTATGAACATGTATATATTTACAGTAAAATACTATATATATTTTCCATAAATCAAATATATATAAACTGCATATCATCTCAGCAGTCCAATGTAAAGCTTCGTCTCTTTTTTTATAATATAAACACGATATTAGTTCTTCAATGACCTTATTCTTTTTATGATTGGAAAAAGATAATCTTGTAAATGTTTTTCTATTATCTACAATATTACATTTATCCATTCTTATAAATGTAATAAAAAAAAAATAAAAATATATAACAAATGATACAATTACTAATTATACTCATATTATTGTATGTATTTTTTATAATATCTCGTTATGAAGGGTTTACCTTATTAGAAGAAAAATCTTATGTTAGAATGGATAAAGATATGGTTGATCCATTTTATTGTAAAGTATACGATGATTTATACGATACAATTGATCTTCATAAAAAAGAATGCGAAACGATTGTACCTTACTTAAATGAACATAGCGATATATTATGTCTCGAATGTCGTACTGGACATAGTGTCCAATTACTTTCTAACTTCGGTAATATAACTGGATTAGATAGTTCGTCGTTTATGATAGAACAATCAAAAAAAATCTATCCAAATTTATCCTTTCAAACCTTATATTATGACCCATACAAATACAAACACAAAACACACATTATATGTTCTCTTTATTGCGTTCATTTGCAGTTAGATATAGGACATTTTTTAAGTATATGTTATAATTGGTTGATACACAAAGGATATTTATTTATAAGTATATTGAAACCATCCAACATATCCCAAATAGTTCAACATAACCCTTCTTATAAGTTTCAACATAATTATACATTTTCCTTAGAGGTAGATGATAAACCCGGATATAGTATAATAAGCGAACATATATATGACAAACACGGGACCATAAAACGAAAGAATATTTGGAATTATCAAAGCATACAATTAGACAACCTCATTTACGAGGCAGGATTAAGAGGATTTAAGTTTATAAAACAAGATAAACATATGGCTGTTTTTTCTAAATCAACTTAACGACTATATTTACCAATACTAACAAATGAATCAATGATATATATCAGAAATAAACCTAAAAAGCAATATAATACAATTTCTTCGTTTTTTTGGTTCGTTTTGATTTCTTTTTGTTGTTCTAATATTTCTAATATATGATTTACTTTCATTAATAAAGGGCTTGGAACTACTTTTTCTTCAATAGGTTCATAGTCTGTTTTGAATATAGGTGCTTCTTCCTTATGATAAAATTGTGCGAGTTCTTCTTCATTGTCTTCTTTTAAATTTTCGTGTATATTTTGTATTGTACTTGGTTCTTCTTTTGTTTTTCCCATAGATGGTTTTAATAATTTAGACAAATTATCCTTATTTACTTTAGGTTTTTCATAATTCAAAGGTTCCTCTTCTTCTGATTTTATTAATGCCGCATTAAAAGCAAAAGCCATACTTAATTAAAGGTAATATATTTTTTTTATACTTAAATATAAAATGGGTAAAAAAAAACTTTCTTTTATGGATTATTATGATTCGCTAAACAATAATAAAATTTTTGCGGGAGTAATCATTCTGATTATGAATATATGTTCTAGATATGCTACATTAGAATTAAGCAAATCACAAGAATATTATGTGAAATATATTTTTGGTAAACAGTTGCTTATATTTGCCATCATATGGATGGGTACACGAGACATCATTATATCTATTGCATTAACCATAATGTTTTTAATTATGGCGGATTATTTATTGAATGACCAAAGTAAATATTGTATCATACCTTCTAATTGTAAAGTGGAAGACTTTTCAGGAAATATTACCCAAAAAGATATCAACGATTCTATTCGTATTTTAAAAAAAGCTCATGCGCAAAAAAAGAGTAAAGATTCACTCGTTGAACATAGTCTTTACAAAGAAAATTTTATTTGATATATATAGTATGATTAAAAGTGAAATATCCATCATGATAAAACCTATTTCGTCTTTGTATGATTTATTACCCAATGATAAGATGTCGAATTATTTGGATGAACTATCAAAAGACTTTGGAGAATTTATAGAAAATCAAACAATTAATAAGAAAGATTCTCATATTGACGACAAAATAAATAAATTAAAGTTCAATTCTTATATTGAAACCACCGAAGGTGTATTTCATTACATCATAATGCCTTATAAAGATGATGTTTTGGACCAAACCTATAATAATAATATAGATAAAACAAAAATAATCAACTATGAACATGAAAAAATAAGCAAAGACGACTATATTACAAACATAATAGAAAGTAATTTAAGAAAAATACAAAAGGAAAATATGAGTACTCAATACATCAAGGTGGTATATCATATTCCTTTGTATGATGAGAAACATTTGGAATTTAGATTCAAAGTAAAAGATACTAAAACAAAACTCGTTCCATATAAGGATATATTTGAACAAAAAAAATTGGATAAAATAAGAAAATTACCTTTTGTTACTAGTTTAGAAATAAATAGTAAAAATGAAGACTCTCTGGAAGGATTATTGGATATTTTAAAGAAAGGAAAAAGTAAATCTAGAAAAATAGTTTTCTATGAAACGTTATATAACTATAGTCGTAATAGAAATATACGTGAAGATTATGCTTTACAATCTAAATTCTATAAAGTACTTGTATTGTATTCCACCGATTTTCTAGAGAAGGATATATCTACTTTGAATAAAGATTATTATTATGAATTACCTACTGTAAAAATAGATGAAACATATTTTACACAAGAAGAAAATAATGACGAAAAGTTTAAGGATGTTGTAAGCAAATATAAAGTAAATGAAAAATATAGGTGTATTGGTAAATTAACAAATATTCGTAAAACAAAATATAAATTTACATTAAAACTAAAAGAGTTAATTTTTGAAGAAAAAAAGGAAGATAATATTGTTTTTTATATAAATATAGATAATTCATTGTTAGGAATTTTGCATCGTTATTCCATTGAAAGTGAACCCACAAATATAATACAAATAAAACAAAAAAATGGGATTTTAAAAGTGTTTAATGAAAATGACGTTAAACTGTTGAAACATAATAATATTGATAAGGTATTAGACGAAGGTCAAGAAGTTTTTTTACCCAAAGAATATCATATAACCGAAGAATCATTTGAAGATTTCTTGACAAAAAAAACGACTCCAACTGAGGCGATAAAATATTTCAAAAGTCCAACTGAACTTAAAAAATACGAGGTTTTTTTACAGCAAAATTACCAGAGATTAAAAAATGAAGTCCCTGAAAAACTTGAAACTAATATGTTGACTTATTATAAAGATTTTGATGTATTGACACGTTTGTTGTTCCAAGAAAATATGTTGTTTCATTTGAAGCCACGTAATAGTTCTAGTATATCCAATACACAATACAAGCTTAAGCTAGATAGTCCTATAAAAATATATCAGTATAATGAAAATGAAAAAAATTATAAATTATACGAAGAATCGTTCGAATCATTATTGAATAAGGAAGAACTGAAAAAACAATATAAAAATATAATTTATTCTAAAAAACCAGATTACGTCATATATGTAAACTTATTGTTAGACAAAAAAAACTTTAAAAAAACCACATTGTATGATTGTAAGGAAATTAAATTTAAATTATTGAAACATACCAAACGTCTCATTATTGGAGGTAAAAAATTGAAATTAAATAAAAAGAAAACATATAATAAACGATGCTTATCCAAAAAGTACTATCAACGACGTTATTCACGCCGAAAAGTATAAATATATATAGACGACTAAGCATTCGTTATATACACAAACACAAATACAAACTTATGAAAAAATCGCTTGAACTTTTGAATGAAGACTCTACCAATGAACTTTTATCTTTTTTGAAATATAAACATATAACGGATGATACCATCAATTCTTATTTGTATATATTTATTTATGAACTATTTTATATATCTATTATGGTAAAGATTAATCCTAATGAAAAAAAGGACATTTTGAAACAAAGTACAATACATTTATTATTGTATGTATTTATAAAAAAGATTATATTTGATTAATAGAAAAAAGGTAATGCAAAATGGTATAATTGTTGTATTTGTAACATAGTCATTTTATTATCTTTCAAAAATATTTTGATATCCAGATTTTTATTTAACCAACAATTATAAATGGTAAGATAATCATATTGTTTACATAATTCTCTTTCAAAATAAACGTTATAATGATTCACTATATGATTTAATCTTTTTTGTGACGGAGATAAAATAGGTAAAAAAGAAAAAATATAATTTTGTAATTCTAATGGAATGTACATACAAAATTATATATATATATTATTTAACATTTATTATTTATCATATTTAATATGGATGACACTGCTTCTTCAAGTTGTTTATAACTATTATTTGCCTCTTGAAGAGTTTTTTCTAAATCTTCTTTTTTTTTTATATTATCGTTTAATCCATGTTCTTCCGTAGTTATTTTTTTGTTGATTTCTTTTTGTTGTTCTTTTAAACTGGCAATCATTTCAGATTTTTTTTCAACAATACGATTGATTTCATTGATGTTTATTTTCATATTTTGCATTTTTTGTTGTAATTGAATATAATTACCTTCCATTGTATAAGATACAAAGAACATAATTTAGACTGCTAAACGAATTGAATTTTTATCGCTTTTTCGTTTTCGGCGGTTTGTAGATGGTGCTGAAGCATTGCTTAGATTTTCTAAATCTTCTACACTAATTGTGCTATCATTTTTTGGTTCTATATCCACCTTCTTATTTAATTGATTTAGAAGTTGATCAATATTTTCAGGTCCTTTCATATCTTCTCTAGCATCAGAGGATTGATTCATACCAAAATCGCTCATAAAGTTGCTCAATCCCGGACTTTTTTCTTCCATAGAACTTACTGCAGCCTTGGTGAACTGATTCATCAAATCAGGATTTTGACGCATGATATCGTCCATACCCGGAATAGCCGATTTAAACATCGTATTGGTCATATGAATCATCATACCAGACCCTGCTAATTGAAATAATAATTTTAATTCGGGTGCCATTTTAGCCTTAGATTTATATTTTTCATGTAATTCAGAAAAGATATCATCATAATCTTCTAAATTTTCATTAATTTGTTCCGACCATCCTTCTAATTTAATATCAAATGGGTCTAATTTATTATTTAAAAATTCTAATCCAGTAATAAGGGTAGTCAATACCTTTCCTTGAAACTTCATACTATTGCTCCGCTCTTTTTCAAAGATAATATGTTCATATTCACCCTTCATTTCATCTAATGAAGAATCCATACTATATCTTTTGGATAACGTTACTCCTTTACTTTCAAGTTGTTCCAATTTTCTTAAATAATTAAATTTTTCTTTCAGTAAATCTTCTTTTGTTTTATGTTCTACTTCTTGAACTTCTTTTTCGATGTTGATTTCACTTATTTTTTTAAATGGAATACTTGGTTGAGTGTCCATCTTTACAGTATTTTTACCTATATTTACATCTTCTATTTCATTTAATTCAGACAATTCTTTGTCTAAAGATATATCTTTATTGGTAGATTTTTGTTTATCATTCATAAGTAATTCGACACCTGAACCAAAATCAACATTATCTTGATTTAAATCCAAATCAATAATTTCTTCCATTATAATAACTTATATGTTATTGCTTTATATTTAGCGCATTACTAATTGTTTTTTTAAAGCATCTTTTAATTGTAAAAAACAATCTGCTAAATCATCCTTTTTTTTGTGGGATAAAAAATGTTCAAGGTATTCGACATAATCTTGTTTCAAAAGTTTTTCGGTAATTTGAATACTTAATTTTTTACGTTGACTATAAGTAGTTTTTTTTGGAATATCATAGTCTTTTAATTTGTGACACGCATTCCAGTGATATATATCGTTTATTCCTTGTTGAATAAAATACATTGTAATCATTCCTTGTAGTGTTTTCATTCGTATCGCGTTTTGACCTATTTGATTTTCAATAATGACTCGTTCTACTTCATAAGGCGTAAAAATATCGTGAAACGAGTTACACATAGTTTTTCCTAAATCAATTAAATTTACCTGATTTGATTTTTCTTTACATAATTCTAATACATCCCATTTCAAAATAGTTGAATTATTTGTCTCATAAATAATGTAAGCCAAATTTTTGATTCCAACATCTATACTAACATATATCATATTGATATAAGATATATGTATATATTTATATTAATTTATGAATTTCCTCTGGTGCATAGCATTCAACCTTTCTCGAGACAAATAAACGTCTTTCATAGAGGATTCGCTATATCCTTTTGGTTTACTATCGTCATGAATGCCTAAAAATAAATAGGGAGGATTATGAATCTCCATAGAGGGTTCTATCGATTGAAAGTTTCTTTTCATTATAAGGTCGGCATGTTTTACCAAAAACTCTCGGTAAGATTGATTGTTTGTTATACCATATTGTTTCTTGATTTTTTCATTGTTCAAAGAATTTTGCGAATATTCGGTAAATGTTCTACTATTCATTAATATATATTTATAATTTATTTCTCTTCGTTTGGTTGTGGTTCTTCGGTTGATTCTTCTTCTTCTGTTTTTTCTTCTTCTGGTAGTTTGGTTACTTCAATTGAATTTTCTTCAAAGGCTAAATCTATCACAAGTGATTTTTTGCTATTTGCTAAACGAATCAAGTCGTTTTTTTTCATTTTTGGATTGGTTTTGATTCCCTTATTGGTCAATAAATCTCTTAATGATTTTACACTCATTTTATTGTAATCTGTTTCATCCATTAGTTCTTCAGTTACGTTCGATTCTATAAGTTCATCTTGTGGTTTTTCTTCTTCTTCATCCGAAGAACTTACATCGTCATCGTCATCGTCATCGTCAATATCGTGTTCGCTTTCTACTTCAACATCTAATGTTTCACAATAGTTTTGTTTTACAACGGACTTTTCGCTCTTTGTCTCTGAAGATTGTTGTAACAGTTCATACAATACCTTCGCTTGTTCCATTTGAGCTGATTCGATGTTTTCATATTTTCGTTTGAAATAATAACATACCAAAGTGATTAACAATAAATTTATAATTAGACCTGTAAAGAAACCACTAATATCTAATAATCCCATTATACATAATAGTTATAATCTTTATATACCTTTTAAACGAAATCAAAATAAATATTCTGGATAATTCAAGTCTTTTAATATTTGTTTACCACCGTGTACATAAGAAATACCTTTTTTTATTTTGTATAAATATTCTATTTGATCTTTGTGTTCTATAACATTCATTTTGTAATTAGAGACACACTTGTCTAATTCTTCGCAAAGTTGAATATAATGGGTGGTTAAAATAAAATCAACACATGGATAACTCTTTAATCCTTTTAGATATATTTTTGCGCATAATATGGCATCGTTTGGATTTGTACCAGAATATAACTCATCAAAAATACATAAATGTCTCTCATTAGAATGTTGTTCTACGTGTTCTAAAATATCTTTACATCTACGTGCTTCGGCTTGAAATAAACTATCACGACCAGATGTATCCGGAATGTTCAAATAAGAATGAAAATGATTATATAAACGAATATTGGCGCGTTTATAACAACCAAATCCTATTTGCTGAGACAAAATGGTATTCAATAAAATAGATTTCAGCAAAGTAGTTTTACCAGAGGCATTTGGTCCAGTAACAATAATCTGTTTGTCCATTGTGATATTATTTTTTATAGGTTTATCATTTATATTTGCTAAATAATAAGACCCTTTCATTTTTGTATGGGTATCTTGGAACGTAGCCGTATTTATTTTCTTGGAAATGTGTTTTTTTTGTAAAGAATATATATCGTTGATATAGTGATTCAAATCATAAGCATAACAAAAGGCATTATGATAGGTTTTATCATAATACAACGCATAATAAACATACATAATATACCCAATTTGACTTAAACGACTAAACGTATTCTGATAAGGAAAAATCAGTGATAATTTATTTACAATGTTTTGAATAATATTTTTCTGATGATTATTTTGTGCTATAAATAAAGCATATGATTTATATGGAGACAAATAATGATTTAGTTTTTCAATTTGGTGTATCGCATTTATACAATAACCTTTATAAGAGCTGATAAATTCTGAAATAGAATGGATATTATTATAAAACTGAATGCACGAAATAATGTTTTGATAAATTTGAAAAATATAAAAAATAATAGAGGCAAATATAGAAGTTCTCTGTTGAAATGTAATGGATTCATTTGTATAAAATAATTTATATAGATTTGTATTTTTCATCATATTTTGTAATAAATCGCTATATTGAGATGTACTAATTTCAATGTTTTTGAATCTTAATATAAAATAAGGAACAATAAAAATAAAAATAGGAGTAATCAATGAAAAAATAGGAGAAGTTATATTATAAAAACTTAGTGCTTGTAAAAATAAAACAGAACGATTGAGTGGTTCAAGTGCTGAAATATTAATGTATTGATATTTATCATTAAAATTAGTCTCAGAACGAAAGTTCATATAATTCTCCATCATAGATTCACAATCAACACAGGAAACATCTAAGTTTTTAATGACGAGTTGACTATCTTGTAAAAACTCTTTATTAGACGTATAATAAGAGGACCATTCTAAAGGGGTGTCTCCTAAAATTTTTTTGTAAGCATTTTTCATATCAATATCATCTATTATAGTAGGTGAAACAGATTTATGATCTATATATTGTATTGGCAATTTGAATTCCATTATATAGTTATTTTTTTTTTTAAGATAATATAGAACGAATATAAAAATAGGTTTTATATATTATAATGTATTATTCTTATGATAAAATAATAATGCTTTCTATGGATTATAGTCCATACGAATTTCCTGAACATACCAAAGAGATTATTACGAATATAAAAAAAAAGTTATTTATCCATAACAAAAGCGAACCTTTCAAAATAACTAAAATACACAAACAAGAAGATTATTGTGGAATCATATGTAAATTATTAAATAAATTAACCGAAAAAAACTATGATAAGTTAAAAGTAGAAATGTTTGAAATGATTGAAAACATAACCACAACCAAGGATATAGATATTATTACGAATAAAATATTTCAAATTGCTAGTTCTAATATACATTTATCTAAATTATTTTCTTTATTATACAAAGAATTAATTGAAAAAAACAATACTTTTTATGAGATTTTTCAAGAAAATTTTTCAAAACATAGCAAACTACTAAGTGAAATAGAATATTTTAGCCCAAATGATGATTACGATAAATATTGTGATTATGTAAAAAAGATAGAACAATTAAAGGCTAGTCTATTTTTTTTTAGTAATTTAATGAAATATAATATTTGTTCTTTGGATAATTTGGTTGAATTATGTAAAGAACTAATGAACACGCTAAAATGTGAAATAGAACATAAAACTAAGATGGAATATAAAGAAGAATTATTACAAAGTATTTTTATCATTATAAAAGAATTATTGGATTATTTATTATTTCATTCAGAATGGGAAGGAATATATAATAATATAAATGAAATAAAAACGCATCCTAACGTGAATGCAAAATTAAAGTTTAAGTGTATGGATATTATGGATTTTGTAAAAGGTCATATTCGATAATAATTTAATACTTGATAACCATTACGCATATTCCATGCTACAGATTTATCTTCCATAAATAAATCTTCATTAAAGAAATCTTTACTTGAATTTAAAAATATTTTATTTTTCCACTGAAAAGGAATAATAGAAGGGGTAAACGCACCATCATACTTGTATTCCTTACCATTTATAGTCAATAAACAGCAAAAATGTTTTTTATTCGTGTCTCTTAACAATAAAGAATCTAATATATATTTTTTTTTATATTGGTCTATTAAGTAAATATCCTTGTTATTTATTATCTTTGATCGTTTTTGGTTTATTTCCGCCCAAATAATGCTTGAATTTACATTTACATAACCATAATCTTTCATATAACTATATAATAAAAACCCGTTTTGAGTATGATACGCATATTTTTCATTTGATATATAGTTCAATAAGGCGATTTGATAATTATATGGATTTCCATATTCCTTTTTATTGACAATATTAGATTTATATTCTTTTGGAATTCCTTCGTGTATTTTTTCAATTAAATCATTTGTATTCATAATTTTTGCCAATATGTTTCCGTGTAATGTTGCCTCTATAGCTATGTTGAATAAAAACAATGGAGCTTTTAGTTTTTTTAAAAAGGGATTAAGATTTTTCATTTTACCTGTAATCATATATTGTCTAAAATACTTATTGAATTTACGACCTTTATCGCTAATATAATTCATCATAATAGATGTATTAAACCAACAATTATAATACGATTGTTTAGGGACAATCAAACTATCTATATTTATAATATTGTGTTTTGATAAGTTATCTAAAAATAATGCTTGGGCGTCTGTATTCCAATATGCCACACATTCACCATTTTTTAATTTGATTTTAGGATTAATATAATATTTCAAAATAGAATCTTTTAGGGTGTATTCTTCTACATCTATGTTCATACATTGTGTAATGGCGTCAAATATATCATATTTTGGACTATATCGCGATTGAACCAATATTTTATTTATCTCAGGCGAATAAGACAAAATACTTGGATGAAGAATATTAGAAGCTATATCTTTTTTAGGTATTCGAAAACTTTGAATACTAGGCGGTTCTGTTCTTTTTAATAATTTACACGTTTTTTTATCTAATTTGTATTTACTAGATAATCTACAATGGTCGGTATATATACATCCTTTGTAACATTTGTCTCTTGGTAAATTGACGCATTTTGATTTACACTTTTTCGTCTTATTTGACATTTATATATATATATATATTATAATTATGGAAAATATGGCTTCTGTATCTTCTGGATTAATGAAAGACTATATGTATGAAACAGATTTAAATTCTGTGGAAGAAAATGGACAAACTACTAATCTATATAAAATACGTGTCCATTTTAACGATTCGCATTACGATTTATGTATTGCGATAGGAGATATAAAATCGTTGGATAAAATAGAATATAAATATGTTTATGTTGTCAAATATGAAAAGGTTGTCTCTAAGTTGGGTCTATATGAATTTGTCCGTGGCGGAAATAATACGGAATATAACGAAGCATCTATGTTGATTTTTGATAATTTTATGAATAAACTGAAACTAGACCAAATGGTTCAAACCAAATATGAATACATTCTAAGCAAAGATTTTAAAATGCTTACTCAAATTAAAAATAAAATAAATAAAGACACAAAGCCATTTGAACAAAAATACGAAAAATTATTTGAAACATTAAAAAAAAAATATGCCAAAGATTACGATTTGTTGGTTTCTACATTCAGGTTTTATGATACGCATGGTGTTGTAGATTTCATACAAGACAAAACCATAATAAATCATGATTTAATAAACGAATACAAATCAAAGTATGCCAATATGACCTACAATGATTTTTTACGAATGATATTTGCGGATCCTTTAGTATTGTTGGATGAATTAGATTCTTTTGAGGAAAAGAATACTCTAGAGACAAATATAGTAAATCCAAATTTACAACTTAAACAAGAAGGTAATGCAAACGAAGAAGGCGAAGACGAAGAAGAAGAAAAAAATGCTAACAATGAAGAAGGCGAAGGCGAAGGCGAAGAAGAAGAAAAAAATGCTAACAATGAAGAAGTCGAAGGCGAAGAAGAAGGTAATGCAAACGAAGAAGGTAATGCAAACGAAGAAGGTAATGCAAACGAAGAAGGCGAAGACGAAGGCGAAGGCGAAGAAGAAGGCGAAGACGAAGGCGAAGGCGAAGAAGAAGGCGAAGGTGAAGAACAAGGTGAAGAAAATACCAATGGAGAAGGTAAAGAAAAAAATTTGAATTCAGAAAGATCGAACAATTCTATCACAGTCTCTTCGAATTCAAATCAGTCAGGTGGAAAAATGAAACTATTGAAAAGAAAAATGAAGTTATAATATATGACCTTCACCCAGAACACTATAGAAAATATTCAGTTTTTAAAGAACAATTATTCTTTAGACCCACATAAACCAAATATAAATTATACTTTGCGACGAATACATAATGCAATGAACAAAATTCATATAAAACATCATTCTTATGTAGAACATTCTAATGTAGCTGTTGTTGAAAATTCATCACTTTTTTTTCCAAGTGTAATTGTAAATTATATAAATAAAACAAGATTTCGTGAATATATATTTAAGATACATAAACAAAACTATCGTTTTATGATAAAATTATATAGCGAGACATCCATACATATTAAAGAGTATATTAAAAAAATAAAGACAATTATTGTAATGTTTATTCGATGTAAACCTTCGCTGCAAAAAACCTATAATAATATTACGATTTATTTGACCGACTTTGAAAAAACAAAGGAATATATGAATACTGGTTTTACATATGGGAATAATATTGTTTTATATCGTAAGGAAGAATGGTTTAAAGTATTTATTCACGAATGTATCCATTTGTTTGATTTTGACTTTCATAATCATAATGATTTTTCTAAAATGAAACAATATTTTCCAATACAAAGCCAGTTTTTATTATTTGAGACCTATACTGAATTTTGGGCAAGAATTATAAATATTTCATGGTTGTCGAGACATAAATCATTTCGCATATTTGAACATAGATTTCATAAGTATTTCAAAAGAGAACAATTATATGCATGTCTAATGACTAATAAGTTATTGAATGAACAGAACCTAACGTATCAAGATTTGCTTCAACATAATAATCATTACCAAGAAAAAACGAACATATTTTGCTATGTTATATTAACAAGTTTATTGTTTTTTCACATACAAGAAACTATGGATTTTTTTGAGTCGGAACATTTATTTCATTATGAAAAAAGTGTTGACCAATTTATGAATTTTATTATACATTTACATAAAAAAGACAAATGGTTACATCACTTAGACCAAATCAACCATGTTTCCACTACAAATCGAAATATGGCATTGTATGATATAAAATAAAAAGTTTTTTAATAATTTTACATTAAAAATTATTAAAATATTAAAAATAATCTAAACTATTGATTTAGGCTTTTACACTTTTTTCAAAATGTGGACTCATGAACTTTTGTAGATTGAAATAAGTAAGTTCATCTGAATCGGTTACCTTGAGTAGTTTTTTTAGTTTAGCATCAGGAAGAATCTTGCGACCATTCGTTTTGTCTTGAAGACTATTCTCACGGATATAAGCAGTCATTTCCTTGGTGACATCCGTTCGTGCCATCATAGTACCCTTATCCTTTTTTAGAAAACCAGCCAGTTCATCACTAATTTTGGTAGGTTTTACAAATCCACTTGGGGCTCTTGAACCCTTGTTTTTATTTTTTTTTTGGTTGATTTTATCCAATACTTTCATTTCTTTGGAGACTTGTTTTTCTAAAACTTTTACTTCTGATTTTACCTTAGATAAAAGACCATTCATATCCACTAGTAAAGAAACCACTCCGGTGAAAGATTCTTGTAGGGAACCTTCTGTTTGATGAACTGGTACTACTACATTATCTACTTCTTTTGGTTCGTCGCCTTTTACCTTTTTTGGTTTTTCTACCTTTGCCTTTGGTTCAACGACTTTTGGCTCAACGACTTTTGGCTCAACGACTTTTGGCTCAACGACTTTTGGTTCGACAGATTTGGATTTTTTAGATTGTTTTACAGCAGACATTATACATAACCATATTATATGTTTTTATATTGTTTTTACGCAATTATTATATAACAGACTGATACAGCCATGGTAACGATTCGGCGGCGCGAGGATGGACTAAAGTAAATGTAGTCAAAATATAAAAAGCACAAAGAGATTGTTTTTCATCATCTATATGTATATTATTGATCAAGTGATCGCAAATACTATAAATATAGTGTTTCAAAGTATTATTTTCAATATGAATATTACGATTTTGAAATAAATGCATTGGAATATGTAAAAATGGATTTCCACTTGGTGGACATAATTGTCTCCTTTGTTCATTGGTCATTTCGCTTCTATAATTCCAAATATCATGTATTTCATAAATAAATTTTCTTAATTGTTTGTTGTTCAACTTGGTAACCCATTCGATTTGGGTATAATTTCCTAAAGAATCTAATTTTTGAAATATAGAGACAAACATATTATCTATGGTTTGCTTGATGGGTTTTACATATTCATCTACATAATGAAATATTTTATTGTATATTTTTCTTTGTTCTACCATTTGTATAAAGGGCTTTGGAAAAGGTTCCATAGTATATGGGTTATTTATTTGTTTCTTATCTAATAGAGTACTAATTGAAATTATATTGAATCCATATACAAAATGATGACTATCTTTATAACTTATAAAATATTTGTACTCTATATCGTTCATAGACTCTATTGTTAGAAAATCCTCCGTATTGTTGCATAAGCTTCTGTGAAACATTGCTGGACCTTGCGTTTGGTTTAGTTTGAATACAAGATAATTTCTAAAACAATAAATTATTTTGCGGATATAAAAACTATGTTTCAAATAATGATAACATTCATATACCATATCTTTTTTTGTTTTTTGTTTAGGTTTGTAAGAAAATCGCTTCATAACGCATTTCATTTCTTTTATGGTGTATTTAGATTGTAATAATTTATTATATTGCGAAAAAGATTCGACCATTTATAGTAATCACGATATTTTTTTATATTTCATTTACTATTTGGATAGGTATTGCTAAGATTTTATAAAACAATTATAAAAATTGATTTAAAGATTTTATTAATAATTAAGTAACAATGTCAACTATTATTGTAAACGCAAAAGACTTCTCGCCTAACTCCAACATGATTTTCACCAAACCAAAAGCAAATAATGCTGGTGGGAAAAGTGTGGGTATTTTAAATAGTCTATCTAAGAAATCGTTGCACATTCAAACACCTCTTATGATGAATTGGGGTGTAAACGTATATGATAATGCGAATAATTCTAAAAGTTATGACTTTACGTTGCAATTCCCTCGTGAAGAGTTTGGGAACGACGAAACCCAAAGTTTGTTGAATATGATGATCGAATTTGAAGAAAAAGTAAAATCCGAAGCTCAAAAAAACGCAAGGGACTGGTTTGGTAAGGCATCTATGTCGTCTGAAGTAATCGATGCTCTATGGAGTCCAATGCTAAAATATCCAAAAGACCAAGCAACTGGAGAGCCAGACAAAACGCGTAGTCCAACTCTGAAACTAAAACTTCCAGTATGGGAAGGCGAGTTCAAGTTTGAATTATTCGATATTGAACAAAATAGTTTAATTCCTAATGAAGATGGCCGTGGTCCTGAAGAGTTCATTCAAAAAGGGAGTAATGTAGCGTGTATTATTCAATGCGGTGGTATTTGGTTCGCCAATGGTAAATTTGGGGTAACTTGGAAGTTGTACCAAGGAGTGGTCAAGCAAGTAGAATCACTTGAACGCGGTAAATGCCACATTAAAATGACTACTACCGAAGAAGTAGTCACTCCTCAAGATGAAGATGAAGATGTTCCAAAACCGTCCCAGTCTCTATCACAAGTTACCTACGATAGCGATGGCGAAGATGTAGAAGTCTCAAAAAAAGAGGAACCTGAAGAGCCAAAAAAAAAACCTAAAAAAACAACTAAAAAGAATTAGATAAATGAATAATTACATTCGATATTTCATTATGTTCAAAAATATTGGACCGAATCATAGGTATACCTTGATTCATTAAAGTAGTTATATTTTTTTCATATAAAAATGAAAAACTTTTTCCACATATTTTAAACTCAATTACATCGCCCATTTTTTTTGTTTTGTTTTCTAAATATATATGTATATGATTATATATATCTATTGAAATGTATTCAGGTATATTAGGTTTTATTTTTATCTTTATTTTATGTGTTTCATACCATAATTCGTGGTGCCATAAAGGGATGTAAAGGTCGTAGTCTTTCATGTAATATAATTCTTTTTGAAATAAATGATCCAAGGATGGATTTAATTCAAAAACTTGATAACTATGTATATGTTTTTCAAATGGGTCATAAATATATTGTTTTAAAAGAATAAATAAAGTATGTGTATATTCTTCGTCATAATAAAACAATGGAGACAAACGGTTCAAATCATCTAATAAATAATCATAAGCTTCTTTTACATCGACAAAACATTCCGACGTTTGATTTTTATCAGGATGATATTTCAAAGAAGCCTTTAAGTATTTTTTACGCAATAGAGCATAGTTTAAATGATCTTGTGGGTCAATATTTAAAATCACATATGCCCTTTTTTTATCCATACATTGTTTATTACTATTCTTTTAATATTATTAAAAAAATAACAAACCTTTCCAAATGATATATAGATCGGTAGTTATTGTTGTATTTTTTTATAATATCAAATAAATTGGGCATCACTTTTTCTATATCATACGTGGACATATAGTTCATATTTAACAAACGATTTAATATAAAGTAAAAGGATTCGTGTATGTTTATATTGTAAGTCAATAAATTATACAACAACTCCCTTAATAAGAAATAATCGATGTTCTTCGAGACAATCATTTCAATGATTGGTTCACATAATGGAATACACATTTTTTTTTTACTTTTATCTTTCAAAGATACTATTTTACAATATTTCTTTATAGTATCAGGTAAACACGACATATTTTGTGTACATAGTATAAATTTAATATTTGTGTCTCTCATAAAAATATAAAAAATATCCAACAATTCATCTTTGATACTATGTACATTCATACATAATATGATACATTTACCCATATTTTCTTTACAAATGGTTTGTATTTGTTGATACAATGCTACCCACAAACTATATTCGTTTGTACCCAATAATTCAAAATCTACTTCAAAATGAGCATCACTTAAGTTGAAATAATATTTATGGTCATTCAAGTTGATTTCTATTTTTCGTTTATAGTTCAACTCTGTTTTACTATATGGTTTTATTAGGTTCATCGCATAATTATATTTTGAACTATTTTCCTTTCCATAAATAAGTATATGTTCCATATTTATACTATATGAAAGTGATATTTAAATATATTATACTACTATTACTATGAACTTATTTATTCCTTATAATATTTTTGAAATAAATAAAATAGTATTTCAAAAACCAGTAGAAAACAAAATAAAATATTATAACCATTTTTATAGAATATTATACAATGAAGCTTATTATACCATACAAAATGTAATTATTTCTATACCAGAATCACATATAATTACAAATTATCATAACAAAACTTACAAAATTAGTTTCAATAATGACTTATTGTATTCGTTGTTTTATATTGAATATGAATTATTGAAAAAGATAAATTTAATTACAAACAAAAAAATAGAACGTTTATTATATAATGATTGTATGTATAAACATTATGTATTACATTTGAATAAACCTTCCAATCAATTATTTATACGAATATCTGGTATTTGGGAATCAAATGATAAAATTGGTATTACTTACAAGTTTATTTCTAAATGATCCTTGTCTACCATAAAATTGTCCAATATAGTTTGTTGAACACCTGTAATGAAAAGAGAAAATACGCCAATGATATACAATATACTAGAAATTTGACTATTCGTTTCTTCTTTATAAAATAAATTATATATCATGATTATCAAAAAAGATAATACCATTAAATTTGAAAACATAGACCATGAATCATATATTTTCGGGATTTGTTTTTTATTGATTCGTTCCAAATATTTGTATGACATTGTAGTATCCCACATCATCGTCATAATTAGTAATGATATTGGATAAATCACATTATTTTCTATTTTGGAGTCAATGCATAAATAAGAAATTACTGAAAATATAATAATCAAATTCCCCCAAATGCTTGTGGTTGCTTTACCAAATGAACCATCTTTAGAAGACGTCACCAACCCTATTATCATTTTTACAAATATACCTATCATAGTAAATGTTATCAATACAATTTTTGGAAAAGACAACTGACTTGTTTCTCGACTATTCATATGATAAGATTATATTTTTTTTGTAGATATTCTTTTATATCTTCTACATTTCGACTGTCAATGTCTAATGCGTAAAATTTGGGTTTTTTCATTTGCGGGGTTTTATGGTAAATATAGTCGCCGGTTTTTCCTTTTCGAATCGTGGTATGTTTACCAATTAATACATTGATATTCATTAATGACTCCATAAGTTCATTCGGAAATGTTTGTTCTTCAATGAAATCTTCTATTTGATCATAATGTATCCAATGTATCAAAGACGTGGTAACTTTTTTATATTCCATATAATAACCAAATTGTCCGCTTTTTATAACAACCGGGTGTTTTTTGTATGTCCCACAATGTAAACTCGATTGTTTTGATTTCACCATATCAATGACGACTTCTTGGTCTACTTCGCGTTTAAATTCAGTAAAGATGTGTCTCCAAAGACCTGTTTCTTCTATAATATCTAATTGAGTTTCCATCTTATTTGTATAGGCATAGTCAAATAAATGATTATAATATTGATAACAAAATTCAACAACTTTCTTACCGGTGTTGGTAATTGTAATTTTATTGGTCTCGTCGTTCGAATAAGATTCAGATTTTTTCGTAATAACATTATCTATTAATTCGTATTGAGTTGTTTCAAATACTTTTCCCTTTATTTTTCCTTTTACAATATAATGTTTGTCGTAAAGTTTAGTTAAAATAGACGCATAGGTGGATGGACGACCAATAGACTCCTTTTCTAGTTTTTGTATCAGTTGAGCTTCACAATAATGATACATTGGTTTTTGTAATATTTCTTTAGAAACAATAGAACTATAGTTGATTTGTCTCAGTTGCGATAAATACAAGGAAAGACTATCGTGTTTGGGTGTACTATTTACTTTTTTCCATCCTTCAAACAAAATCATAGGTTCTTTGTATATAAAATATAAATCAAACGGGGCACTTATTTTATAATGCGATGTTTCTATTTTGGCATCACTCATAGAGGTTTGTAATGTATGTATATAAATCAACTTGTATAACTTATTGATTTGTGATGTTTCAAAGGTTGTTTCAGTCACTTTCAGATTGGTAACACGAATGCCTTCATGAGCCTTTTTTGTCGAACTAGGGATTTCTTTATAATAATCATCTCCAAAATGTTGTTTAATGTGCAGTTCTAACGATTGTTTGAATGTATCGTTATAACTCGGGGTATCAGTTCGCATATAAGTAATACAACCATGTTCATATAATGCTTGAGCATAACTCATTGTTTGTGATGGACTATATCCTAATACTTGATGTGCTTTTTGTTGTAAAGAACTAGTAATCAAAATAGAAGGTCTTTTTTCATTTGTACTATGTTTCTCAATAGGATACATTTCAAATTTATGACTTTTACATTGTTCTAAAAAATCATCCACTTTATCCATACATTGTGATAAATGAAACTTGACGAGTTTAGCAGTAAACCATCCTTCCACTTTGTAGTGGGTGTCCATACTTTGCTGTTCATAATCTTTTTCTTTTTCATAAATCATATGTAGTGCCGGAGTTTGACACCTACCAGCACTTAATTTATTTAAAATATATTTCCATAACTTGGGTGAAATGGTAAATCCAATATACAAATCTAATATTTGCCGAGTTTGTTGACTGTATACCCGATTCATATTCAATAGTCCTTTGTGTTGAATGGCGTTTTCTATAGCTTCTTTGGTGATTTCACTAAATAGGATTCGAGGCGTTGTCTCCACATTTAATTTACATACTTTACAAATATGCCATCCAATGGCTTCGCCTTCACGGTCATCATCGGTAGCAATGATAATCTCTGTTGCTTGTTTGATTTCAGATTTTAACATCTTTACGACGGTCGGTTTTTCTATTTTATAATTCACTTCATACGTTTCCATATTGAGTTGATCCAAAGAAGAAAAGGATGTGATATGTCCACAACTGGCCACCACTTTATACGAAGGTCCTAAATATTCTTCGATTTTCTTACATTTGGATGGAGATTCTACAATGACCAATGTTCTCATGTTTACAGAAATAAAATTTATTTATCTATATCAATTTTTTGGCATAATATTCTTTCCAACTAATATTTTCAACTGGAGAAATAAAGTTGGTTTGTGGTGCATCTTCTATTTTTTTATCAATATAAATTTTTTTTAATAATGTTCCAATTTCATAAGAAGCTTCGTGTTGGTCACGATTACCATTCTCAATACTTTCTAATACATCTAAGAAGGTATATAAAATAGTTACATCCAAATCATTTTTCAAAAGTTTATTGTAAATCAACGTATAATTTTGAAATAAAAAGAAGCATTCACTTTGTAAGACATTGTCCAATGTTTTGTAATGGGTTGTTTTTAATTTGCGTTTGGTTTGTTGAATTTTTACAACATCTTTTCGAATTAGCGAACTATGATTTAATTGTCTAATTTCTTCGGTGTGATTGATTGTATCATTGACATCTATCATTTCTTGTAATTTGATACGCTGACTATCATTCATTATTATATTATATAAAATACTTTTTTATATTTAAATATAGTATAATGGATATGTTAGTAGGTACAATACATTCACTTAATCACGACGTGGATGTTCCTATTCGTAATATGTGTGGAGGTAAAAAGCGAAAAAAAACATATAAAAAGAAAAAGACAAAGAAACCATATAATGAAAATCGTTTTAGTAGGAGGGTCTAATTGGCTTGGTAGAGATTTAATGCGTAAACTTTTATCTGAGAAAAAATCATTTCATTTGACTTGGATAGACAATCTTTCGTCGGAGTATTCTTCTCGTCATTACACGTGGGATTTTGAATATTTAAAAGACGATTGTTTTGATTTCCAATATGGAGACATCACTAGTTATGATTTTTTGAAATCTATTATTTGTAAAGATTCTATTATTATTTATAATATATGGACACAACCACAATGTATTCTTGGTATGGACAATATTGCGCGATTATCAAGAGAATTAGATTGTAGACTCATTTATACTACGCCTAAATCTTTGATAGATTCCTTCCAATATATCATCCAAAAAAATAAACTACAAGGTGTAATTGGGATTCAATATAAAGGAGAACTTGTCGGACAATACGATATTTTCAATAAACGTGACCCAATCGATACAATCCACTATTATAAAAAAATAGGAAATAAAATAAATCATGCTTCGTTTGAATATTATACGATGGATAGCGCGGTTCATTTTATTTATTTTTTTATAATACAACCAATGGATGATAATTTGTTTATTCAACAGCCTACATTAATATATCAGTAAAGTATAATAATATATTAGTAAACTATATAATGAACCCCAAAGATTTGACTTCTAATAATGAGAATAGTTATGCATTTATGCGTAAAATGTTTGTGCGAAATATCGTTCGCGATGAGTCCATTCAAACCTACAGAGATTCTTCTTCCTATACTCATCATAAAAAAATGGTTTCTATAGGTAGTCAACAAAACAAGCATTTTTATACCAACAACAACAAACGCGAAATTATCCAGTCTTTACGCAGACTTCGTTCTCGGTTGTGATTTTTTTGTTTTGGTGGACTTTTTTGTTTTGGGTGATTTCTTGATTGCCCCAAACGCCCCCTTTTTAGCAAAATAACCATATTTTTCTAAACGTTTTTCTTTTTTTGCTGTCATATGCTTTTTTCGAGACACAATTTCTCCCCATTTATTTTGTATTAAATTTTTTTTTGTTAAACCACCTGATGTTTTTTTTGCGTTTCCGTGCCATACTTCCGCTCGTGAACCAAATGTTTTCATTATATTATATATAAATATAAAATATTTAATGCTCATCGTTTTCTTCGTTTGTATAAATATCGTTGATATGAACTATATTTATGATTTTTTATGATAGAACAATTACCGGTTTTGTGAGACAAATACAGACTATAGTCTAATGTTCTGAATGGTTTATTATTTATCATCAATACTCCACCTTGATATACGGAGGATTGTCTCGAAGGTGGAACATATTGTTTATTTGGACAACTATAATTCATTATATATAGGTCTATATAATTATACGACTAATGAATTCCCTAATTTTTTCTTTTCTATCACCTGAGACATTATTTGACCTTAGAAGGACTTGTATCAAATTCACATAGTATTGTGAATTATATTTTGAAATCAAATTTACATTATCGTAAAAAATATGAGAATATATTATGTTATAAGCATTTTGTTTGCTTGTATTTTGATAAGAAATAGTTTTTCGTTGTTTTATCATTTTGGCTTGCAACATTTTTTTTGATCCATTATTTTGTTTATCGTTCGTTACTTTCAAACGCTCTAATCCTTCACAATTATTACACGGAACACTCGGATCCCAAAGAATTAAATCCGAAAAATTTATATTGGTATTGGCAAACATATTCGTGGTATTTATGCCGTTGGGAGCAGTTGCTACAATAAACATATAATATATTAATCTATTAATAATTGCATATAAAAATTATTATTTGTTTCAAAGTTTGTACTAACATCTAACGTTAAATTAGATGCTTGTAATCTTACACAACCATTGAACATATTTGTAAAATCTATACAACGGATCATTTTCCAATTGTAAATATCTTGACTAAAACTAAATGCGTTCATAAACGCACCAGAAGCATCTATGATATTGGATACATCCCAATTGTTGACTGGACGATTAAAACGAATTGCTCCTAAAAACATAGAGTTCATAGAGGTTACTTTAGATAGTTGCCATTTTTCTAAGGTCTGATTGAAATTTATGGCTCCCTGAAACACGGACTTCATAGAGGTTACATTGGATACATTCCATCCACTAATATCTTGATTGAACATAGTATCTTTAAACAAACCACTGATGTCATTGACTAAAATAGTATCCCATTCAATAATAGGTCGAAAGTTTTTGGAATAAAGATCCGTGTCTAAAATAGAAAATGCGTAATAAATTCTATCTTGGTCTACCGAACCAGTTAATATTTGAAATTGTAACGAAGCTGTATTGTTTAACATAGAGGAAACATCTATAGAAGATGAAGACGGAACAAACCCGGATACATCCGTAAACTCAATCGGCCAGTTGTATAAGGATTGATTGAACAAGGATGAACCGTTAAACATAGAAATCATAGTAGTGACGTTAGATACATCCCATAGTCCAATAGGTTGGTTAAATGACGATGCTCCTTCAAACATATAATTCATATTGGTTACGCTGGTTATATCCCACCCACTAATGTCTTCATTGAATAGTGACGCACCTTGAAACATTGATTTCATTGTAGTGACTTTACTGGTATCCCAACCGCTAATATATCCATTGAATGCCGATGCGCCACTAAACATAGACTCCATTGTAATTACATTCGACACATCCCATAATCCAATCGGTTGGTCAAACGAAGACGCGTCTTGAAACATAGACTCCATTGTAGTGACTTTACTGGTATCCCAACCGCTAATATCTCCATTGAATGCCGATGCGCCACTAAACATAGACTCCATTGTAATTACATTCGACACATCCCATAATCCAATCGGTTGGTCAAACGAAGACGCGTCTTGAAACATAGACTCCATTGTAGTGACTTTACTGGTATCCCAACCGCTAATATCTCCATTGAATGCCGATGCGCCACTAAACATAGATTCCATTGTAATTACATTCGACACATCCCATGTTCCAATCGGTTGGTCAAACGAAGACGCGTCTTGAAACATAGACTCCATTGTAGTGACTTTACTGGTATCCCAACCGCTAATATCTCCATTGAATGCCGATGCGCCACTAAACATAGATTCCATTGTAATTACATTCGACACATCCCATGTTCCAATCGGTTGGTCAAACGAAGATGCGTCTTGAAACATAGACTCCATTGTAGTGACTTTACTGGTATCCCAACCGCTAATGTCCCCATTGAATGCCGATGCGCCACTAAACATAGATTCCATTGTAATTACATTCGACACATCCCATGTTCCAATCGGTTGGTCAAACGAAGACGCGTCTTGAAACATTGATTTCATCGAAGATACATTCCCTGTATCCCATACACTAATGTCCCCATTGAATGCCGATGCGCCACTAAACATAGATTCCATTGTAATTACATTCGACACATCCCATGTTCCAATCGGTTGGTCAAACGAAGACGCGTCTTGAAACATAGACTCCATTGTAGTGACTTTACTGGTATCCCAACCGCTAATATCTCCATTGAATGCCGATGCGCCACTAAACATAGATTCCATTGTAATTACATTCGACACATCCCATGTTCCAATCGGTTGGTCAAACGAAGATGCGTCTTGAAACATTGATTTCATCGAAGATACATTCCCTGTATCCCATACACTAATGTCCCCATTGAATGTACTATAGTCTTTGAATAGTCCACTCATGTCCACAATAGAAGATGTATTCCATGAATCAATTGGTTTGTAAAATAATTCGTATTCACTTCTATTGTTTTTATGTAGAGACACGGCATCATATAAATTGTCGTTGGATACGTCCCCAGTCAAGATGTAAAATTGTAAAGCATTGGTTTCCTGTAACATATTACTAACATCAATAGATGATGAAGACGGATCAAACCCGGATACATCCGTAAACTCAATAGACCAGTTGTGCAACGATTGATTAAACGAGGTTGCTCCATTGAACATATTTTTCATAATGGATACATTGGATACATCCCACTTACCAATAGGTTGGTCAAATGTTGACGCTTCTTGAAACATTGATTCCATATTGGTGACTTGGTCTGTATTCCATCCGCTAAGATCTTCGTTGAACGTAGTATAGTCTTTGAATAGTCCACTCATATCCACAATAGAAGATGTATTCCATGAATCTATTGGTTTGTAAAATAAATCGTATTCACTCCTATTGTTTTGGTATAGAGACACCGCATCATATAAATTGTCATTGGATACATCCCCAGTCAAGATATAAAATTGCAAAGCATTGGTTTCCTCCAACATATTGGTAACCTCAATAGAAGATGAAGATGGACCAAACCCGGATACATCCGTAAACTCAATAGGCCAGTTGTGTAACGATTGATTAAACGACGTTGCTCCACTAAACATATTGTTCGTAATGAATACATTAGAGATGTCCCACTTACCAATAGGTTGGTCAAATGAAGATGCGTCTTGAAACATAGATTCCATAGTAGCTACATTCCTAGTATCCCATACACTAATATCTTCATTGAATCGTGACGCATCTTGAAACATCGACTTCATTGTCACGACATTGGAAACATCCCATAATCCGATAGGTCGGTCAAATGTTGATGCGTGTTGAAACATAGATGACATATTAGAAACAGAAGATGTATTCCATGATCCAATAGGTTGGTCAAACGAAGACGCGTCTTGAAACATTGATTTCATTGTGATTACATTCCTAGTATCCCATCCGCTTATATCTCCATTAAATACTGACGCACCACTAAACATAGATTCCATTGTAATTACATTCGACACATCCCATGTTCCAATCGGTTGGTCAAACGAAGATGCGTCTTGAAACATTGATTTCATCGAAGATACATTCCCTGTATCCCATACACTAATGTCCCCATTGAATGTACTATAGTCTTTGAATAGTCCACTCATGTCCACAATAGAAGATGTATTCCATGAATCAATTGGTTTGTAAAATAATTCGTATTCACTTCTATTGTTTTTATGTAGAGACACGGCATCATATAAATTGTCGTTGGATACGTCCCCAGTCAAGATGTAAAATTGTAAAGCATTGGTTTCCTGTAACATATTACTAACATCAATAGATGATGAAGACGGATCAAACCCGGATACATCCGTAAACTCAATAGACCAGTTGTGTAACGATTGATTAAACGACGTTGCTCCACTAAACATATTGTTCGTAATGAATACATTGGAGATGTCCCACTTACCAATAGGTTGGTCAAACGAAGACGCGTCTTGAAACATTGATTCCATTGTGATTACATTTCCAGTATCCCATCCGCTTATATCTCCATTAAATACTGACGCACCACTAAACATAGAATCCATATAAGTGACGTTTTGGGTATTCCAGTTTCCAATGGGTTCATTAAAGAATTCATCGTTTTGAAATAAACTATTCATATTAGTAATGGACGTTGTATTCCATTGGTCAATCGGTTTGTAAATATATGCATATTCCACCTTATTGGTTTTATACAAAGAGACTGCTTGATACAAATTATCATTGGACACATCACCACTTAATATATAAAATTTCAAAGAATTCGTATTGGATAACATATTTGTAGTGCTAACGTTATCTTTGATTGGATTATAACCAACCACGTCAGAAAAGTCAATAGACCAGTTGTGTAACGATTGATTAAACGAGGTTGCTCCACTGAACATATTTTCCATTGTTTCAACTGAAATTGTATCCCACTTTCCAATTGGCCGGTCAAACAATGGTGAGTCTTGAAACATAGATTCCATAGTGATTACATTCCCAGTATCCCAACCGCTAATGTCTCCATTGAATACCGATGCACCACTAAACATAAATGACATATTGTATACATTGGATACATTCCAAGTACCAATTGGTTGATCAAATGATGTGGCACCTTTAAACATTTCACTCATATTGGTAACACTAGATACATTCCATCCACTCAGGTCTTCATTATAATCTTCATAGTTTTTGAATAACCCACTCATATCCGTAACTCCGTCAATCGTCCATGTACTAATATGACCATATAAAGCTAAGGCATCAAACCTATCATAGCGCCATTTATATACTGCCTCGTAAATATTATTGTCTCGAATAAAATAATAAGTATCTTTGAAAACTCCAAACAAGGGTTGATCAAATACTCCATCTGAATAGAATCTATTATTCGCATCGGTACTTACGCTAAATCCATATTGGTTTCCGGTAACGCTTGATATGTCTTCATTCGACAAATAAATCATTGCGTCATTAATGTCAGTTATATTTTCAATAATAATATCATTTTTGTAACCAGTAAGAACGCCACTTATATCATAAAATCCCCAATACGGACTTATTTCTCCTGATAGTTCTCTTTCGAACAACATTATATATAGTTAATAAAATTGATTTAGAAATTGTACCATAATATCCCTATGGCTACTCTTGCGAATCAATATCAAAAAAAAACAGATAAGGAACATATCTTAGATAATCCGGATACATATATTGGATCTATCGAAAACGTAAATGGACCAATGTATGTGTATGAAGATGGACATATTGTAAACAAGAACATCGATTATAACCCCGGTTTATTCAAGTTGTTTGATGAAGGTATTGTCAATTGTCGAGACCACGTGGTTCGTATGCTCCAAAAAAAGGAACATGACGATACTACCCAATTAGTTAATATGATTGATATACAAATTCAAGATAATATGATTACTCTTATGAATAATGGTAATGGTATAGATATTGAAAAACACCCCACTTATGATATTTGGATTCCTGAATTAATTTTTGGACATTTGCGTACATCTACCAATTACAATAAAGACGAAGAAAAAATCACAGGTGGTAAAAATGGTTTTGGTTTCAAGTTGGTACTCATTTGGTCTACGTATGGTATGATTGAAACGATTGATTATACTCGTAAATTAAAATATACTCAAGAGTTTGAGACTAACTTGGACGTTGTTCATAAACCTTCTATTACAAAATGCTCTAAAAAACCATATACCTTAGTAAAATTCAAACCGGATTATAAACGTCTTGGTCTAAATGAATTGTCCAAAGATATGATTGCGTTGTTTCAACGACGAGTCTATGATATTGCCGGTATTACTACCAAAGACGTAAAAGTAAAACTAAATGGAGAAGCGTTGGATGTAAAAAACTTTAACCATTATGTAGATTTATATAATGATTGTGACAAAATAAGTGAGCAACACGAACGTTGGAGTTATAGTATTTGCTTAAGCGAAGAATTCAAACAAGTATCCTTTGTAAACGGTATTTTCACAAGCAAAGGTGGAAAACATGTAGATTATATTGTACAACAAATCGTAAAAAAAATGATTGTCTATATTGAAAAAAAGAAAAAGGTAGACGTAAAACCATCTATTATTAAGGAACAATTGCATATCTTTTTGAATTGTACGATTGTGAACCCTTCATTTGATAGTCAAACCAAAGATTATTTGAATACTCCACCAAGTAAATTCGGTTCGTCATGTGTAGTTAGTGATAAGTTTATTGAAAAATTAGCTAAACAAGGTATTATGGAAAACTCATGCGAATTAAGTCATATCAAAGAAAAAAATAATTCTAAAAAAACCGATGGAAACAAAAATAAAACCATTCGCGGTATTCCAAAATTAGTAGACGCGAATTATGCTGGTACGAAAGACTCTAAATTGTGTACGTTAATTCTATGTGAAGGAGATTCCGCTAAAGCCGGTATCTTATCAGGATTGACGCCAAGTGATCGGAATATTATTGGAGTGTATCCAATGAAAGGTAAATTGTTGAATGTTCGTGGAGAAACGACCAAAAAGATAAACGAAAACAAAGAAATCATTGAAATTAAAAAAATTATGGGTTTAGAATCCAACAAAACCTATAAAAATACGGATGAATTGCGCTACAATAAAATTCTATTTATGACCGATCAAGATTTGGATGGGAGTCACATCAAGGGATTATGCATTAATTTATTTGAATGTTTGTGGCCTTCGTTGATGAACATCGAAGGATTTTTAGGATTTATGAATACGCCTATTTTGAAAGCGACCAAATCTGGAAAAATGATTCACTTTTACAATGAACAAGAATATGAATTATGGAAATCCGAACATCAAGACGCAAAAGGATGGTCGATCAAGTATTATAAAGGATTGGGTACTAGTACTGGTAAAGAGTTCAAAGAATATTTCAAAGATAAAAAAACGATGGATATTCGTTTAGGTGACAAAGACATCGACACCATTGATATGGTTTTCAACAAAAAAAAGTCAGATTGTAGAAAAGAATGGTTGTCGAACTATGAACGAAATAATGTATTGGATACAAGAGATACTAAAATTACATTGGGAGATTTTATCCACCGAGAAATGATACACTTTTCAAAATACGATTGCGACCGATCCATTCCAAATATGATGGATGGATTGAAAGTATCTCAGCGTAAAATTTTATATAGCGCATTCAAAAAGAACTTGGTTCATGAAATAAAGGTGGCTCAGTTCAGCGGTTATGTATCGGAACACTCTGGTTACCATCACGGCGAAAATAGTTTGAATGGAGCAATTGTCAATATGGCTCAAAATTTTGTGGGGTCAAATAATATAAATATATTGATGCCAAATGGTCAGTTTGGTACTCGTTTGCAAGGAGGTAAAGATAGCGCATCAGAAAGATATATATTTACGAACTTGAACAAAATTACACGAATGATTTTTAAAAAAGAAGATGATGCTATTTTGACCTATTTGAAAGACGATGGAACCTTTGTTGAGCCTATCTATTATTTACCTATTCTTCCAATGATTCTAGTCAATGGTACAAAGGGTATTGGTACTGGATTTAGTACAGACATTCCATGTTTTCGCCCGGTTCAACTCATAAACTATATTCAACACAAATTGGCGGATAAAGCATATACTAGAGACTTTGTACCCTTTTATCAGGGATTTCAAGGAACCATAGAAAAAGATGGCGACCGCCGATTTATTACAAAGGGTAATTATACGATTGACAAGCAAGTCATCACTATTACCGAATTGCCTATTGGCGTATGGAATGAAGATTATATTTTACATTTAGAAAAATGTATGGATATTTTAAAAGACTACAAAGACCAGTCCACCGATAAAAAAGTTTATTTTAAACTTACCCTAAAACAACCTATGGAAGAAAGTGACATTATAAAAACATTTAAATTATCCACTACATTATCCATCAACAATATGAATCTATTTGACCATAATGATAAATTAAAACATTACAATGAAGTGTACGAAATTTGCGATGATTTTATAGGGATTCGTTTGGACTATTATGAAAAACGACGATTACATTTGATTCAGATTTTAAAAGAAGAAATGGAAGTATTGAAAAACAAATGTAATTACATCAATGAATTATTGAACGATACTTTAGATTTACGCAAAAAAACAAACAATGATATCTGCGATATATTAGAAAAAAAGAAATATACAAAAATAAATGATTCCTATCATTATTTGATTAAAATGTCTATGGATAGTGTATGTCAAGAAAATGTGGATAGTTTGAACCAACAATTAAACGGAAAACAATCGGAATATGATAAAATGTGGAATAGTTCACATAAAGACATATGGAAAGACGAACTAGAGCAATTAAAAAAAGTTCTTCAGTTCTAAACTATTATCATTATGTAAATAAACCGGTCTATCCATAAGAGTATACATATTTGACGCATCTTTTTTATACTTCAAATAACCCTGAATTTCACCAAAAATATTATTTGAACTATACTCCACCACCATAACATTCATTTCATCCACTTGTTGTTTTATGTTGTCAAATTGGAATTTCGAATATTGTAAAAAGATACTTCGCATAATGACTTTTAATACATCCATATTTTGGTCATCGATAACATATTTTTGTTGAGACAAATCATATACTTTTTTTTTTATATCATTATGCACCTTATTGATATTTTCTTTACTAAAATAAGTATTGGATAATTCACTTGGTTGAAACGTATATTTAGTAGCATTGAAGTAATTGGTTTTATCATCCAAAGGTATTTGTTCTTTCAAAAAAAATGGGGTTCCGCCTTCTATATCAACTCTACCTGACATTATTATATAATATTATTTTAATATAAATGGAAAAAACGATTTTTATTTCTACGATTGTAGTATTGATAGTAACTTTATCCATAGTAGCTTATATTTTGAAGATAACCAAAAAAAAATATCTATATCCACCGCATATTAATCAATGCCCGGATTATTATCAACTAAATAGTTTTGGGGATTGTTATGATAAAAATGAAGTGATACACAAAAATGATGACCAATGTTATCTTGAAAATTTTAATAAAACATTGTATCAAAATAATACAATTGGGTTATGTAAGAAAAAACAATGGGCAATAAATTGTAATGTTTCGTGGGATGGGATTACAAACAATTCCGAATTATGTATATAAATACTTTATTATTATTATAGTAGTATGGAACAACATCTATATGGGGATAAACATATTTATATTGTAGGTTGTTCTGGAAGCGGAAAATCCTCTATGGTACTCAATTATTTTAAAGAACATTGCCAATATCATTTAAACTATTTATCCATACAACAAATATCCAATATGAATGATATTTTTAAATATACGCATGGTTCTATTATGAATATGATGTATAAAAGTAAAAAAAAGAATATCGTAGTCATAGATGATATTGATATTCTTAACAATGGTGAAAAAAAAATATTGGGGGAATTAATAAAACAAATAAAATTAAATAAAAAAAAGGAGGAGGAGACAAAATCATTTCAATTTATCTTTATAGGCATTAACCATTATGATAAAAAAGTAAAAGAATTAATGAAATTATGTAATGTAATTCATTTAAAGGATACCATAAATGAATATGAAAAAAATATTCAATTAAACATCAAAAATGTAATCGAACAAAAGATAGGTCGTTTTGTTGAAAATGAAAAGGCTACACAATGCCTTATGTTTCACGAAAATATCATAAATCATCTAAAAAAGGAAGATATAGGTTTCTATTTAGAATTTTTAAATAATTTTTGCAGTGGCGATTATTACGATAGGGTAAGTTTTCAAAAACAATTATGGATTTATAATGAAATGACCTATTACTTAAAAATGATATATAATTATCACTTGTATGTTCGTTCAAACGTACAAATCAAACCACAAAAAGAAGAATATAGATTTACCAAGGTATTGACTAAATATAGCAACGAATATAACAATCAAAAATTTATTTTAGATTTATGTAATCGTCTAAATATATCTAAACAACAATTATTTACATTGACTTATCCGCTAAGTGATAGTGAATTATGTCGACTTGAAAAATATTTAACTTATCACCGATAATATTTGTTTTATTTTTTGTTCATATTCGCTTATTTTTTCTTTTAATGTATTATTTTCGTTGGTTTTCATTTTCAATACTTCTATGATTTCATTCATTTGTAAAGGTCGTTTTGTTCCATCTGGTTGTGTTAAAACCACTTGTTGTTGAGTTTGTTTACTTCTTTCTTCATCTCGACGTTTTATTTCGGCTAAAACGTTGGGTTTATTTTTTATGTCTCCTTCTACATATAATTTTAGTGTATCTTTAATATCTTTTGTATAAAAATGTAGTGTGTTATGGTCTTTAATAAATGTGGAAGGAACTAACGCGGAATCATTACATACAGGACTATTGGTATTGATTAATCGTTTTTTATCAAATGTATTTTGTTCGTGAGAAATGACCAAAATCGTTTTCAATGGATTTAACTGAACAAATGGTATTGTATAATTTTTTAAAAAGAATTTTTCTTCTGCCAAAACAGCGCTATCTTCATAATGAGTATCTTTTAACATAATTCGCTTAAACGCAAAGGTTCCTGCCGTGCCATGATTTGGTCCATAGGGTCCAAATTTATACATCTTATTTAATTCATTAAACCATAAATAAATCTCACTTGAACCAGCACATAAAGCGTTGGATTTATTCAGTGTTTCAACCGCGTGACTTACACGCTCAGGTGGATAATAATCATCATCGTCAATATAAACTATAATGTCGTTATCGTTTTTAAACGTACAAAACTCATGCATCAAGTTTCGTTTTTTTCCCAGACTCATTCTTTCTTCGCAATAAATGTATTTGATAAATGGTATATCTTTTACTAAATCACCAATTGGGTCTGTACCATCGTCTAAAATAATCCATTCCATATATTCTCTCGGATACGTTTGCTTTAGTATATTATCAACCATTTGTAAAATAAAAGGTCGTCGATTAAATGTTGGTGTACATAAACTTACACGGGTTGGTTTTTTTTTATTTTTTTTACCCATTTGTATTATGTTCATGTTGTCTTTAATTCTTTATTTTCATTAAATCGTAAAATAAAATAAGAAAGGTAAATATAATAGAGACAATAACTCCAAAAATAAAAAGTTCGAATGAAAATAAATCTTTTATCTTATACAAAATAGTAATACAAACAAATAGTTGAACAATAAGATATAAAAATTTAGTATCAAACGACGTATCCTTTAATTTATTTTGAATATATTTTATATTTTCAAATGGTAAAAAAGTACTATTGAAATTAAAACGAATCATCTTGAAAAATCCAAGCATACATAATACAAAAATTATTATAAAGGAAATTACATACAAAAAAATATTTAGTCCTGTAATACTATCCATCAAATTATAATGTTTACCTCTTACGATCAAATAATATAAATTTTCAAATAATAAAATAGGTATTGGAATAAGTAAAATCATCATAAATAAAATATAAGAGAACCCTTTTATAAAAACATAATAAGGAGCTCCTATTGTATCTACACTAAAGGTTATTTTTACCAAAACAGAAAGCAATGATATGCTAATTACGATAAACATTGGAAATAAAACAATAAATATAAGTTTATAGAAAAAATCATTGGATATATCATTCCAAGAGTTGTTATTTACATTTTTCATATTAAAAAAAAGATATAAAACAACGATAAATATACCATAATATATAGAAACATACATATCTTGTTCAGAATTTCCATTACTAGAATCTCCATTTGTATTTTCATTATCAGAAGGTATATTTGGATTTTTATTTAAAATATAACATTTCATACGATTCATCATTTCATTTATAGTAGAACGAATAATATCTTGGATATAATTTAATATTCCATATTTTTCTACATCTTTATTTTTAGTCGGTTCACATTTATTTAAATCATTTCTTATAAAATTAATACAATAATTTAGCGTTATAATCATTGCTAAAAATAAAATAATAATTTCCTTTATAGTATTGGTTACAATTAATGCCGATTTTTCAATATCATTCATAGTATTATTATATATTATTATTATAAAATGAATTGGATATTATTTTTATGTTTAGTAGTTGCTCTATTGATTCGTACAAAACAGGGGTTTATGACTCGCGTAAATTCATTTGATGTATCGGAATATGCGTCAAATACTTATCCATGCGTTAACGGGCGTAAACAAGAGCCACATTTCCAGCCATAAACCGAACCACATTGTAGCGTTCCTCAAAAAAAGTCATATCAAATGAATACTTATAAATTTTAGTAGGGTCTGTATCAATATAACCTATTACATTTCCTTCGTCATCACATACAGAATTAACTGTCTGAGTTTCATCTATATCAGGCGTTAAGGTCAATACATCCATAACAACTTCTTTGAACTTACCTAAATTCATTGCTCCACAAGGTTGGGTTTCATATGGATTTGTATTCAATGAAAAACTATAACTATACAAGCCATCATCTGAATTACCTAAACATTTATCATATTTTTCAATGTATCGATATATATCAGAACCAAATTCATTTTCGCGATATTTTCCATCCATCAATAAAGATACTTGAATCAACATATGCTTTACATTATTTTCATCTGGAAATTTAGTAATAGCAAATGATTCCATTTCATTATGATGTTTTAACTCTATAAAATTCAATCCTACATTGGGAATATCTTTGTATTTCCAGTTTGTATAGTTACTCCATTCATTTCTTTGATATATATCACTTCTTCGTAAAAACCAAAACCAATTGGATACCAAATTATTGGTCTCTATTTTTATACGTTGTGAACCTACTATATGATTATAAATAGTTTCTTTTACATCTAAAAACAAATAATTATGTTCATTGGACGCAAATACTTTTGTTTCTTCTTCCGATAAAAAAGCATATGTACCAATTATATTTACATCGCTAGCCCAATTATTTTGTAAATTGCTATATTCATTTTCTGGTGGAACTTGTAAAAACCGATACATTTGAAATAATGATGAACCAAAATCAGGTCGTATTCGTTGTGAATTTGAATTTTGGGTTACATCTAAAATAGTAAACAATTGGCGAATTGGTCTCAACGTAACATCAATGACCAATTCGTTGTATTGGAGACAAACCAATGGAAACGCGCTTTTTGTGGAATTAGCAAACCAAAAAGGCAATGGTATATATAATTTACGACCATAAATAGACGGTTCCGGTGGTTGGTCCGGATCAGTAGTAATCGCATGTGGATAATAACCATTTCTATATGGATTATTCAGTTCATCTACATTACCAGTCATTTTATAAAATTGTTCCTTTTTATTATGGGTTTCGTTTCGTTCAATCCTATTTTTAATATAATCTCCGCTAAATTGTTGTAATATTTGGCCTCCAGAAGATAACGTCACTTCTTCAATGAACAACGACCCAATATCTTCTATCCATTTGAATTCATATGGATTATAGGAGTCTCCATTTTTGTAAAAGGGACTCCATATATTGGGTAAAGTAATTACCAAGTAAGTATTCAACAATAACTCGGCATAACGTGGTATTTTAAATGTAAATTTAGAAGACTCGTTTAATTGTAATGTTCGTTCGCCATTGAAATCAATACGATATTTTTGTAAACCAAAATTGGTGTATTTAGCATAAACACTTTTAAAAAATGTTTTGGTTGGATTTCCGTTTAATATTATATTTTGATTTCCATAAGCGATTATATTTAATAACCCTCCAGGCATTACTTATAAATTAAATATATTTTTATATTACATATATGGAGAATTACATATTGTTATTTATATCTTTGTTTGTTATCATTGTAATTATATACATATTTCTTAGCATAAATAAGCAAAAAGATACATGTGAAAAATTAGATAAATATAATGAATACGGAGAGTTTCAATTACCAAACACCGATTTATCAGGTATTTCTATAAAGGATATTGTATTCAAATCCGCATTTAACTGTTGTTGTATTGGTGGTTTGAAACACGATTATGTAGACATATGTGCTTTGAAACATTGTTATAGGGCTGGTGCAAGAGTATTAGACTTTCAAATTTTTTCTTTAAATGGGTTCCCAGTTATTTCTGCATCTACTGTAAATGAAAATGAATATAAAGAATTATATAACTATTTGAGTTTTTCAGAGACAATGAATCAAGTGAATTATATGTTTTTGAATGCATTACAACACTCAAATAACAATCAAGTGTTGTTCTTGAATTTTAGAATAAATAGTAACAATATGGATATTTATAATCAAATGTCCAAAATATTATTAGAAACTTTTTCAGGTAGTAGCGAAATACTATTAAAAACTCCAGTCGATAAAGAATTAAATCAATATACCTTGAATGATCTAAAAAATAAAATTATTATTATGGTCGATTTAAATGCTTCTCCTAAAATGAAAGATAGTTTTATTAAAACAGACTTAAGTAAATTAACATTGGTTACATTTGGTACAGGATTCAAATATCATTCTTTATATGAAAGCGAAGCCTCCTTACAATCCGGTATTGAATTATCTTCTCTATATCCTAATAAATCTAGTTATGCCAACAATTACGATTATAATGATAAAGGTATACGTAACCGATTTAATTTTATATATATGAATTTTCAGAAGAAAGACGCATACCTAAAAAATTATTTAAAGTTTTTTACTCATTCTTCGTCTTTTCAAAAATCATATTCCGAAAATATATAATCTATATATAGATGTCCTATGTTTCCATATTAGAAGATGCGATAGAAACCAATCAAAAAATACAAAAGAAACAAAAGAAAAAATATGTACAAAATGATATGATAAAAATTTTAGAGAATTTTATTCGTGAAAAAGGATTGGTTTGTTACGGTGGAATAGCAATTAATTCTATTTTACCTGCTTCTAAAAAATTTTATGACAAACAACTCGATATACCAGATTACGACTTTTTTTCACCTAATGCGTTGGAGGATGCCAAAGAATTAGCCTTGATATACGCAAAATCGGGTTATGAAAATGTGGAAGCAAAATCCGCATTATTTCATGGTACCTACAAGGTATTTGTTAATTTTATTCCCATTGCGGATATTACGTATCTAGATACAACTATTTTCAATATCATTCAAAATAAGGCAATTCTCGTAAAGAATATTTTATATGCTCCTCCAAGTTATTTGCGTATGAGTTTATATCAAGAATTATCACGTCCATATGGTGATTTAAGTCGGTGGCAAAAAATATACAATCGACTCACATTATTGAATGAAACCCATCCTTTCCAACATGACGTGGATTTAACACAAAATAATTTAATTTATAACGAAGTATATGATAAGTTGGTTGATATTTGCGTCAAACAAAAATATGTATTGTTTGGCGATTTTGGTCTTTCCTTTTATAAAGACTATTTTCCTAATAAATATAAAAAAATAATAGACTCCAAACAAACAAAACAAATTTATATTTTATCGGATAATTACAAAGACGTTTTGAAACAACTCAAATCTATAAAGTATACCCTTATACCGCATGAAGGTGATTATAAATTTATAAATTCGTTTTATGAAGTAGTGATAGAAGGACAATCTATGTTGTACATTTTTACCACAAATTCTTGTCAGTCCTTTAATATCATCAAACATAAAGGTAAACCCTACCATATTGCAACCATAGATACCATATTAAGTATGTATTATGCGTTTAATTTTATAAATGAGTCTACTATCAATATGGTGAATATATTATCGTACTGTTATTTGTTAGAAACGATACATTCGAATAACAAAACCAATGTATTAAGGCGTTTTTATTTACCTTGTATTGGGCATCAAACCACCATCGAAGACATACGAAAGGAACGCGATCAAAAATATACAAGATATAAAAAAAACAAAAAAAGCGATGAATACAAAAGGTGGTTTTTAAAATATTATCCTAAAACAAGAAAAAAAAAGGGTTAAATTTTATATCTTATATGTATATAATGATAAAAACTTTTTCAAAGTCTTATTTACAATACAAACATGTTCGGAGTTATATGGACAATTTAGAGACAACCTTTTTTAACATAGATCATAGTTATGAACACTACAAACATTTTCGACGAAATCGTCAAGAAAACGACCATAAGATTAAACAATCGTTTTGTAATGAACCTTGTATTGAACCCTATAAAAAATACAAACAACAACGGCAACGGAATGAGTACTGGGTAAGTCCATTTTAAATGTGTTCTTCTATAAACAAATAATCTTTGTAATGATGTACAATATCATTTTGTCTTTTTTTTGTACGATCGGAACAAGCATTTTCTATCATATGTATACGATATCCACGATTAAAACCGCTAAATATGGTATTTAATACACAAATGCCTGTTAAACAACCAGCAATATAAAGGGTTTCAATACGATGACGAGTCAAAAACTCATCCAAATTGGTTTCAAAAAATGAATCGTATCCGTGTTTTATAATTACGTGTTCGTTTTTCAAAGGCATCGCAAAATCAAAAGGTATACCTTTATCAAGTGGTCTTGTACCTCTTAGTTCTTCTGAAAAAGGTTTAAAATAAGAAAGCGAATTATCCTTTTTGAATACAAAACATATAGTTATATTTTCTTTACGGGCTTTTTTCAATAACTTAGAAACATTTTCTTGTAGGCGCTCATAAAGAAACTGATAATCGGTTTGTAAATCAATCAACAACAAACATGAGTTTTTTTTAAACTTCATTATAATCTAATAATATTATAATGAAACACGTACTTACATAAATTTGATTATGCAGTAGTATTTTATGTTATCCATTTAAGAAAATCTTATATAGTGTCTTACATGGAAAGACCATCTTGGCAAGCATATTTTACAACACTAGTTCAACACGTATCCACACGTTCTCCATGTAATCGTCTAAAAGTGGGTTGTTTGATTGTTCGAGACAATCGTATCATTTCACAAGGATACAATGGATTTTTACCCGGATTACCTCATACTTCGGTAGTGGTGGATAATCATGAAATTGCTACGATACATGCTGAACAAAATGCGTTGACTGATTGCGCTAAGCGCGGAGTCTCGTGTGATAAATCAGTCGCCTATATCACACATTATCCATGTTTGAATTGTGCGAAATTATTGTATAGTGCTGGTATAAAAGATATTTATTATATTGAAGATTATAAAAATAGTTCGCAATTAAGAGACATAGGATTGTTTCATAAAGAAGGTATGTCAATTACTAAGCTAAGTCCATAAAGTACAAGACCGAAAAATATACCATAAGATACATTACCCATTTTAGAAGTGGTTCCTGTTTCGTTTTTTAAACTATTTCCAAAAATAACTACTAAAATATTCATAATATAATTTCGAAAAAGCGGTTCATTCAATAAAATAAATAACAAAGAGGCTAAAAGAATCATTTTATGACTCTCTTTCATAGAACTATCTATTGGGATTCTTGTCTCCACATTCGGATGAAAGGTTACTTTTGAAGGCGATTCATATACTTCTTGATCCATTCGGTTTATTTGCGGGGGTATGTTTTCTGGTATTTCGGTATTTTGTGGAATATGATCGATAGGTAAATCAGCAATATTGGTAGTATGGGTATCCATTACATTTTATTTTATTTTACTTTTGTAAATTTTACTTATTCATCCATATTTTCCCAATCATCAGGGGTTTTTTCTCTTTTCTCAAATACAACAATATTTTTATTAGCACCTTTGTTATTAGCACCTTTGTTATTAGCACCTTTGTTATTAGCACCTTTGTTATTAGCACCTTTTTTTTCTTCTAACCATTTCAATATCTCTATACGATGTTCTAATAATATGATTGTAAGGTCTTTCAGTGAAGTCCGTGACATATTATATTGCTTTATCATAGGACCGTTGTAGTTTATATCTTGGAATAAAACTAAAACATTTTGTTTAAATATAGCATCTGTAATATGTTTTTTCCATATATCTTTATTCTTCTTTTTGTGTTCATATACATCATGTTTTAACATATATACTATATTTCTCATATCATCTATATTAGATGAACCATGATTCATCATAATATTATATGCGTTCCAATAACTTAATTTACTCCATGAAGTAGAATTTATTTTTAAAGTCGAGCGAGTTTTTTCGTCGATAATTATTTCATCCAATTTACTTTTTTTTACTAAATCTAAAACCATAGTTATTTGTTCTAACGGAGGACTATCCTTGTAAAAATCAGGCGGGGCACCAGCAAGATTTGAATAAGATTTTTGTGTTTTTTTTCTTGCACGTTTTAAAGGAGATTTTCGTGTATTTTTTCTTGCACGTTTTAAAGGAGATTTTCGTGTTTTTTTTCTTGCACGTTTTAAAGGATTCATTATATTATAATGATATAATTTCTTTTTCTTTGTTACAGTTTTCTATTTTTTCGGTGGCTTCATAACATTTGTCTCCATATTTAACTACATTATTGTCTTTGAGATCGAACGCTTTAAATACTAAACAACTTCTATTATCACAGCTCATTTTGAATAAACTAGCAAGTCCTAGACCGAGTAAAATAGATAAAATATTCATTCCTAATTGAGTTTTAAAAAATCGTAGAATGTTAAACATATATATAAGGAGAATATTATCTTTGCATAGGTATACTATTATAGTTGGATGGACATTTGACTTCATTTAATTCATAGGAAAAGCATTCATTGCTTTGGTCTTTGTATTGGTATTTATTCGCATTTTCGGGTGTAGGATATATTACAATCACTTTTTTGTATTCTTCAGCCAAGTAAATATAAAACAATCCAACCGATAAACTTATCAAAAATAGTTTTAAATCTAAATACTTAAATATCATATAGTATAAGATTATATTTTTGTAATCAAATAATGATATTCTATATTATCATATTTTTTGGGTAAAACATAAAGTCCTTTTACGTCTTTGATATAATCATAATATTCATCGTAGATTGCCTTATATTCTTTGTAATCTTCTATTTTTTCGGTTATAGAGGCGTTCGGATTTTTCACTAAATTTAACTCATATTTATGTTTGGTTTCAATTCTTTTTTGTTCGTATTCTTCTTTTTTTTTATTATAGTCACTAGGCATTCCATCCACCATAGATTGAAGAGTACCCCTTTTTTTTTCAAGTTCATCCAACTCTTGATTGAGTTCCTGTTCGTTGATGTGTTGTGGAAAGTTCATCGCAAATAATCCTTTCAATAAGATTTGTTTATTGATTTGTATTAATTCTTCATTCATTATAAAAAATATATATTTTAATTTATGGGATGTTTCATATTTTGATATTTTCTTAAGTTAGCCAAAATATAATCTCTTTTTCGGTTCTCTTTTATTCGTTGTAATTGTATGTCTTGTTTACCTTTGTATTTCAGTTTTAAAGTAATACCTATTATGGTTAATAATACTAAAAATAATAATACATTGAATAATATATTTTTTTTAGTTTCATTTATTTGTTTTAACGTAGTTAAATGATGATTTAACACGTATTTAATTTCTGGTTCAACTAATATAGGATTCATATAAGTATAAAATTATAAAATTATATAATGTTATACTATAATGAATATTGCTATTTTATCCATTTCGGTTTATGTTATATTTTCTTTATTGTTTATGATAATAAAGCATTTTGTAATCGATAAGTCGGCAATAGAAACAAATCAACCTTATGAAGAAAATACACAATGGATGTATGCTTATGTGTTACTTTCATTTTTTGTCATTGCGATTCAAAATATATATTTTATAGGTGAAACCGAATGCTCTGTTCAATACGGACAATTGTTTATTCATAGTATAATGCCTTTGTTTTTAGTCATGGGACTTATTGTAATATTTTTAGTGAATATGAATTGGAATCGTATTTTTGCGAATACATTCGGGATGATGTTAGCACCTAAAATTGTTTTGAGTTCTAATCAGAAAAATCCCAATGTTAGTTTTTTCTATAACGACCCAAATATTTTGTTACAAGAATTAGAACCCAATGACTTATTAAGTAGAACCGCACTAAATTATAAATTGGGAAAATTACTAAATGAAACCATTGAAATAACTGAACAACAACATCAAATCATCAAACGACAATATTTTGTAAAACAAAACGTCGGTTATTTTATTTGGCTTACATTTGCTGGGATTGTAACCTCTTTGATTTCGGCCAATTCGTTGTTGTTACAAGATTGTATTATTGAATAAAAATGGTATTGTATCTTAAATGTAATATATATACAATAATGAAATACGAAAAAATAGCTAATAAAATACTACACAACCATAATGGCATAATAGTAGTATTGTTATAGCCTACCCCAAATGGCCGCAATAGTTCATTGTCGTTGTCAAATATAAAATTGGGTTTCAAATAAGCCAACAAACTATATAATATCAAATACATTACGACAATAATCGTAAAGGAATCTTTTAAATCCATTATATTGTATAGTTATAAAATTTATTCTTCTTCATCGCCATATTCTTCGTATTCGGTTTCTTCTTCAATAGGGTCCATTTCTTCCTCTTCGTCTTCTTGTTCTTTAGATGGAGCATCTTTATTGTATTTGTATATGGATTTACTTAAACCTAAACTCCAATCTCCTAATTTACTTTGTTTTAACATAAATTCAACGTTACGACTTTCGTCGCTCATTTCTTTGAATTTGTCAGTGATTTCCTTTTTTTCTTTGTATTTTGCTTGCTCGTTATTTTTCTTGATGATATCAACCTTTATAACCAATTTTTTTATCATAACACCAATCATTTGTTCATACATAGTTCGTTCATCTTGACTAGCATTTTTATATAATTCGCATAAATAATACTTATACATCAAAATTTGTTCTTTTAAAGAAAAGGACAAGTGGCTCACGAACGTTTTGGGTTCAACCTTTTCTAAACTATTAAAACTATTTTTTATAAATTCTATTAATTTAGATTGGTCCGAAACATTCAAAAGACTTGCAAAATAAGGACGCAACTTAGGATTTTCATACGTGGCACTATCTTTCATTTTAGACATTATTTGTATTTCATTCAATAAATTATACAGAATACTATGGGTCATTTTATCTTTTTCATCACGACTGGTTACAATGTCCTTTCTTTTTTTGGATAGTCCCTCTATTTTTTCTAATAATTTATTTAAATTCAATCCACTATGGATACTCAAATAATCTTCTATGTATTTTTCCTTTGTCTTACGTTCTTCTTTGGACATAGATGTTTTTTCTTCGTACGATTCTTTTGATTTTACCGGATTTATTTGTTTCTTAGAATGTAATTTCTTTTTTACTTCTTTTAATAATTCATCACTTATCTCACTATATGAACTATTCTCCATAATACGATTAATCTTTTCTAGCGAATAAGTAGGTTCGGTTATTTCAAACTTTTGGTCGGGTTTGGTTACTTGTGGATAATAATATAGGTTAGCCTTTTTAAATTTTTCTTTAGATACATATCCCTTTTTTATAGGTTCTATAACTTTGTCATTTTTTACATAATTATTAATGACTTTATATGAACCATTGGATAATTTTTCAGTCGGTTCTATTTCCGAAATGATTTTATTCATTTCTTCTTGAAATTTGAATGATTTATAATATGCGTCGTATACTTTGCTAATGGTTAGAGACGTCATTCGTGGTAAAAATAATTCCCATGATTTATTATTGTCTTTTGAGTATGATTCTTTTTTAATTATCGATAATTTTTGATTCAGCATAGGTCGATTCTTCAATACATTTTTAATGAGTTTGATAAAATCGTTTTTATCTACTTCTTTTTTAATATTTTTCAATGCTTTATAAATACATATCATATACTCAATGCCTTTTGTTTGGTTTTCATCTTTTACCATCGGAAATCCATCAAAGGATGTTTTGCACGAATAAAAGGATGTGGTAATTTCACTTGTATTCACATTCGCTTGGATATAAATAAAAATGATGGAATAAAGTAACAAAGAATGTTTGGATAAATTTTTTTGTATATTATTATATTCTTTATAAATAGAAGGTCCGTGACTAATTGGGACACCAATAGCGTTTAAGATGGTTTCAATATCTTTCATTATGTTTTTTTTGTCTACACTAGTGGTAGGTTCACTAGTTGGAATGATTTCACGCGAAACCATTTTGAATCCATCACTTGTATATCCTTCTTGTTCATTAAAATCTATTTTTATTATAGTATATCCGCTATATTTATCTACCCAATATTCATCTTCTTGTTTTCCTTGTTCATAACATATTTTTTGTATGGTTTCATTATAATTGGTTGAATAGGCCAATGTCTTTATAAACATCGGTACTAATTTTGTCTCGGTTTCGATACAATAAAGCCAATAAGGATCCGAACCTTCTGTAGTATATTGTTCACAAAAAATTTTTATGGCTTTATTTTTTTCATCATTGCTTTCAATTTGGAGTATTTTATCAAACATAGGTTGATGTCGCGAAAATTTTACATCCACAGAGGAATAATTTTGACTATATATTCTTTTCATTTGGTTGTATTTCATAAATGGATTGAACATCGATACATAATATTTCGACTTGCTGACATAGTCGTCGCGATTCATTTTGGACTTTTTAAGTGAGTTGGTCGAGTCTTCTTTTGTAATTTCATCTATACGTTTGTTGATATAACTATTTAATTGTTTAGACCCTTTGACGAGTTCTTTTTCGCTATATAGAACCCACCTTCTATTTTCATATACAAACGTTTCGTTGGTCTCTAATACATATCCCTTTGATCCTGAGACTACGTTATAGTTTGAAAACCAATCTTGTATTTTTGTTTTATAAGATTTTAATATAGAGGATTCATCCATATCAGAGACATATTGTTTCAAAATGATCTCAAACTGTTCAAACGATTTGAATTTACTTTTATCGATTTCATTCCATATTATGGAAGACGATTTTATAAAGGGGTCTCTTACATTCGTAATCGGTGTTCCTGCCGACGTCAAATCCATAAATATGGGCATTTGTTCTGTGGAAACTTCATTTCTAGTATAATATATTTTGTCATAATATATAGTTGTATCTATAGCGTTGGATTGTTGCTTGAATTCATCTATCACTTGTTTTATACTACTATTGGTGGTATCTAACTTATGGTCCAAATTTTGTTTTATCAAATCAAACATCAATAACGTATGATTTTCATATAAGGATATTTGAAATAATTCACTGGAACTATAAAAACGATCTTTCAACTCATCAGGTTTACTCATTGAATTCATAATAAATGAGTTGGTATAATATTCTTTGATTGTGTTTTTTTCTATTTTTCTACTTTTATAACTTCGAATATTCATAAACACCAAACGTTTTATATAATCATAATCTAATTTGGATAATTCATATATATCAAATATAGACAATAATTTAATATAGTCATACACGTTATAATAGGTGATGTCTAAACATTTCAACAAATATCTTGTATTTGGTATTATACTATTCAAAAACGTATAAAATTCTTTGGACGAATCCTTTTTTATAATTTGATTTTGTTTTGTAAATATACACGGATCATCTTTTAATTCGCTATTCACATAATATTCTTTTTTATATTGTGGTTCGCTTATTTTATGAATCATTTGATTCATTTTGGATTGTTTCATATAATGATTTATTTTTTGTTCACTAGGAATCACAACACCATCTATAATAAATTCCGTATTGGTTTTAATAGGATATAAATGGTGGTCATAACCATCTACCGGAACCTCGCTCATGTCTTCTAACCATACATTTGTATAGTGACTACCATTGTACGTGCTCTTATTTTTTTTAGAGGTTTCAATTAATAAATGGTCAAGATTGTTCTTATTAATACGATTTATTTCTCTATGACTAATATTTGTATTATCATTGGAGACTAAACTAAATTGGTCTACTTGTTCAAAAAAATGCATATTTACTGGATAGTTTTCATGTTCAAATATTTTCTTTTTTAATTTTTCATTTAAGTTGTTTGGTACAAAATTTTCATCGCGATAATAATAAGATTTCAAATGCCGAGTATAATAATGAAAAATAGAATCGCCATTCAAAATCGTACTATAAATCGGTTTTTCTTTTAATTTTTTGAAAATATAATTATTTTCATATGTAAAATACTTTTTATTTAGTTCGATGTAATGCGAAATGATTTTATTCAAATATTTATCCTCCATTTGTTTTCTAAAATTTTCGACCAATTGTTGTATTTGTTGTTCTAATGAAAAATAATAAATATCGTCGTCTTCTTCTTCTTCTTTGATTTCTTCATTTTCTTCTTGTTCTATATTATTTTTATTTGTATTAGGTTTTCTACTTGGTTCCATATTTATTTTTTCAATATGATCGATTTTACTCGGAAATCCCTTGTAATTGAAATCCAATACTTCGGTGGTATTTTCTTTTGAAAAAAATACATGTATCATATCTTTATTTTTTTTAACAATTTTTCCTTGGCGTTTCGTATCACCATAATGTAATACAATTTGATTGTTTAAATAAAAGTTATTTAATTCACAAACACCTCTTAATTTAGGTTTATATACAATAGTATATTGGTCTGGTATATCATTTATTTTAATACTTGTATCATAACTAGGTATTAAGACAATATTACTTTCTTCCACACGATGAACAAAAAATAATTCATCATTTTTAGTCACTATAAAACCATATTCCATTATATATAATAATTATTTTTATATTTTAAATTCATTTTGAATGTGTTTCAAATCCACTATAATGTCTTTGAAAATATTCAATAAGTTTTGTTTTAAACTATCCTCTAAATCACTATTTTGTTCTAAAAACACAATTTGAATTAAACTATGCTTATCGTGTGGGTGTTCTTTTTTAAAAGCTACAAATTTAAGAGACGAAGAAAATTTATTGTACATATATTTTTCTATTAATTTACCATAAGTATAGTCGTCGTCTTCTATTTTAATAATATATAACACATCTTTATCTATCATTGATTTCTTGTATATATGAAATAAACCTTCTTGGGGAATATTTGGAATATAAGAAGTAATCTTGACTTCACCCATATATGAAGAATATTCTTGTATCGTTTTTATAAGATTCTCACATGCCATAGTAATGAGTGTTTTATTGTTATATACACCAATAGTTTCTATGACAAATCTATAGGCATCTTCTATATAATTTCTTTGAGCATCCAATAGTTTGAAATCGACCTTCTCTTGTTCAGGCAATTGTTCCAATAGGGTTTCGTTTTTTTCATCATCTTCTTTGTTGTAAAATAAACATTTGGATACCATATTCCAACAAGCATCTTGTTTAGCGGTTCCAATAGATAAAGATATAGTAGCTTCAAACTCTTCACTTGGTTCGCTTAGACTAATGCGTGGATATAAATAGCAAATAGGAATCGGTGGTTCTAAAAATATGTTTCCCTTGTTTGGTTTTCCTTCCTTGTTGTATAATTTGATATGTTCGGTAGTTAACGTTAATTTATCCATAGTATCATTTTTTAGTTTAATCTTTAACACATAATCTTTGATTATTTTGTTAAACTGCTTTTGGTTTGAGTATATAATAGGAATACATGATAATCTATGTTTTAAATATTCATTGTTGTATCTGGTATTATTTTTTGTGATGTCGATGCAATTTTCTTTATGCGGGAATCCACGAATGACCAAAGACGGAATTTGGGTTAACAATGTTCGACGTAAAGCATTGATCAAAGATAAATCAATTTGAGTCAAGTCAAATTCTAAATGGTCTTTCGTCTCAATCATAGAATCTACAACAATCTTACTCATTATAATATATAATATATTTAATCTTAAATCAATTTTTTTAGGTAAAAACTCATTTTTTTAAAATCACGATTAATAAATGAGTAAACCCGAATTGTATTATAGCAAATATTGTAAACATTCCTCTGAAATTTTAGAAGAACTCAACAAACATGGATTACAAGATATATTTACGTATATATGTATTGATAGTCGAACATTAAAAGACAATGCCTTTTACATAAATTTATTAGACGGTACTCAAAAGTTATTGCCACCGATGATCAATAGAGTGCCTATATTATTGTTGAAACCCAATTATGAAATTTTGAGCGGTAATCAAATATTAGAATATATCAAACCCCAATCCAAAAATATAGAAGAAGAAACCACTAAAATATCCAATGAACCGAGCGAATACTCTATGACCAATACGATGACCGGTGTAGTAAGTGATTCTTATAGTTTTCTGGATATGAGTCCGGATGAACTTTCCGCAAAAGGCAATGGCGGAATAAGACAAATGTATAATTATTCTACATTAAATGAATCCAATGATTCTATTCCGACCCCATTGTTGGACGATAAAAAAACTAAATTAGATTATTCTTTAGAACAATTAGAAAAAAAACGAAATGAAGATATTCATTTAAAGTAATACATATATATTAAGTAATGTCGAAACAAATTTTTGAACAATTCAATAAAATGTATTTCGATTTTCTGGGTTTTTTGAAAAAATATTCGAATGGAGACAAATTATTCCAAAGTTTTTACAACAAAAACCATGTTGTAAAAAATATGAATATAAAATTACTTATCAAAACGTGGTATCAACATATTACAAGTAAATATCATAAAGATATTATAGATGGAAATATATCTTTTTTTTTAAATAAGAATTATGAACAAGATGTAAAAAATAATTCCGATGACATGATAAAATATATTAATTATTTTAAAAAAAATTTCAAACAATTCGAAACAAACATTGTGGATGAATTTGTTGGATATATCAAAAATCTTACTCGTCTAAGTTATATGTATTTTAACGCGAAAGATATATAAACAATTTATATATCATAGTATAATGGATGGATTTTTGACAATTTATAATGACTTGAAAAAGGATTTAATCCTTACGTTTCCTGAGTTGACAGATACATTGAACCAATTAGGCGATGATACTGTATATGAATATTGTTTGAGTGTTTTTCCAAATCATTTTTTTGATATTTTATATGAAAAAATGTCCTTGTTTGATGATACTGTATATTTATTACCAAATATTGATTTTTCTTTGTTGATGAAAGACGAAAAATTAAGTGATAAATCACGTAATACTTTATGGAAATACTTACAACTGATATTATTTTATGTAGTTGAAAAAAATAATCCTATGGAAAATAGTGCTCACGAAAAAATGGAAGAAACGATGGAACATATGAAAAACATGTTTCAACAAAATGATTTATCAAATACAATTCATAGTATGTTTAGTGACTTGTCCAATAATCCTATGTTTGGCGACTTGTCCAATAACCCTATGTTTGGCGACTTGTCCAATAATCCTATGTTTGGCGACTTGTCCAATAATCCTATGTTTGGCGACTTGTCCAATAACCCTATGTTTGGCGACTTGTCCAATAATCCTATGGATAAAATGATGAATGGAAAAATAGGAGAAATTGCGAAAGAAATTGCTCAAGAAACATCTAACGATTTTGGTAACCCTGAGGATTTTATGAATAGCATTATGAAAGACCCAAGTAAAATGATGGGATTAGTTAAAAATGTAGGTTCAAAATTAGAGGGAAAACTAAAAAATAGCGATTTGAAAGAAGAAGATATGATGAAAGAAGCTTCTGATATTATGAATCAAATGAAAGATATGCCTGGATTAAAAGATATGATGAAAAATATAGATATGAAAGGTATGATGAATAAAATGGAACAAGTACAAAAACAAAATGACACAAAAGAACGTATGCGAAAAAAAATGCAAAAAAAAATGCAAAAAAATATGGAACAACGTGAATTAGAAAAAACCTCAACTGGAGATTATGTATTTCAAAAAGGTGATGCCCCCAAAAAAACGAAAAGAAAACAAAAAAAGAAATAATAAATATATATAAGAATGTCTTTTTGGATGGATGACCCTACTATTTTATTGAACTCTAACTATATATTTGATGTATTACCAAATGAACATCAAAGTAACACTCAAAATTTAAATGCTTTATCGCGTTTTGTTATATGGATTAGTTTGTTTGGGTATATTATTTTAAAAAAAAATATTATTTTGATATTAGGATTTGTTATATTAGGAATGATTGCTATATTTCATTCTTACAAAGAGGGGTATGTAGAATATAATTATAGTACTATATCAAAAGATTTATCTATCATAAATCCTTTAGGTAATACATTAATGAGCGATTACAAATACAATACTAACAAAAAAGATTCTATACCAAAATTACCAACTACATCTAATAAAAGTTATGGAAAAACGCCTTCGTTTGAAACGGAGTATGGTGCTGATACAGAACAATCTATAAACGATAAAACCAAAGAATTTATTTATGAACATAACAAAGACAACGAAAATATAAAGGATTTATTTCAAGATAAAGGCGACCAAATTGAATTCGAACATCAAATGAGACCATTTCATACAACCCCAAATACTACTATACCGAACGACCAATCTGGATTTTTAACTTATTGTTACGGCATTTTACCTAGTGATAAATCTGTTATTTCTTATTAAAAAAATATTATACTATATTAATTATGCCGCAAGTTTTTGATTATACATTTCATCGCTTATCGCGAATTGGACAAGACGAAATAAATTATACGCAAGATAATATTATGAACAATAACATATCTAACTACAATACTTACAATCCATATTCGAACGATTGTTTAGGCGGTTTAGATTTTGCTGTAAAACAACCTAATGTATTTGTGAATAAATCTACGCATCAATTAGGTCCGCTGGGTTGTAATGTAAAAGACAATAGTATATTGAAGAAAGGTATTTTAACCAACCCAAATGTAAAACTAACTTTACATGAACGCCCCTATAAAACCGTCCCCTTTTTAGGAAAAGGAAATGTGGATGTATACCAAGAAAATAAAATCAGATTAGGAGACACGTTCAAAGAAAAGAAAAGTGTCTCTCAATTCAACGAACAACCTTTTCAAGATATTGCGAATTATCCTATGCAAGAAGATGTAAAAAAAAAATTACAAAGCGCAAAAATCGAAGCGGATGTGAATCCTTTATGGATGCGTGGTGGAACGGATACACGTATTTTGTATCAAAATGTAGACTATTGTAAAAAAAAATAGTAAGATATATTAATGTCTTCTACACGTAATAAAAATCAAATGTCTGATTACAACGTCAAAAAGCGCGAAAGTGAACGAAATCAGTTGTATCGAATGAATGAAACCTATTCTATTCACAACGATACACGATTTATGGAATTAGGGTCTATGGCCAAAATGAATGGTGAACAATTATCTAAAAATTATGTAGATGTAGAAAGTATGCTAAGAGGAATTCGTTCTACCAATTTAGAAGGACCTTCTTTCAAAGTAGAACCCAAGTTTGTATCTTTAGAATCAAAATCTTGGTTTGAAAAACCGACCACGATTCTTCCTGAACAACATATTCATTCTTTATTAGATCGTCCGCTTTTCTTGAATTAGTTTTTATATTTTAGTATAATAATAATGGCCTTTACTCGTTTTTCGAATGATATAGCCTTACAACAAAAAAGATTAGAAGAATCCACGTTTACTGGAATATATCATTTAAATACCCCCGGAAATGGATTAGATAATCCATATATAAATGACGTTCACATTCGTTTACAAAAATGGGGCGCGAATTTACATAAAAATACAACCAATATAGAAAGTGAACTGAAAAATAGAACGATACCACTTGGAAGAGACACGACTCCTTATAATGAATTCAAATCTAGTAGTCTTAATTATAATCAAACCAATTTTTCAATTGATGAAACTCGTACAACTATGCCAGCGTGGAAATTACGAGATGTAGAACGTTCACGTTATGATTATGTACACTCTAATCCACAAGAACATATTTTTACCCCATTTAAACATAATTTAAATACTCGAATTTTAGAAAAAGATTATTATACAAAAAATAAAAAATAATTTATATTATAATGACAGAAGTAGTTATTGCTACCGTATTATTAGGAAGTGCTTATTTAGTATCTAATCAAAAAAAAAAAGAGAATTTTGAACAACAAATAGAAAAACCTGTGATTACCAATGTCTTACAAAATCGAATGGATCAAACAACTTTAAACCCAAAATCAGAACCACTCGTTACCAGTGCGGATAAGCATTTCAACAAGGAAACAACAAATAATAGCTCGTTTACACATAATAATATGACTCCTTTTTATAAAAATAATTCGTACGGTACAAATAATTTTGTCAATGATAATCGTTTGGATACATATACTGGTTCTGGTAGTAATACGATTGTAAAACAAGAAACCGCAACTTTATTTAAACCACAAGATAATCTACAAAATGTATTTGGTAACCAGAACCAAAATGATTTTTTACAATCTCGAGTAAATGAATCTAAACGTCACGCCAATTCTAAACCATGGGAGGAAATACGTGAAGGGCCAGGTGATTTAGGGTTTAATTCTTCGATGCAATATCGAGACCAAACTCAACCCAAAACGGTCGATCAACTCCGTACCTCAAATAATCCTAAATCTGTGTATAATCTAAATTACAAGTCACCCGCTTACAAACCAAATCAGTCAGGAAATATTGGAAAGGTAATAAAAAAAACACCTGATACCTATCATATGAATGAAGGTTGTGGTGGCGTTGGTCCGGCGCGTGGTATAGAACAATCTACACAAAAACCTCTACAAATGTTAACCAATGAAAATCGGGAAGATACCAGTGTTCTTTATTATGGAGTACGTGGTAATAATTCTACTACATCTTATACTACAAGCAATAACGAAGAAAGTAAAAAACAACAATTACCTACTCAACCCTTTACTAATTTATCGTCTAATGGTATTTTTCAAGTATCCGACCACGGAAAAGAAAGTTTCCAATTATTGGAAAACAATCGAACTACAAAACAAGATTATTTTGGTAATATAACTGGACAATTTATAAGTAATGTAATTTCTCCTATTACAAATCATTTTAAGCAAGAAAAGAAAGTAGTAGAACATCCCAATCCATCTGGATTTATGAGTATCACCGCTAAAAAACCAGTGACCAATCCGTATCAATCCACACCAACCACCAATCGCGAAATGACTAGCGAATCAAAGGGACATTTGAATGTTCAAGGACAGTCTAGTAATATATATATTCATTCGAATCCATATATGAATCATACTCAGAGACAAAGTACATCCCATTCTATTATGGGTGGAGCAAATGGTAGCGCTCAGTTCAAATCTTACGATGCGGAATATAATCAACGTAATATTCAAAAACCATATGAGAATCGGACGGCAAATGGAAATATGAAATTATACAATGGAGACATAAATGCTTCTATAAATGGTCATGAACAATGTAATACTCGGACCAATGCTTTATATGTACCTAAAAGTGACTCCATTATGGGGGAAATGACAAAACAAAACCAATCTTATGAATTACCTGCTATGGACAATAGTATATTAAAGGCATTCAAGGAAAATCCATACACACATTCGCTTTCTAGTGTAGCCTAATATTGGGGTCTAAATATTTATATAAATCTTTGTACAACTTTTTATAATTATAAGGAATTACTTTGTAATTATGTATAACAATAATTTGGTCATTTTCTTTCTTCAAATGATATATTTTTTTGATAATATTGTTTTCATACTCCGTTTTGAGTAAAAATGGGTCTTTCTTTATAGAATGATATGATTTACCAATGCTATCATCCGGATTCATAATCTCATTGAATATATATTCATACTTATGATTGGGATAATCCCTAAAATAACATTTACACGAAAAACTATTAGGTAATATGTTTTCATTCGTGCATTTATTTAAACTATAATATAATACATTTGATTTATCCTCGTGTATATTATAAGTATTTATAGAATGTTCTTTATCGTCTTTAATATGAATAGGATCTAAGAAATAAAATGCTGGGTCTACAATATAAAATTCTTTGTTAGATTTACAAATAAATAAGGCCACGTGACATAATTCATCTTGCCCTTTTATTCTAAAATGTTCGGGAACAGAGGCCACGATTTGTTGACTATCTATGTTATAATTATTTTTCAAGTAACCTTTTACAAAATAAGACATAGCAATACAATTTCCTGAATTATACTTTGTAATGGTATCTTTGGATAAAGGTGTATTATAATCTATGTAAGGGAACGTTGAAAAACAAATATTATTGTAACAATGAATCATGGCTTCTTTCAAAATAGTATTATTTACTGGTTGATATGAAATGTATATATCATTTAATATCATATAAAATAAAGTAATATATTAGTTTAACTATGGATATTTTTGATAAATTCAAGGACAATATACCTCATATATTGTTTTATGGAAATGTGAAAGAAGACATTATAAAACACCTCGAACAATATTATCCACCTAAGTTGTCTGATAAATATATTATGAAATTATATTGTGGTACCTCGAAAGGTATAAAAAACATAAGAGATGATATAAAATTATTTTCAAAACAACAATTGTCTCCAAATATTTTGTTCAAGAGTATTGTATTATATGATGCGGAATATTTGACGGTAGATGCTCAATATTCTTTGAGACGAAGTATTGAAGTATATAGTCATTCTACTCGTTTTTTTATAATCACCAAAGACAAAGACAAACTATTACAACCAATACGTTCGCGATTTATTTCTGTGTATGTTTTGGACGAACCTCCTAAAATAAAGGTGGTCAATTCATCTATAAAAAAAATATTAGAAAAGAACAATCCAATTGATATTGTAGTGGAAGAATTATATGCGAATGGAATTTATGCTGACCAATTGGTACTTTTTTTGAAGGATAATGTAGAATGTAACTTTAATTCATGGACTAAACAATTCAAAAGCGAACGTTTATGTTTATTTTATTTAGTGTGTCTTTTTCGTAATAATAAAGAAATATAAATATTATTCTTTTTTATGGATGACTTTACTTCAAATATACTGAATGACTCTAAAAATGAATGGTCCATTTTATTGATTAATTTGATTACATCTCATATTATTGATGGGTTTCGTTCTATATTCAATGAAGCGATTCAATTATGTCAAACCAACGATGAACCTGATAAATATTTGATGACATATCAAAATTTATTGTCTCGTATTCCAAATTGGAATCAGAATATTATACAAGTTGAAAAAGACCGCATTATTGCAAAGTCAAAGTGTTCCTATTTAGAAGATTTGATTACTTGTGTTCATATAATACAATTGAAGTTACTAAGTTGTGTAAGGGTTGGAAGTGAAAATAAAAAAATAAATATAGACATTCCCGATTTTACTATATTTTTACATAAAATTTATATCAATATTGCTCGAAAATTGTACTCAAATATTTACTTGTTTGAAATAGACATTCCTCCTTTAGAACAACAACGCCGAAATAGAGAATTTGAGTGGTTAGTCCAAACTAGCATTATGAATACCATTCGAGATAATCTTCCAGTGGAAAACCTACTGAGACAATATATCGATGAAACCCAAGAAGTAGATGTCAGTAAGGTAGAAACTGTAGTAGAAAATAAACCACTTCCTGAATCAGAAAAAGAAAAGGTCGAACCTGTGGATGAAATCAAAGTATACAATGAACCTGTGGATGAAATCAAAGTATACAATGAACCTGTGGATGAAATCAAAGTATACAATGAACCTGTGGATGAAATCAAAGCATACAATAAACCTGTGGATGAAATCAAAGTATGTGTTGAACCTGTGGATGAAATCAAAGTATGTGATGAACCTGTGGATGAAATCAAAGTATGTGATGAACTTGTTGGTTCGGATATTATCCAAATAGAAGATTCATCTGAAAAACAAAATAGTATTCGTTTTCATCCTGATATAACTAAAGGTGACTTAAACATAGGCGAAGAAATTAAAATAAATGTAGAGGATTTAGAAAAAGACAATATTCATTTAGACATAGAAGAATTATAAATCTTTCGTAAAAGAATAATAATTAAAACCTATTATTCTTTTAATGGTACCTTATGAATATATTTATATATCTCTTATTATTTCAGTGATTTTTTTTATATGGAAACAATTTTTATATAGATCAAGTCCAATAAAAAACCAAAACAAATTATTTTTTAAGGAATCGTTTTATTTGTTTCTTATTATTTTAGGAGTATTTATTCTAAAAGATTATTATATGAAAGTACAAGAACAAAAGACACAAATATTTACAGGAGAACCTTCGTTTTAATCAGTTTATCTATATCTAAAAAGTGTTCCAAATTATCTTGTTTATAAGAACGAAACGCGATATGGTCAAATTGTTTTTCAGGAATATGTTGATTCACATTTCTGGCTATCATTTTGTATAATTTGAAATCTGGATATCGTTCGTCGCCATTTTTTTTGTACAATATATTGTTATTATGATCATCATAAACCCATCCGATGATCATATCATAAATCGGAATTTTTCGAAATGTATCTATATCTTTCAAATCATCTATTATAAAATCAAACATAGAACACGCCAACCGACATAAATCAAAACTATAATTTGGTTCTAATATTGGTTTGCGATCATTATAAAAAGGTTCGCAGTTATATTGTCCGTGAGCAGTTCCATTTGGAGAAAAACTATCACTACAAAGACGAGTGCCTTGATAAGTATAAATAGACCTACCAAAATCAATTAATTTATATAATTTTCCAAACGTAGGTACCTTATAATATTTCCCTTTTATGTTGTAATATAAAAACTCTTCTTCTGTTTCAACATACATGATATTGTTTGTATGTAAATCGTTATGAGTGAACTCAAACACATTTTGATAAACATATAATATAAGCACTATTTGAAATATGGCACTTGTCAATTGTTCGATATTGATATCGTCGGATTCAAATAAACTATCCATTGTATCTACACATTTTTCTAACATAATATGTTGGCAAGGTATTTTATCAATTACTAATATAAGTTTATCCATAATGCTATCATCGTCTGAAGAAGTATTACTAGATTCTTCGTCATTGTCTTGAGATGAATGATCATCGTTAGAAGAACATTCGTCGTCATCTTCCTCCGATGAAATACTTTCTGTGTCACTATTGTCTTCTTGCTCATCAGAACTTTCGTTAGATAGGTCTTTCTCATGTATTAAATCTATTGTTATTTCTTGTAATTGTTCTTCCACTACTTGAATATCATCGTCTAATGTCTCATAATCAACATCTAAAATTTCATCGCTTAATTCAATGGGTGGTTTCTTTAAATTCGAAAATAAAGAATGAATATCTTGGTCCTTAAATCGAAACGATTTGTTCAAATGTTCATTGAAATAATTTGAATCGCATAAATATTCAAAATCATCCACAATATTGATTTCACAATTTTCTTTTATGCCAATGAAACTATTGTATACATTTATACTATGTTTGAATTGCGACAATCTACTAGATAGCATATAAAAAAAATTATCTACGTAAGCATAATTGTGTATAGAGTGTATATATTCTTCGTATATATTATTACATTTGTTTTCTTTAGAAGGTAATACACATAATTCATATTTTTTATATTTTCCAATCAATAACTTAACATAATCCACTAAAGGAATAGTTTTCATAAAACAATTATAATCTTTATGGTCTATGGTTATAATATGATTATTATAGTCTACTTTATCTTTATAGTCTTCTACTAGAGGATTATAGTTTATTTTAAAATAGTCCAATATAGGATTATAATTTGAGTTTTCCATTATATCTTTATATATACTTTTATCAAGTGTTTTAAACTAATTGCGTCGTTTCACGTATAATCAATTATATTATATTATTATATGACGCTGAATCTTAGAAAGTTTGATATGAAACGTATTACCTTTTTAAAAAATGAAAATAAGGGACCAGTGGTGGTGTTAATAGGTCGCCGAGACACTGGCAAAAGTTTTTTAGTTCGGGATTTATTATTTCATCACGTAGATATACCTATTGGTACGGTAATCTCTGGCACAGAAGCCGGTAATGGGTTTTATTCATGTCATGTGCCTAAATTATTTATTCACGATGAATATAATACAGGTATCATTGAAAACGTTTTGAAAAGACAAAAAGCCGTCATCAAGCAAGTGAACAAGCAAATCGAAACCTACAAAAAAAGTTCGATTGACCCAAGGGCATTTGTTATATTGGATGATTGTTTATATGACAACGGATGGGCACGCGACAAAATGATGCGTTTATTATTTATGAATGGTAGACACTGGAAGGTCATGCTTATTATTACAATGCAATATCCGTTAGGTATACCACCAACACTAAGAACAAATATTGATTATGTATTCATATTGAGAGAACCTTACATCGCTAATCGAAAACGTATTTATGAAAATTATGCAGGTATGTTTCCTACATTTGAATCCTTTTGTCAAGTCATGGATCAATGTACTGAAAATTATGAATGTTTGGTTATAGACAATAATGTAAAATCAAATCAATTACAAGAACAAATCTTTTGGTACCGAGCCGAAAATCACAAGGATTTTAAATTAGGATCCAAAGAATTTTGGGAATTGTCTAAAAATCTTGGTTCAGACGAAGAAGATGATGTATACAATCCAGGTGATTATAAATCAAAGAAAGGTCCTAAAATTAACGTAAAAAAAACGAAGTGGTAAAAAAATATATTCTACTTATAATGATAAATATTTTTCATTATTTGTTAGATTTTGTTCTACAAAATAAGGTGTATTATTTATTTTATTTATTATTGATACCATTAGCATCTTTTATTCATAATATAATATTGCCTGAAAGTATCGGTCATTTTTATACTCATTTCAAAAAAGTTTATTTATATTATATTGTAGCTTCTATTGCCGCATTTAATTTTTTACATATTTTCATCAACTGGTTAGCGTGGAGAGTCATACCACGTTTTTATGAATTTGTTGTATTACGTATTTATGATTACATTTATGAAAACTCCTATTGTAATTACGAAAATTTAAATATTACTGAAATCATTATAAAAATATCGAAAATGCCCTGGATTTTACAGGGTGCTTTGAAATCATTCAAAGAAGAATTTTGTCATGTCTTTTTTGGATTTATGATAGGCATTTTTTATTTTTATATTAAATTAGGATTAAAATACTTGGTTGTATTTTTAGGATTTTTTCTAGCAATGGTTGCGTTTCAAATTATAAATATAAAACACATTACAGACATCAATAAAAGAAAGGAAGAACATGTAGACGATACGTTTGAAAAGTTAGGCGAATCTTTAAAAAACATTGGTGTAGTTCAATCGTTTCAAAATATAAACCAAGAAAAATCTATTTTGTATAATATTTTACACCATTATAACTATGAATATTATAAATCATTAAATTTTTCTATTGCTTATGATACGATGACTAAATTAATGAATCTTATGATGGGTATTGTTTTAGGCTATATGATTTGGACGGATTACTTGAATAAAAAGATTAACAAACAATATTTATTCCAATGTTCGCAAGTGGTTCTTTTGTTGATTACTATGTGCGATTCCATTGGCATTGTATCACGTTCTTTATCAGACAATTTAGGACAAATTTATGATATCAACGAATTTTTCAATAAGGAAATACCAAAAGATTATCATTGTAAAGTAGGTGAACAAATATTCAAAAATGGTGATATTGTATTCAAAAACGTTTACCATAAATACGATCGAACTCATTACTCACTAGAAAATGTCTCATTCAAAATACAAAAGGGTGAAAAAATCGCAATTGTTGGTGAAAGTGGTTCTGGTAAAACTACCATCATTAAATTATTAATGAAACATAAGACTTTATCTATGGGAACCATTACTATTGGAGGCATAAATATAAATGAGTTGTCTACCAACGAATTGTCGAAACACATCATGTATATTCCACAAAGTCCAAAATTATTTAACCGAACTTTATACCATAATATAGTATATGGATTGAAACGTCCACCTAGTAAAACACAAATCATACAAACTCTAGAATCTATGAATATTGACGTTTTTACTAAAAAACTTGACCAAAAAGTTGGTCGGGATGGTTCTCTATTATCAGGCGGTCAACGACAATTGGTTTGGTTGTTACGTTCATTATATCGGGTCAAGCCTATTATTATATTGGATGAACCCACAGCATCTTTGGACGAACCCAATAAAAAAATGGTCATTCAAGCCATCAAACAAATCGGACGTGGTAAAACCATCATTATGATCACACACGATGAAGTAGATGGTGAATTTAAAAAAATAAATTTAAAAAAAGGTTTACAAACGAACGATATGGTCAGCATATGGTAAGATATCTGGGTCATGTGTAATGACAATGATTGTTTTACCTTTTGTCTCATTGACAATTAATTTGACTATTTTTTTACGAGTCTCTTGGTCTAAACTGGTCAATGGTTCATCATAAATCACTATAGATTTATTGGGTTTTAATATACCACGTATTACCATAATTATTTTTTGCATACCTAACGATAATCTAGATCCGTTTGTACCACAAGGAGTATCTATACCATATTCCAATTTTTCATAATAATCAAACAAATCATGTTTTTTTAGCAAAGATATCATATCTTCTTTGGAAGTTTTGTTTCCATATTGTAAGTTATACAATACACTTTCATCAAATAAAATGGTTCGTTGATTGACGTAATATATATTATCTCGAATGTCTGTTTTGCATAAATCTTTACTATTCGTATCGTCTAAGTAGATGTCTCCTTTGGTTGGGTTAGCCATTTTGATAATTAATTTCATAATGGTCGTTTTTCCAGATCCTGACTTACCCATCAGTATATTGAGTTTATCCGGCTTAAAATGAATATTTACGTTTCTTAGAATATAATCTGATTTTTCATCGTATTTGTAACTTACATTATTTAGTTTTATACCTTTGAATGTGTGTATTGGAATACAAGATTCGTTCGTTTCCATTTCTTCAATGAATCGATTAATTTTGATGAATTTTGAAACACCATAATACTGATATAATGTATTATGTAAAAAATTACTTTGAATTCCTTTATAAATCAAATAAGTAATCAAAATATTGCTAATCATTTTTTTATCCTTATATAATAATCTATAAAGTATCAAAAAAAATACACTATAAAATACAATATTATTTATAAACAAAACTTTATTATTCAAATGATAACATTTAGTTATAATTTTAAAGTGGTCGTCTTCTTTTTTCATAATATGATTTAATTCACTTTCCACCGAATTGTCAAACAATATATTCATCAAATTTTTAGTTTTGTCTCCAATGTAGTTATTGTTTTTTATAGCTTCTGTATCCGATTTACAATAACAATCTAATAATTCGGGATGATATATATAAAAAATCATAAGTGGTGCCACAAACTGACCTACAAACAATGAGCCAACTATTTTATCATAACTATAAAAATAAACACTTATAGCTAAAAACATAAAAATACACGGAATTAGATCTATAAATATATATCTAATAATAAAACGTATGGTTCCATAAATTTGTTGTATCATCCAAGAGACTTCGGATTCCGATAATTCCTTATAATTTTTTGTATATTTGTAAAAAATTTGTTTTATAGTTTTTTTTTTGGAATCAGATGAAAAATGAAATAGTAAATAACTTTCTAAATTATTTTTTGAATAATCTAAAATAATAAATAATACAAATAAAATACCCAAACAATAAAGTATACCTTTCATATTACCACTTTTTAATAGGTTCAAAAATATAGACGAATTTATTTTATGTCCAGCATTTATAAATTCTGTGATAATACGGGGTATTACAATGGAACCAATAGTATACACCATAAAACTCAATAAGGTGTATATCATAAAATATATTTTTTGTTGTCCAATATATGGCAGTAATATATGCTGAACTAGATACATTATATATAGTGAATATATAATGTTCTTTATAATAAATGGATTAATTCATCTAAGTTCCATTCAAATGGTTTAGACTGGCGTATCAACGTCACATTTGGATACCAATTGGTAGTCTTGTTTTTTGTCCATCTCCAATCGCATCCAGCACTCAATAAAACATAGGTATTTATTCCTAAGGTTCCGCATAAATGAGCTAACGATGTATCTGTAGTAATCATTCCTTGTATTTGTTTCAATATACTAATACTATAGCGAAAAGATTCGTCCGACTGGTCTAAGGAATAACTCTTTACATTATATTGGTCTAACAATAGTTGTTCTTCTGAAGTAATGTCTTGTGTAATGGTAATCCATTGAATATGGTTACATTCAAACAATGGAATACATTTTGACAATGGAATACTTCTATTATGACGTTCATGACTATTATCACTATTTCCTTTCCAGTTGATCACCATTATAGGTTTGGTGTATAGTAATACATCTACAGGATAACTTGGTAACTCTGGAAAATAATCTATATAAATGTCTTTGTAATCCAACTCTAAAGCATAATGTAAATAAGATACATTACAATGATAATCAAACTTGATTATTTTACCTCGGTCGCAAAAAGGGACTACGTCAACATTGAGACAATCACGATATATATACTCATATATCCAAAACAAATTATCATACACTAAAAAAATAATGTTATGATTCATTTGAGCAATTTGTTTTATAAATCTACTATACATAATATTGTCTCCAATTCCACCAGACATATAAATCAATAATGTTTTATGGATGTCTTCTTTTTGAAAGAATCCCATCGTTTTAGGTTCAATATTCAAATTCCGTACAATTACTGGATTCATATATATGCTATACATAGGTTGAGTGTAATTTTGTTGATTTAACAAAAGCATATTATAATGAAAATAAACTTGTTCGATTATGGATTTGTCCATATCAAAAAAAGTTACATAATGATGTAATTTATATTCGTAGTCATTGACTATATTCAAATATTGACAAATCGTATTATGTCGAAAATATAACATAATGGTGAATAAGTTATTCAAATGTCGTTCTTCGTATTTATGCGCCAGTGTTTTGCTATTTTTGTATGATGTATATGACACCTCTTTGTCTCCAATTTCTATAGTATCCAATAAAAGTTTATCGTGATGGTCAGGTTCGCGATACATTAATATATTGTATTTTTCGTCTATGCATCTTATGATTGACTCTACAAATTGATTTTTATCCCATTCTTTGTAATATATACTATAATTTTCTAGAAGTATATTTTTTTTGTAATCTTCATAAATAACACGTCCAAGGGTCATTATATTAAGTTGTAAATCTTTTCTTCGGTTATATACGAATGATATTGTTGATTTATTTTTCGCTTGATAGAATATCGTTGGTCATTGTGTTGATGTATATGTTCGCTAATTGAAATATACTCTTCGTCGTATTGCCGAAGTTTACTTTTTAGTCGTATGTTATCTTCACAATCCCATAAAAGAGTATTGATATTTTTTAATTCATGAAATAAACTTCGCAAAGGCTCGGTTTCTTTTTTGTGATGCTTCAAAGCGTTGTATTCGTTTTGTATATTTTTTTTTTTAGAATCGTCTATACACTTAGATAATTTAATCTCTAAAATAGTTAATTTATCCATGATTTCTCCATAAGAACACGGAACCATCATAATAGTAGTTTTAGTTGTCATAATTTTATATTAAAATAAAGATGAAATATATATTATGTATACCATATTTATATTTCACCGAGATTATAGAAGTTTCGACAATCTAGGTCTAAACTATGCTATGAAACACTTTGACCATATTATTCCTATCTTTATATTTACTCCTGAACAAATCAAAAAAAATAAATATCTTTCCAATAATAGCTTACAATTTCTTTGTGAATCATTGGAAGAACTTCGTGACCATATACCTTTACATATTTTCTATGGAGACAATTTGAAGGTGTTAAGTAAAATTAATAAAACTATTCCAATTTCAAACATAGTATTCAATAAAGATTATACACCCTATGCTATAGAACGTGACCAAAGTATTGACTCGTGGTGTGTGAAGAAAAACATAAATTGTGTCCAAATAGAAGATTACTTGTTGAGTCCAATTGGTCGTTTCAATAAAACAGATGGTTCTCCTTATGTAGTATATACACCATTCAAAAATAATGTACTCAAACACTCTATACCTAATACACAAAATCATCCATTGAAACATTTGATATATCATAAACCACTCGAACATATATCTTATTATAGTCCAAATTTAGATTATTATACATATAATCCACATAACAACGTCAAAGGAGGACGAAAAAATGGATTGAAATATCTTCACACAAACATAGATTACGAAGACCAATTGAGCATCAAAACAACCCAATTGTCGGCCTACATCAAATATGGTTGTCTCAGTATACGCGAAGTATATCATCATTTCAAAGATGAAAACTTGAAGGCTCAACTCATATGGCGTGAATTTTATTATTACATAAACTATTATTACCCCAATCTATTAAAAAAATCGGTAGCGTTTCAAATGAAATATGATAAAATAAAATGGGTAAATAATAAAAAGCATTTGGAATGGTGGAAACGTGGGGAAACTGGATTTCCAGTGGTGGATGCGTGTATGCGTCAATTGAATAAAACTGGATATATGCATAATCGTGGTCGATTAATTGTCTCTAATTTCTTGAATCGTTTGCTAGGATTAGACTGGAGGTTAGGAGAATTATATTTTGCCCAACAATTAATCGACTATGATCCATGTGTCAACAATGGTAATTGGCAATGGGTTTCATCCGTTGGTATTGATACAAAACCATATAGTCAGCGAGTGTTTAATCCGTGGTTACAAAGTAAGCGTTTTGATCCACATTGTATTTACATCAAAGAATGGATTCCTGAATTAAATGATGTTCCTCCTAATGAAATACATCAATGGGATCTACACGGAGATCCGGATATTTATATTTTGCCTATTATAGATTATACTATGGCACGTGAACGAAGTCTACAAATGTATCGAACTATTCAATAAAAACATTTTAAAGTTATCTATTATTATTTAGCAGGCGACTATATTTCTTTGTTCATAAAATATCTAAAAATTAGTGAGCCAAAAGGATAATAAATAGACCTTGTATTATTATATAGATGAATATATTTGAATTGAATTCTCTTACAGAAACAAATATTTTACTGTATCAACAAGAAATGCCTATCTTTGTAATGGAATGTTTATTACGTGATGGACATTGGAAAGATGCTATTGTGTTGTATAACATATATAAATGGACAACATTACAATGTACATGTATCCCTTTTTTACAATGGATTCAAAACAATCATATACATATCGAATTAACTAAACATTCTATTTTACAACTCATTCAAAATGGAGACAAAGAGGTTTTACATTATATAGACCCACAATGGTACATTGAAGTTATTTTATTTAGTCCATGGTCTTTTATACAATATGTATTCGAACATTATGATATAGTACTAGAAGAGCATCATTTAATTCATTATTGTAAATTCAACCATAAAAAAAATAATATATTATTTCTTATGAAACATTGTCCTATAAATAAGGGTCTAGTTATGGATTGTATGTATTATTTATGTCATTATGATACTTTGCCTATTGTAAAAGAGTTATTATCATGCTATCCAAATATACCATTAAAACCCTTTTTTATAAAAGCAATTACATACAATCAGTATGATTTATCGTATTATTTTCTATCTTTAGACTCAACCTTGATACAAGATATAAATATAACCGAATGTTTTATACAACATTCTTATAAAACATTACAATTGTTGTATACGTTGGATAAATCATTATTTTCGAATATCAATCATAATTATATATTTTCCATTATAAGTCGCGATGTGGTGGATAATAAAAGCTCTTTTATGAGTTGGTATTTGACACACTTTAAATACTATATAGAATACAACATGTATCAAGAACATATGAACATTATGAAATCCAATGGATATGTATATGATGAAGTAAGTGATGAATATTTTATAAATGCGTGCTTAAAAAATTATGTAGATGTAGTCAAAAAGTATCAATGTACGAATTATACAATAACACGCATTGGTTTTGAATTAGCCTGTTTGTATGGTTATTTTGATATAGTCCAATATTTGTCTCAATCCGCTGAAAAAAATCATATGTATATTATGTTACAATATTTGATAACCATTGATACCATGCATTTAGACATTGTCAAATATTTATTTTCACAAGTCCAGTGTTTTCCGCCTGAATTAGCTCAATATTTTTGTAAACATGGTTACATAGACTCTTCATTCAATATAGACGACGAATGTATTTATTGGTTATGTATAAATGGACACTTTGAAGTGGTTTATAATTTAATGATAGAAAATAAAATAGCTAACATAGAATATGCCTTTTTATATGCGTGTGAATATAAAGAAGGATTATTTTTAGCAAAATGGATATATCATAGAAATGCTTTGAACCAAAAACTAATTTGTAAATCTTTTTTTAATGCCAATCATATAGATACCTTAAGATGGTTACATAGTCTCGAAACTATCCCAATATTTAAAAACAATCATGCTTACTTTAAGGAAAGGTGTATTCATCAAGACTATGAAATAGTAGACTGGTTATGTAATGTATATCCCAATTATTCATATGAATTGGTAGATGGTTACATTATGTATCATACCGAACTGATAAAAATCTTTCGAGATATTGAAACCACTGAATGTTCTATTTGTATGGAGACAAACGCCAATTCTATGACCTTGTGTAAACATTCCTTTTGTTATGATTGTATTAATAAATGGTATCAAAAAAGTAACACTTGTCCGATGTGTCGTAGTCCTATAGAAGATGTCTTTACGTCCATCATTCCACCGTGACTACTTTTGCTAAATTTCGCGGTTTATCAGGATTGTATCCACGCGAAATAGCTAATTCATATGCTAATTTTTGTAATGGAATCATATTCAAAATACATTGATACGTTTTATTTTTGGATACTACAATTGTATTTTCTCGTTCTATAACTTCGTTAGTTATGGTGAGTATAGTTGCACCACGCGTTTTTAGTTCTTGATAACTGTTTTCATTTTTATGCCAAAGTTTGTCTCTAGGTGCGATCAAAATGACCGGAAAATGTTCTTCCAACAAGGCAAAGGGTCCGTGCTTCAAACTACTGGAAGAATATCCTTCGGCGTGAATATAAGAGAGTTCCTTTATTTTTAATGCCCCCTCTTTTGCCGTATATTCATCAAAGTCTTTTCCCAAAATAAAACAATGTTGATGAAATAAACCTACATAAGGGGTCATGTTTAGATTCAGTGTTTCTTCTACATCACGAGCCAATCGGATTAAATCTTGAATTATTTTTGAATGATATGATTGAAGACCACACTGTAGTTGCGAAAACCATAAAGAAATCATAGACAATAAAGTCACTTGTGAGACAAATGATTTGGTTGAGGCTACACCCACTTCACGACCAGCATTCAAATAACACCCACAATTTACTTCCCGAGCAATGACCGAATCTACTTTATTGATCACTCCAATTGTAATATGTCCTTCTACCATTTCAATACATTTCTGTAGGTCTTTGGTTTCGCCGGATTGAGACACCATTAGAAATGCACATTTTCCTTTTTTTGGGATATCTTTTTTGGTAAATTCACCTGCGTCTATTGCTTGAACACTTGTAAACTGACACCATTTTTTCATATATTTTGACCCAATACAAGCTGAAAAATAAGATGTACCACAACCTAACAAAATAATGTGATCTATGTTAGACAATTGGTCTTTGTCTAAACCACCCAGAACAATTGTTCCGTCCTTTTTATAACGACTACCATGATTGGTTACATTCCATATGGTAAGAGATTGTTCATATATTTCTTTTTGTGTCCAATGTATATAAGGGGCACATGATTCTGTAAACATTTCCAAAGGAATGTCTCGTAAAGTATAATTTTGTTTCGTGATAAGAGTTATTGCGTCGTTTATATATTCTAGTCTAGCAATATCATTCGAATCTAATTCTATATATTTATTTATTTTACCACAAAATCCACTATATTCAGATGATACCAGAGAAAAATTACCACCATTACCAATCAACAACGGACTTCCGTGTCTCACACAATACAATCTATTGGGTTCGTTTAATACTTGAATACATAATCCCCAAGTACCTTCCATTGATTGTATAGTTTTCTCAATAGAATCCATTACATTATGCGTGTGTCCATAATAATAATCCAATAAATTCGCAATGACTTCGGTGTCGGTTTGTGAATAAAATACATAGTTTTTATCTATTAAAAAGTTTTTCAATAATTTATAATTTTCAATAATACCATTATGAACGACCATAAATGTATTATGATAACTTTTATGTGGATGCGAATTCTCGATCGTTTTAGGACCATGAGTTGCCCATCGAGTATGTCCAATACCATTGATTGACATAGGATAGTCTATGTTTTCCAAATGTTCAATCGAATGGTCTGACACGTATTTATGAACAATCCAACTGTTTTCATGAATTAGAGACAATCCAGCAGAATCGTATCCTCTATTTTGAAGTTGTTTCAACCCGTTTATTATGTATGGCGAAGCATTATGCCCTAAACACGCAATAATACCACACATAATACAATATGATTTTATTATTTATATCATTCTTTTATTTTTTAATATACTATATATTATATGGATCTATATAATACCTTGTTTGGACCTTTGAATGTCGATTTTTGTAATTTATTTTTGGTTTTAATGATTTTAGCCCTTGTTTTTGTGATTACCAATGTTATAGCTCTTTTATATTCCTTTTCTAATGATAGAAAATTAATTCCATTGTTTATTTCTAATTTAATTATGTCGTTGTTTACTTATTTTTTGCATCGTGTATTACATTCTATGTGTTTAGTAAGTTTGAATTAGGCACCTGTTCATAAAAACAATAACTCAATATAACGCCTGCGCATATATGCCAATATGCGCGGTAAGAATAGATTGAAGTATAAATACCTATCACTACATAAGGTATTACTTCATTGTAAACATAACATAATTTAGACACCGCAATTACAAACACATATCGATGTAAACAAATTGACCCAACTCTTTTATATATAACATAGAATAAACTAATGTATGGATATATGTCCAAATAATCCAAACAAATATACATAATCATACACGTATCTAAACTCAAAAGTAAATCGGTCTGAAACACATGATAATAAAAACTCAACTGACTTTGAAGATATAGGATCAAATAAGTTTATAAAGAAACCTCATAATTTAATCGGTGAAGTGGTATAAGCATCAACAACATAGAAGAATAACCGGACATAGTGTTTATTTTAGGGTTTACTATTTTACACGTCCAATGAAAATGCAATCCATGTATTAGAATACTCAAATGATTTATGAAATAATGTTCGTGTGTAAAAGTAAACCATAAATAGGGACAATATACAAGTCGTGTAAGTACAACAAATAATTCTTTGGTGGGTAATGATTGTTTATACAATAATAAAAATAATGTGCTCCATTCAAAGAGTAGCGTTTTTTGTACATATTCAAAAGGACATACTATAGTAAATATAGAATAACACATATGATGTAATACTACATCCCATTTGTTATTATATGAATCGACAATAAAATAGGTGAGTAGTATTGTTCTAAGGGGCATTTCATTTACAAGATTAAATAAAGATAATGATGAAAACAGACCAATACATAACATATTCAATATAGAATACATATAATAATATATATGCTACTATTTAAATAGTCCTTTATAATAATATAAATGACTATACCTAAGATTATTCACCAATTGTGGATTGGTCCGAAACCACCTCCTTCCAATCATATGGATACGTGGAAACAAATGAATCCTGATTTTGAATATATACGATGGGATGAACGTCTTATACAATCCAAAATAACATTGGAATGTAAACATCGAATTGCCGAAATGAAGGAAATCAATGGACAAGCTGATATTATTCGATGGGAAATTTTGTATGAATATGGGGGTGTATTTTTAGACGCAGACTCTATTTGCGTCGATAAAATAGACGACGTATTAATGAATTGTAAATGCTTTTCTGGATGGGAACACGAAACATTACGAAAGGGTTTGATTGCTACTGGAACGATGGGGTTTCCACCCAAACACCCTCTAGTGAAAGAAGCCATTGAATGGATCAAACAAAACTGCGTGGATTATGATAAAACTGGGTTAATGGCTTGGCAAAGTGTGGGACCCGGATTATTAACGCGAATGTATAATAGTGGTCATTATGATGATATGACTATATTTCCATCGTATACTTTTTTACCGATTCATTGTACTGGCGCAGAATACAAAGGACATGGAAAAATTTATGCATATCAAGAATGGGGCTCTACCAAAAGAAATTATGAACAAATGAACCAGATGTCCTTACCAAACCAATTTCAATGTCCTAAAGACTATGTTTCCATATTAATATCTAGTTTAAATACAAAAGCTACTTATTTAAAAGAATGTTTAGACTCCATAAAACATCAAGAAGGGTGTTTTCATATGGAATTGGTTTGGATCAACGATGGTTCAGATGGTCTCCATACAAAGATTCTAAAACACGCTTTACAACATTTTGAAAAAACAACACGATTTACCAAAGTAGTTTATTCCGAAAATGATAGTAATCGAGGATTGGGATTTACATCGAATAAAGGAGTAATACTATGTAGTCACGACATAATCATGCGAATGGATAGCGATGACATTATGGTACCCAATCGTATAGAAAAACAATTCATTTATATGACAAACTATAAAGATGTTCATATGTGTGGTGGTCAAATACAAATGTTTGATGACAAAAACAATAACAAAGGGGTAACCAATCATCCTTCTATTTTATGGAAAAGTTACAAACAAAACCCTAAGCACTGGATTCTAAATCATCCAACCTTATGTTTTCGAAAATCTGCTATGTTGGAAATAGGTAATTATGACCCCACTTTAAAACAGATGTGCGAAGATTTTGAAATGGAATTACGTATGTTAAAAACATATGACTTTATTTATAATTTTCCCGAGGTTTTATTACATTATAGATTACACGATAATCAAGTGACTCACAATGGCGGTGAAGGTGGGCGAGACAAATGGCACAGAATTAGGATGGATATTATAGATAAATTAATATAAATAAGTTATTTATAGTTGTATAATGAAAATTGTATTAGTTATGTTGAATAATTTACAATCTTATATATTTGACAATATTAACCATTTAAAAAAACACGGTTATAGTGATATAATAATTATAACCGATAAAAAGTTTAATCCTTTATTCAAAGAGAATCATGTAATAAATATAGAAGATTTAATAGATGATTATGTAAATGTTATTTCTACTATGAGTAATACTTTTAGAAATGGATTTTGGAAATTGACTTCTTATAGATTTATAGCACTATACGAATATATGAAACAATATAATATAACCAATATAATTCATATTGAAAATGATGTATTAATATATAAAAAAATAGATAATGTTCACAATACAAATAAACTATTATTAACTATGGATTCTAAAGATAGATGTATTCCTGGATTCATGTTTATTCCTAATCACAATATATTAAAAAAATGTTTAGATATATTTAATCCAAAATTAAATGATATGGAAAATTTTTCAAATTGTTATTATGCTTTGGGTGATTGGGTAGATACATTACCAATATTTATAGAAGATAATCAAAATGATGTAACACATATGATAACAAAAAATTTTAAATTTTATGATGCAATATTTGATGCGGCGGCAATTGGACAATACTTAGGTGGTATTGATCCAAGAAATCAGGATGGTGATACTAGAGGATTTGTCAATGAAACCTGTGTAATAGATTATTCAAAATATACATTTATTTGGAAAAATGAGAATGATAAAAAAATTCCATATATTATTATTAATAATAATGAAGTTCCAATAATTAATTTACATATACATTGTAAAAATCTAAAATTTTTTTTATAATATATATATGCATATTCAAGCTATAGATTTTTTGACATTTATAAAAACAATTTGAAAGAATATTGTATTAATAAAACAGTTTTAGATGTAGGTTCCGGAGATATAAATGGAAATAATCGTTCATTATTTGAAAATTGTAAATATGAAGGAATGTAACTATTGTATCAAAAACAAAAGATTTACCATTTGAAAATAATACATTTGATACTATTATATCTAGTGAATGTTTTGAGCATGATCCAGAATATAAAGAATCATTTCTAAAAATTTATAATATACTTAAACCGAATGGTTTATTTTTATTTACTTGTGCATCCACAGGAAGACCAGAACATGGAACTAGAAGAACATCTCCTCATGATTCATATGGAACATCGGTTGGATTAAAAGATATACATGTTTTGTAATATATTTAAATAATTTGCCCTATATCATACGACACTTGAACGTATTCAATATGCTTGTAGGTCAAGCGTTCCAATAGACGACGCTTTTCATAGGCCTTACGATATGACGCCTTATATGCGTTCCTATGTTGTGCCTTGTATTCTTTACGATTGAACCCACCAACCATATGCGGGAAATTCTTTCATTCGCCTATTGACACAATTGAATTGTTGAATGTGTTTATACTCACACGCCAACAACTCGTCTTTTGAATTACAAGGACAATTCTCCAATAATGTTATGATTGGTTTGCCTGTTTTATACAACTCATAGGACGACATATAACATACTTTTTTTTGTGTGTCTAACCAGTAATTGTATGATTTCGTGTGTTGTGCCAAGCGCTGACACAAATACTTTTGACACGTTGAACCAATATATATTAAGTCGCCCATTACCATTTTATACACCTTGCCTTGTTGATAATTTGGTAGCATTGTTGTTTATAATTGTGTATATTGTTTAAGTCAATTTGAAATATACATTTACCTACACATCTCTCCAATTGGTTCTAAAGGGCGTAAAATGATTAGATTTGAGCGTTGAAGATTGGTGATGTCGTTGTCTATAAAACGAACATCCCGAAAAGTGGTGTTATGATATATTTTTAACATGTGGTTGATGGTAGATTTTAAATGTTGTTCATCTATCACTCGTTTTGGAATCAAAACACACCTCATATATGTATATTATAATGATGAAAGCAAAGATTTATATTTTGTAGGAATAATCATATATTTAATATAAATTTACCAGAATATCAAAATAAAGGTGTTATAAAAACAACATTAAATGTTAAAAAATGAATATATTATATTTAATATATATATATGAAAAATATTATTCTTTTAATTATTGCTAGTGAAGATAATAAATGTTATAATGAAATGAAATATATAATAAATTCATATTGTAAGCTATATAAAGATAGTCACAATTTAAAATATTTTTTTATACAGTTAAATGAATCTATTCCAGATAGTATATTAGTAAAAGAAAATAACATTTATGTTAGGGGTAAAGAATCATTAATTCCAGGTATATTAAAAAAAACAATAGAATCGTTAAATTATATAAATAATAACTATGATTATGATATTGTAATTAGAACAAATTTATCTTCATTTTATAATTTAGATAACCTTTATAGGTTAATAGATACTAAAATATTTGATAACAATAATATAGCTATTGGATATAGGCCATTTAATACTTTTATCAGTGGTACATCTATAATATTATCAAAAATAAATGCTTTAAAATTATGTGATTATACGTTGTATAAAGATGTATATAATAATAATCTCAATGACGATGTAATTATATCAGAAATATTAAAACGAATAGGAATACCACTTATATCATTACCTACAAATTATCATGAGTTGATAATGGATGATATTAATCAACAAGTTCCAGATGATATATCCAATATTTTATTTTTTAGAGTAAAATCTTTAAATAGAATGTATGATGTAGATGTATTTAAACAATTATATAAAAGGATTTATAATTTAAAAAAATAACCTAGAAAAATCAACATATAATAATAAGGAATATCCTATTGTAAAAATGTTTTTTTTTGATTTGTATATATTTTCAATATAAAAAGATATACATTTTTATGTTCGCTAATTATTGTAAATATAAGAGATATGTTACTAGATTTGAATGGTGAATTGGTTATCACTACAATATAATTATAATGAATATTAGTTAGATACATTATTTGGTACGATTTATCCTAATATATTTTTGATATAAAATTGAATAAAATAATAGATAATATACAATACAAAATGGAGTTATCAAAACAAATATTAAAACAAATCATTTCTACAAATATTTCAGATATAGATGAATCATTTATAATGAAAAAAAAATGTTCAATAACAAATTATGAAATATCGGTGACATTGCATAAAATGTTTAAGAATAAGATAGTATTAAATATACCAGATGAATTGAATGATTATATAAATGAATTTTTATACAAAAAAGATTCTCTGTATATTATTATAAATCATAAAAATAATAATCCTTTATGGTCATATTCTATAAAAAATAATTGTATGAAGTATAATAATTTAGATAATATAATAACTCTACCAATAAGCATAGAAGAAAAATTTTATAAAATGTATCAACAATTTATAAAAGATTTTATATGATACAAAATAATTTGGATTATAATAAACATCTTCATAATAGAAGAATATCATTTTCCAACAAAAATAAATATTTTTTATGTCGCAATATTCAAAACATTTGGATTTGTCGGAAAATCAGTATGTTCATAAATAAGTCCGTTTCGTCCATACATATGAAATCTATGAGTTCTTATAGATGAATTGAAACGAGTGACACTTTCATGTGATACATTTTCTTTTATTTTAACCATGAACAACCATGTATGTTGATTAGTAGAACTAAGACGGTGTAATTGCCAGTGATCCTTGAACAAGCGTATATGATTTGGTAGATATTCTTGAAAAATTTCTATATATTCAATAATATCCTCTTCCATATGATATTCAAACTCTCCCCATAATTGCTTTCCATATTCAATTAAATAATTTAAGGGAAAATATGTGGTAGGAGCAACATTTTCTTGGAACAACACATTTTGGCAACTCATTATATGATTTATTATGCATAAATTAATTTTCAATTTTTACACTAAAATAAATTAGTATAAAAATAAAATATTTCTTATTTATATTATGAATCATTTACCATTGATAAGCATATAGTTTAAATAATGTTGTGTGTGTTCCATCATCCATTTTTACGGTTTCATATCTAGAACCATATTCCCAAAAGAACCATGCTATTTTGAGAGGTATACCTAGTTTTTCCAAAAGTTCATCTATATTTATTTCTTCAATAGTAAGTTTATAAAGAGTTTCATTCACAATATACAAAGACAATTCAATCTTTGGAAGAATTGTATCTTTATCCAATAAAACGGTATTTACCTTACAAATTCCAAATGGATTTTCTATATTTTCTATTTTATGTTCAATAAACATTTTTATAAGATTAACAATATTTTCAGTTGGAATAGGCATATCATCTATATTGGAAATAGGTTTTTCAGGATGATGTTCGTTATAATATTCGATTATTTGCTCATTCATGTTCATTTATATTATGTTAATAATTATGGAAAAATCAATTTTTATAAAATAAAATTCATATAATTATCTAAATTTAACATATGATGATTATCCCAATTGGCGTGTTCAAATACTTCATTGATTTTGTCTATATTTAATTCAGTCCAATCATCCAGTAATACAATAGGAAAATTCTTACTGTAATATTCGGTTATATGATTTTTTAAACAAATTGGAATCACTTTTAAATAAAGGCATTCCCAAAATCGATGTGTATCTAGTCCATTTCCTTCTGGACAAATTGCAAATTTATAGGAAGATAAAATAGTTAGGTAATTTAAATAATCGGTATTTGGCAGATTAGGTATTTTTTTAGATATGATTGTATCGTAACATTTCTTTCGTTTGATTATATTTGTAGTAATCTTAAAATTAAAATAGATATAATTTGATTTATTTACCAAAATATTAGTTTCTAATACGCGTTTCCATATATTTAAGTTACCATGACTCCACATACTATTAGTGATGCCAATAGGCAAAGGAATAATTCTTTCATCTGGTTCTATGGATAAATTTTGAGTATAAATTTTTTTGAGATTAGAAATTTTTAATAATTCTGTATGTTTTTTTTTAAATGAACCATCTGAATTATGAAGAAATATATTAAATTTGGTTGAAATATTCGATAATATATTTTTTAAATCATAAATACGAGTAGGTAAATTTATAATTTCACTATCGATTATATGAGTATAACAAAATATATTATTTATTTTTAGGGTTTTTATATATTCTATGTTGAAATTATCAATATTTATATGTTTTGATGTTTGATCCCGAATGATTGGATTATATTTAAAATCACGATTTGTTCCAATATAATAATCACATATATTTTGTATTTTTTCTCCTGTAATTATATCCATATATATATATTGAATTATTTTTAAATAATATGTAAATATACATATGGAGGAATCATTTTCTCATTGTAATAATAAAAAGCAATGTTTTGATAAATTATTAGATAAATTATTTAACCAAAAAGAAGATGGGTTTTATATAGAATTGGGCGGTAATGATGGATTAACTCAAAGTAATACCGCATTTTTTGAATTTTATCGCAACTGGAAAGGAATATTAATTGAACCTTCATTAAAAGGATATAATTTATGTGTAAAGAATCGTCCAAAATCTATATGTATAAACAAAGGGTGTGTATCTAATGATTATATTGGAAATACAGCAAAAGGAAATTTTGGTAATAATTCTTTAATGGCATCAATAGATGGGATTAGACAAAAGGGTATCGATAATTCTAATATAGAAATATCAGTAACTACTCTAGAAAAATATTAGATGGAGTAAATGTAAAGAATATAGATTTATTATCGCTAGATGTTGAAGGATATGAATTCGAAGTGTTAAAAGGATTAAATTTAAATAAGTATAGACCAACCTATTTATTAATTGAAATATACAATGTAAATTTTGATAATATACATAATTATTTAACTGAAAATAATTATAAATTATGTTGTAATTTTTCAAATTATAATAAAGAAGATAATCCTGGATGGGATGGAACTCATAACGATTATTTATTCATGTCACTGTAATATAATAACATGTCATAAGTCAATGTTTATATTCGCATATACCAATGAATGGAAACATAATCACATTCTTTATTACTATCATTTATACTAGATGCATTTTTCCAATTTAATTCTCTAATTATAATATCATTTTGATGATATATATTCATATAATTAAAGTATATTTCATATTCAGAAGCTCCACTATGTGGAAAATCAACATGATCTACCATATTTATAAATATTTTCCAAAACGGATTAGTATTATGATTCGTTTCTACTATTTTCATTAGCTCATTCAAAATATTGTTATTAACAATCATGTGATGTACAATACCAGAACAAGGGTGTGCTTTTTTTAACGATGGATGTAATTTATTCATATGATTAAAATATGGTTTATGATATTCAGTACCAGTTGTGTATATATATTTACCATCACTATCCATAAATGATGTTGGTTTTAGAAAATGTGTATCGCTATCCACGATTAAATAGTTTGGTAAAATACCAGGAATAACGTTTCCTGCATAAAATTTTAACAATTGTTGTAAATACCAACCGTTTCTATTATGTTTACCAAATTTTTGAATTAAATCATTTATATTAAAAGGAAATATTTTTTCATCAATTGTAATAGTACCCTCTATATTAATTATTGGATTAGCACATACTAGGTAAATATTTCTATATCCAATTATATTCTTTTTGGAATACGGAATCATACTCTCTATCACGTCGTTGTCATTTGGACCGACACAAATAACTACATCAAATAAAATATTCATTTATATATGTAGTATATTTTTTTTAAATAATTATTTATTATATTGAGTATAAAATAGTATTTTTTATAGGGTACTTAAGTGTTTGATGAGTTCTATCTGTTCTAATTTTATAATCTGGCATATAACAAATGTCTATAGTATCTGATAATAATGCCGCACACCATGATACTGTGCTATTACTACATATTAATTTATTGGCTTCTTTCATAATATGAAAATCAGTTAGTATATCATTCGATTCGATAATGATAGAAATATGGTTGTCACTAAACCATGATTTAACTTGTTCGATATAATTTAATTCAAACGATGATTTTGGTTTATTCACAACAATTGCTGTAGTACTATTATGAAAAAAAATAGGTGTAAGATTATTTAATAATCTGATAATATTATCACATGTTATGTATTCTCCATTTTCAATGAAATCTTCCAATCTAATGTGTAGTACTATGTTATAGGTCTTTAATATAGCCGGTTTATTAATAATATCCGAAATCTTAAATTCTTCGTAGGGATAATTATAAATTATATGTTCTTGATTATTATGTAAAAAAGATTTAATTTGATCTTTATAATTAGAAATCTCTTGAAATTGGTAATATCCACCAAATGATATATTATTATTTATTTTGGATAATTCGAAATGATTATTTGTTATAATATCTTTATACAAATGATCACCTAAACTGGTAGCAATACGTCTATGTAAATTTATACCACCATATGAAAATTGTGGATTATATTGTAATATTAATACAATAGCAAAATATCTGAATAATGCGTTTCCTAAACGACCTCTTGGTTCAAAATAGATATATTTTTTATCAGACATAATATATTCAACTATTTGATTGTATATATTTTTACGAGTATAATACGAAATGAGTAAAATCGTGCGTCTAGGTATGACCGAATCTGGATTACTTTTTTTAAATTGGGTATACAAACACGTCAAATTAAATGAAGGTGAAAAACAAATTATTATGAGACAAATTATGAATTTAACCAATTGGTTATATAGCACATCAGGATATTATGACAAATCTGTGAAAGGTGATAAATTTAGACAAGTCCGCAATGAATTCCAATTATTACAAATTTATAGAACATTTGGAGACAAGCGTAAAAAATTGTAGCGAAACTCGGTTTTACTTTCATGATGGTATGATTATGAATTTGTATGAGCAACTAAAGGAACCTTTTCAAACGTTTTATAATATAAATAATTTGGTGTTAATGAATAATACCAAATCTGTTTCTATGGTGGAACCGACTTTTCATAAAATGCGTGACAAAAAGGTGTTGGTAATTTCTAATGTGTATATATAATGGAAAAAGATAATATTCGCGAAGTAATAAATGACTTGAAAGCAAAACGAGATGCGTTGAGTTTGGCACATGAACAATTAAAAAAAGACAATGACGATTGGAATAAATGTGTTATTGTGTTGTCTCTAATGACAGGTATGTTTGAATCGATGAAAATACAAATGGGATGGGATAATAATTTGGTAGCCTTGGTGCCTATTGGGTTATCTTCTATTATTGCCTCTATTTCCGCCTTAATAAAATTCAAGAAATTCCCTGAACAAATGGAAACGTTGATTCAGTCTACGTCCTTGTTGACCAATACATTGAATAAATGTAGAAATCACGATATTCTCGATCACGAAATTATGATAGAATACAATGACGCGTTAGAAAAATTAGAAACAAGTGTTTATCCCGATATACGCAAAAAATACTTGAAAATGTCTCAAAGAAATTTAATTGATATTATGAAAATAGAACAAACCTATTTTAAAAATATTGAACTAGTAAATAAAGGTGAAAAAATTATGCAAATAAGCGATGACGGTTCCAGTAAAAAAAACCATAATATACTTCATATGCCTTATCCATTGTCGAATAATGACGATAGTTCTATTGCAACCGAAGAAGAGTCTATACACGAATCACCGAAACGCAAAGAAGAACCTGTAATATCATTTGAAGAAGTATCCAAATCTACAAATAATTATGAAGTAGATAACTCTAACGTATAAGACTCCAATGAGAAGGAAACAAATCCTTCATAGATTTATTACCTTGTGCTGGACCAAACCATTGTTTAGGATAATATACGTTTGGTTCAAATGGATTTAAATATGCCCCCCACCAACTGAATGAACTATTTGCTATTATGTTGTGTTTACATAAACTCATTTGTATCATTTGTTCCCAATCTTTTAAGTTATGGTCTACTGATTCAAACGTTAGTTTAGGATAGTTTTTTTTCAACTGGTCAATATATTCATTTACATAAGACGCGTCCTTTTCCTCAAAAAAATAAAGTATATTCCAATTATCCTTTTGCGTATCGCGTATAAGTTGTTTCATTGCGTTCTTATAATAATCCATCGTCAATAGTGGGTGATGTTCTTGTATATCTTTGTAATCCCCAATCCTGAAATGCAAAGAGACCTTATTTGTTGGACTATATTTTTGTTGAGTTTCTCGTATTTTTAACAAACGGAATATAGATTGTTCATGTTCTTTAAAATACTTATAAGACTGAAAATATCCCCACAACTTGAACGATTCTTCTATATAAGGTATTGGAGTATAATGAAATTGTGGTTCTTTGTATATTGGTAAACGAATAGATGGTTTTAAAAATATTTTTAGTGAACTCAGTAAATTGTCCCAATAAAAGGGTCTGTCATTACGAGTTGGTAGTTTATCTTCAAAATAAAAGGTTTTTTTATTTTTCAAACTATACGACAAAACACAAGCAATCTGAAACAATTGGTTCCCAAGACCTCCCATCATCTCAATGGTTATCATTGACATGATATAAATTATATATTTAAGTAGTTAAAAATTTCATTATTATACGCGCTTTTTGAACGGCGACTACATCATATCTGGTAGGAAAATTATTCAAAGTCAATGATGTACATTCGACATTTACCATATCTCCTTCATCCAAAGGTATTTGTACGTCTTTGGTTGGATATGTTTTGGTCGTTTTTCCACAATAACCACTCAAATCATTCCAATCGAATGACACGGATGTACCATTTATTTCAAACGTTACATCATTTATAGACGCATCACCACTATCCATCGATAAATCGCTTAACATAAGACCCACTTTTACTAAATCACTTTTGATTAAAATGGGATATCCAAAATTTTCATCTTGGTCATATGCTCCGGCACCATAAGCAAAAGGAAATTCACCAGCCGATAAATCATTCGTTTCGCCTAAAGCTTGGTAAGCAAACCCGACCATAGAAGCAGCTTCTAATGAACCCTTTATTACTACATTTCCACTTACTTCTAATGAACCATTCATAAACACATCAATTGAATCATCGTAAGACAACGATATATCGGATTGTGCGCTTTCATCATAATGTGTTTTTGTAATGATGAATTTATCACTATGTTCTTGACCTTCTTTTCGTCCACTGTAACCAAAAAATACATTATCACTAGAATCTTGAACCATAATACCAGAAGGCAAATTGGTAGTTTGGTTACTTGAAATGTCTTTTACATTTATTTTTATGATGTTATCGCTTACATCCAAATTTACGCTATTTATGGTCGTTTTGGTGTAAGTATAAGAAGACTCATTTACATTCAAAGACCCATCAATAGTGACTGTGCCTACCAAACGTGTTTCACCATCAACGTACAAATCCTTGTTCAAGGATACATCGCCTTTTACCAATAAATGTTCTGCTATTTCAACATTGGCGTTAAGTGACACATCACTAGAGGCTTGTAAAGTGGTCACGGTGGTTGGACCAACGACATTCAACCCATCAGACACGTCAACAAACGCATTTAAGGATACATCGCCTGTTACTAGTAAATGTTCTGCTATTTCAACATTGGCGTTAAGTGACACATCACTAGAGGCTTGTAAAGTGGTCACGGTGGTTGGACCAGCGACATTCAAACCATCGGACACGTCGACAAACGCATTTAAGGATACATCGCCTTTTACCAATAAATGTTCTGCTATTTCAACATTGGCGTTAAGTGACACATCACTAGAGGCTTGTAAAGTGGTCACGGTGGTTGGACCAGCGACATTCAAACCATCGGACACGTCGACAAACGCATTTAAGGATACATCGCCTTTTACCAATAAATGTTCTGCTATTTCAACATTGGCGTTAAGTGACACATCACTAGAGGCTTGTAAAGTGGTCACGGTGGTTGGACCAGCGACATTCAAACCATCGGACACGTCGACAAACGCATTTAAGGATACATCGCCTTTTACCAATAAATGTTCTGCTATTTCAACATTGGCGTTAAGTGACACATCACTAGAGGCTTGTAAAGTGGATACCGTAGTTGGACCAGCGACATTCAACCCATCAGACACGTCGACAAACGCATTTAAGGATACATCGCCTATAGTTTTAAGTTTAGACTGAATGGTTACATTTCCGACAACATTTAAAGAATTATCTATATTGGTTAAATCTCCTACATCAGAATAGGTAATCCCTTTTAGGTTGTATTCATTTTTAGTAGCGCGACTTGTAGTGGTTCTTTTGATACCCGACATTATATATTCTTATAATATTTTAAATTTTATCAATATTCTGAATGTAACACACAGAATTATCTTTATGTATATCAACCATAATTTCTTATAGACAATATATAACGGTTTTTATATAGTCATACTACATTCTTGATTGTGAATATACATTACGATAGATATTTTATTCTTATAGTTGGTCAAATATCACCGAGATGCTTAGGTAGTTCCTCATTCGCTTGTTGGTCTACGTAATCGAGTTTAAGGGTTAAGCATAATGCGATTAAGTGATGTTTTAAATCTTTAATGGTGTAAATTATTATTATTTAATAGATGAATTTGATTTTCATATACTTGTTCAAATATGTTCTTGTCTACGGATTGAAGGTAATACACGGCTGGTTGTTGAACGAACTATAATAATTTAAAGTAGGTGCATTAAATTTTAATAATACTTCGCTATGGGAACAAGCAATACCGAATACAATCACCGCATTTATCACACTAATATGGCGATCACAACTTAGCTTACTTAAACCGGTAAGTTTCTCCATACAAAACTTCGCGAGATGGACATAATTTCTTTGTTGTTCAAAAACAAATATTTAGACGGCATATAACATAGGAGTTTATTTTTATTTAAAGTATAATTTGGTATCATGGCTATTGACTTTTAATATCCTAAAAAACGACTTGGCTCTCTTATATGTCCTTGTTTTTTATTAACATCATAGTATTTTATTACATTCTTTGTTTCGTATATTAGTTGCTTGATGGTGCCATAAAACCACATGGCGTTAAAACGATTACACTCTTGGTAATGGAATACTAATAATATATACGTTATTAGTATATATTATTTTATTCTGGTTTTTGTGGAAAGGGCATGTCATGCACCCATACACTCGGAAAGTCCCTCAACGCTTGCCGATAGGCCAACCATAGTTCTCGTTGCGGAAAATCGGGCAAGGCAGTATAATCGCTATCTCGTAATAGTTTATCACGCTCTTCACGCATTTCGACCATTTGTAAGTCATCGTATTTTAAATCTAATTCTTCTAAAGTAGGTTTAGGTAAGGTATCGTCTAACCATCTTAAACTGTCGTATGTTTCGCCGCATATCCACGCATGTTCGCCATAATACTTTCCTAATATTTTGCTATAATCCATATAATATATGTATAGATTTTATTTTATCCAAGAAATTGAACTACAAAAGGATTTAATATTTCGTCGTCTGTAGTAGTATTTTGTCTTAATCTTATTTGAGAGTTTGCCATACGAGCGTACAATTCGTCGCCGACACTACAATCTATAATGACGGACATTTGCCTTTTTTGGTTATTACCTGGTGTGTTAGAGCCCTCTTGACTTCTTGATATAAGTCGTATGGTAGAACCATCGTCTAATATTAAATCTACCGTTGCGCTTTGGTTATTAATGGTGTAATAAGAAGCATACACGTAATATCTCCCCGCCACAGGGCAAGTAAACACATTAGTAGATGTATCGTAATGACCTCCTATGTTATACTGCGCTTCTTCATAAGGCAATTTGGTTAAACCTCCTGAAACGGTGTCACCACTTTTAGAATAGGCTAAAACCCCTATTTGATTCGGGGCAGTAATCACACCGCCAATAGAAACATAACCATCGGTGAACAGAGTAAGAGCATTTAATGTACTTGTATTGACAGTGGAAAAGTTTGCGTCGGCTGTAGACGATAGGATATTCCCAACGATGGATATATTTGCCCCCGCAATCAAGGTTTCTTGATACCCTACGATGTTGGAAGCGTTGATTTGCGACGCATCCAATGTTTGTATAGTTGCTTGATTCATAGAAACATCACCAAATACTTCTAACTCTTTGTAAATACTTGTATTGCCTGACGAATCAATCAATAATGCATCCCCTTCACTACCTGCGTTAAATAACGCGACTGAATTATTGTCTCCACTCCCTAATTGGGAAACTTTTAACGCTGGTCCAGTTCCTTCATTTGAAATATCTAATTGGGTACTAACTAGTATTTCATTATTGATCGTAGTATTTATTAGATTATTTACATTCAATGAACCATCAATTATAATATTTCCATGTACATGTAAGTCATTCAAGCAAATATCACTTGAAAACGAAATGGTGTCTTGTTTATTGGACAAGGCAATTTCTAGTCCAGAAGTATCGCTAATTGATAAATCGCCTTCGTTAATAGTAGGTTGTTTACTTATGTTTAGGTTAGATACATCTAAATATAATGCTTCTACGCTGCTAGATAAATCATATACAGAGTTACTCAGATCACTATCTATTGTTATATTGGTTATTAAATCATTTATTTCAACAAAAGAACTATCTACGTCATTTCGTAGTTGATTTACATAATAAAAATTACTTTCTACACCACTTACACCAACCACAGAAATAATATTGTCTACTATTTTTATATTATTTCCAGCATTTAATTTATTTTGTTTTAATGAAATATTATATTGATTCATTTCAATATCACTCTTTATAGTTTCCAAATCAATATTTGGATTAGAGACATAACGCGTATTATAAGGTTCTAAAATCATTATAAATCTATTTCTAGCTGGATTGTATGGGTAATTGGTATATTCGCGATTGGTAGTTTGAGACAATAAGTCCGAACAAAACCACGAAATCACTGAATTTTCTTCTATTATAATTTCATCATAGTCAACACTTATGGTTGGACCATTTATATTTTTTTTCTTGAATAATGCCCCCAACATATTTTTACTAGCATCAAGCGTTTCTTCCACATAATAATCACTCATGATTCCATTGATATATAAATCCATCTTAATACGTACGCTGGATGAATTAAAATCATATACATCTAAAAATTCGCTGGTTTCATAGTTCTCATAACCATCGTATAAATACATAAAATATACTCGTTTCAATATGGATTTACATGGAACAATTACCCCAAAAAAACCACTTGACCATTGACCTGCTCCATAAGCAAATGGAAATGTTTGATAATCGTAATTGGAACATTCAGCCACAAGCGAATAATGTGGATTTGTATAAGATACATCGTCTAAAAGATCATTGTAAGACAAGTCGCACTGATTTATATACTGTATCAGAGCATCATATTCACTTGTAGGTTTGTAAATTTTCCAATCAAAATGTGAATTATGGTACAATACAATTTTTCGATAATCCGCTAAGTAATAATCATAAAACAAACTATTATAGTAGCAATCATGAAATATTTGTCTCTGTTCTTTATAACCATAATCGTTCGCGTGGTTCCATAATTGGTTGTTGGTCATTCCTGATAAATCGGGATACGATTTGTATTTGAACTCAAGTGTTGATGTATTACATTCTTCAATAAAATAAATCTTTAATTCTTCTATCATATATAATTTTTATATTATAATGATTCTAAAACAACGATAAATCTATTTCTAGAAGGATTATATGGACGTTCGGTATAATCATCTCCTATGTTTGAATTCAACTCTTCACAATACCATGATAATATGGAGTTTTGTTCTACCTCAATTGTCGTATTTTGGATAATACATCCATTGTATGAACTATCTTCACTTTTAAACATTCCAACCACCATATGTTTTGAAGAGTCTAGCATTTCTTCTATATAATAATTTGTATTAGAACCATCTATGTATAACTTTAATTTTATATAGGTATCGTTTGTATTATATGATAAATCTGAAGTTACATCTTCTTCGTCATAGTGATACATAAAATATCCTCTTAGCAATTTAGATTTAAACGGAACTACCATACCAAACAAATTGGTTGACGTTTGACCAGACCCATAATGAAACATAAACTGCTCTTTTTGATAACTGGATTGTTCTCCTATTATTGTATAATGTGCTTTGGTACTTGAAATACTTAATGTATTGGATGACGATACAGACGCACAAGGTTCTAAATTCCGTCGGTCCATAAAATCCAATAATGCGTAATATTCACTATTTATAGCTAAGCTATAACTTTGTATGTATAGTTGCCAATTAAAATAAGGGTCTACGTTCAATACTTGTGTCCTATAAGTATTTAAATAATTACAATAAAACGCATCATTATAAGAACAATCATTAAAAATAATTCGCTGTTCTTTATAGCCAAACATATTAGCATGTCTCCATAGTTCGGTTAGAGACAAATGATTCAAATCTTCATAAGTAGAATAATTGGTGTCATTTTCAGAAATATCATCATAAAAAAATATTTCTAATTCGCTTAAGGTATAATCACACATATATATTAATCGTTTATTTTGTATTTATAATATATAACTTATGTTTAATGTCTATTGTCATCGATATATTTTATAACGTATATCAATACAATTTAGCAAAAAATATAAATAAATATTTAAACGACAAAAATATTGCGACCCATTTGATACATGATGTAAATGAAATGTTATTTTATAATAAAAATTTAAAATACAAAAAAAATATATTATTTATTTTGTCCTATAGTCGATTAAATCCATCCATATATTCTTTATTGAAAGATAGTAAATACGTTATTTTTCAACTGGAAAATCTTATTGAAAATGTGAATATACATAAATACATTGAATTATTCAAACATGCTATGTATATTTATGATTACAACTCCTATAATCTAAAATATTATAACGACCAAATCCAATCCAAAATACATGTATTCCAACCACCTATTTCCACGAGCGATCACATTGACATTTTATTTTATGGAACACTCAATGAAAGACGTAACAAAATATTAGGCGATTTAAAAAAAAAGTTCAACATAACCATAGTGACCAATGTGTTTGGCGAAAAATTAAATGAACTGATTAAAAAAAGTAAAATTATTTTGAATATTTCTTATTATAACAATAGTTTATTAGAGACAACACGTCTGAATGAATGTTTGCCGTTTAATAATGTGATCATTAGTGAAAGTCCTAAACTGAATCAACATGAACAACAATACAATGATAGAGTCATTTTCATAAATCCTATTGTAGGGGATTATTCTGAAATATCATACCATATTGAACAATGTCAAAAAAAACATACTATTATAAAAGATTTGAATCAACAATTTGATGTTACAATGAATAGAACGATTATGAATTATTTTAACGAACAGAAATATAAATTATTATTTCACAAGGTAAATTTGAAATGTATACGTCAAAAACCAATGGAATACAATGTCGAACAATATGAGGTATATTCAAAACCATTGTTTGTTCATTTACATTGTTTTGATATATCACAATTTAGTGCTATATACGATTATTATTTGTTTGATTTATCCAAGTATTTTCATATTGTGGTGACCTATTCTATTGGATTCTTAGAAAAAGTATATAGTCATATGACTATATTAAAAATACCAAACAATGGACTAGATATAGGTGCTAAAATGATGATGGTAAAATACTTGAAAGACAAAGATATTACTTATGATTATATTTATTTTATGCATTCTAAAACCGACCCCCATTTGAGACATATTTATATGGATACTTTATTTGATAATATGGATCATATTGTCTCTAACTTATATGATTACGAAGGATATTTTCCAAACTTGGCATATACCTTGTACAAGCAATACAATATAAAAATGATGAATCAAACAAAAAATGTGGATTTTAATTATAGTTATACCAATGAATTGAAGCAATATTTGAATGTAAATGACCCACATAAAAACGCATTTATTGAAGGAAATGTATATATTTTGAAAAAAAGCATTTGTGATCTTATCTTTGGCGATGAACGTTTGTATCCATTGTTGAATGAATCTGATGAAAACGACTATGTTTATTTACAACATATATATAAACGACCTATTGAAGAAATTTTCCACAAATTTAAACATCATTATCAAACACGAATGATACACGACGGACAAATCGAACACGCATTTGAACGAACCGTGTTGTCTTTGTGTAATACTTATTATATAGCAAAACCAATATTAACTATTATTATACATAATGGTGAACTAATACCCCACATATTGGAACAATCTTATAAAGTAAATATTATATGCACTGATTACGTCAATCGTGAACAATATGATAATGTCACCTACGTAGAAGATACACAATTTCAAGATATGATAAAATATGTTACCACTGGTTGGTTATTGTTTTTGGAAATAGATTATAGATACAACAATAAACAGGCCTTATCTAACATAAGTCAATATTTATATAACCGAAATAATATTATAAAAATGAATATTTCTGGTAATCACCAATTATGTTACTCAAATATTATTATTCATCATTCTATGAAATGGGAAGCCTTATATATACAAAATATTCGCAAACCTTGTGTAGAATCTAATGATAATTATATTATTAAAATATAAAAAGAACTTAGGATGAATACCAATGGATGGGGAAACAATTGGTATTGATCTTGGAACAACGTATTCTTGTGTAGGCGTTTGGCAAAATGATAGAGTTGAAATCATTGCCAACGACCAAGGAAATCGTACAACGCCTTCTTACGTAGCCTTCAATGAAAAAGAACGATTGATTGGCGATTCGGCAAAAAATCAAGTCTCTATGAATCCAACCAATACCATTTTTGACGCAAAACGGATGATTGGACGCACTATGAACGATTTGAAACAAGACATGAAACATTGGCCTTTCAAAGTAGTAGAAGGAAAATCAAATCAACCCAACGTCCAAGTAACCTATAAAGGGGAAGAAAAAACATTTTCACCTGAAGAAATATCTTCGATGGTGCTTATTAAAATGAAAGAAATTGCCGAAGCCTATCTTGGTAAAGAAGTGAAAAATGCGGTCATTACAGTACCCGCCTATTTCAATGATAGTCAGAGACAATCGACCAAAGATGCGGGGGCGATTGCTGGATTAAATATTTTACGTATTATCAATGAACCAACCGCCGCAGCAATTGCCTATGGTCTAGACAAAAAAGATGAACAAAATATTTTAATCTTTGATTTGGGTGGCGGAACCTTTGATGTTAGTATTTTATCGATTGACGAAGGTATTTTTGAAGTCAAGGCAACCGCTGGAGACACCCATTTAGGTGGTGAAGATTTTGACAATCGAATGGTAGATTATTGTCTCCAAGAATTAAAACGAAAATATAAAAAAGAATTAACGGACAATCAACGGGCAATGCGACGTCTAAGAACATCGTGTGAACGTGCCAAACGTACATTGTCATCGTCTACAGTAGCTAGCATTGAAATTGATTCATTGATTGATGGTATGGATTATAACACTACTATTAGTCGCGCCAAATTCGAAGATATGAATATGGATTATTTCCGGAAATGTATGGAACCAGTAGAAAAGGTCATTCGTGATAGTAAATTATCTAAATCACAAATTCAGCAAATTGTTTTGGTGGGTGGTTCTACTCGTATTCCAAAAGTCCAGCAATTATTGTCTGATTTTTTTGGTGGTAAAGAATTATGTCGTAGCATCAATCCAGATGAAGCGGTTGCATATGGTGCTACCATTCAATCCGCAATTTTAAGTGGACATAATCAATCCGAAGCATTAAAAGATTTGTTATTGATTGATGTGACGCCTTTATCCCTTGGTTTAGAAACTTCTGGTGGTGTAATGACCAGTTTAATTCATCGTAATACTACTGTTCCGGTAAAAAAGACTCAAATTTTTTCAACCTATTCTGACAACCAACCGGCTGTAAATATCCAAGTATTTGAAGGTGAAAGGGTAAAAACCAAAGACAATAATAAACTGGGTGAATTTTTGTTAGAAGGAATCCCACCTATGCCACGCGGTCAACCACAAATTGAGGTGTCGTTTGAAGTAGATGCTAATGGTATTCTTAAAGTGAGTGCCAAAGAAAAAACCACTGGTAAAGAAATGCAAATCGAAATTAAAAACGATAAAGGTCGATTATCAGATTCTGATATTGAAAAAATGGTACAAGATGCCGAATTGTATAAATCCCAAGACGAAGAATATAAGATGACCTTGGAAACAAAGCAAAGTTATGAACAAAGTTTATATCAAATAAAAAGTCAGATGGAACAATCATCTATTGCTGAAAAGGAAAATGTATTACAAAAAATCAATGAAGAAATCCAATGGCTAACAACACATAACGATGAATCTATTAATGTGTACAAAACCAAACAGCAAGAACTACAAGAATATATGAAATCAGTCGGAACATCTACTGAGGATGTTTCGGAACCTGGTTTGGAACCCAATATCGAAGAAATCGATTAGGATAAATCAACCTTTTATTTTATTTTGTTGTTATAATGCTAACTTTAAACCAAAAAATAAATAAAATAAAAGATGATATATCATTCATTAATAAACTAGAACTAGATGTATGCGGAAATGCATATTTTAGAAAAAACCTTATTGTAGATAATAGTTTAATTGTTCAAGATTTAGATATTTATGAAAAGTTGATTGATTTGTCAAATAATGGTATGTCAGGTATATTTGAACCATCTGGAAATACATATTATTATGATTCTACACCAATTGGTATTGGTACAAGTGATGTAAATGAAAATTTTTCTTTAACTATTTCAGGTGGTTTATATTTAAGTGGAAATAATTCTTCCTCAATGAATTATACGGATACATCTTGGTTAAGAGATACGTCAGATAATGTATATATAACTCATGTAAATACACTTGGTATAGGTGTAAAATATAATGATTTATCATTTAATAATAAGTTAGATGTGTCTGGAAACTCATATTTCAGAAATAACCTTATTGTGGATAATAGTTTAATTGTTCAAGATTTAGATATTTATGAGAAGTTGATTGATTTGTCAAATAATGGCGGTGGAGATGTTACACAACAAGAATTGGCTACAAAACAAGACGTATTGACTGCGGGAACAAACATCACGATTGTAGGTAATACAATTAGTTCGGCAGGAGGAACTTTACCAGCAGACGTAAACTTTTCCAGTGTAAATACAAGCACCTTAAATACTTCTACTATCAACACGAGTGGTAGGGTAGATATAGGTAATGCGGGCGGACAAAGCGAAGGTTTAGTTCTTACGGGAAACGGACCAACGATTACTTTTAAAGAGACAAGCGCAAACCAGCGTTCTGGAATGATACATATGAACGACAGCAGAATGTATTTTTTATCGGGGGTATCCAATATCGAAGCTTGGACGCAAGTAAACGGAGAGTGGCCTCTTATATTAAATACAAGCACAAACGTAGCCCAATTCGGCGGGAATATTATCAGTCCAAAATGGAAGGTTATAAAACCCGTTTTTAATTTAAATAATAGGTTTCCAAGTGCGAGTGGAGGAACACAAGTAACGGTTGCGACGAATGTAGTGATTACAGGTAATTTTATTCTTCATTTTTATAATTCTGCTTATAAGAAAGATTCTACAGGTCTTGGTATATTTCAATTATATGCTGTTCCAAATGCGGGAGGTACAAATATAATGATTGGAGAATTGAAGCAATACTTCAACTCGGGAAATTTCCATCTCTCATTTAGTCAGTCTAATTATGTGACAAATGTTCCTGCTGGGACTTATTCTTTATTATTAACTCGTAATAACACGACAATAAGACACTCTGTTGTTGACTGGTTGACAATAATAATGGAAATGGTTCCATTTTAATTTCTAATGTGTATATAATGGATTACTTTATCACACTCACGTTCAAATATCCAAATAAACAATTTTTTATCAAAGATACTTATGATACTTTAGAATGGTTGGAAAAAGATATACCGAAACCAAGCGACGAACAACTCAAACAATATTGGGAAGAAATAAAAGGGGATTACTTTAAAGAAAATATAAGACAAAAGCGTAATCAACTATTACAAGAGAGTGATTTTCGAGTTGTTTCAGATTATCCGCAACGAGACAAATGGATAGTATATCGTCAAGAACTCCGTGATTTTCCAAGTATATGGACCGAAGGAATAGAGTTTCCAACTTCACCAGAATAATATATAGGATAATTATAATATATATTATTAATTTTTAACGACCAAGAATGTTCTAAACTCGGTGCCATTTGATTATGACTACATTAAGAAAGTCATTGTCCACACCAAGAATATATTTTATTAAATTCTATATGATCGAACGATGTACGTCAAAAAATTATTAAATATGTAAGCATAAAGAGCATGTATAAACGTCAAATCATTTTTTAGATTTCTAAATTGTATTTTAGTCCATTATTCTTAGCAGACAAAGACATAGTATTTATTTTGGTGACTAAGTAATAATTATAATTTAATAAATTATAGTAAAGCTTTATATATACTTATCCAATAATGGTATGTAGGTGTAAAACATATTATTATACCACTTACTATAATTACGTCAAATCGTACAAGCCTTAAATAAAATGTAGTTGCGATTGTTGAACAAATATATCATAATTTTGTCTCAAATTTATATATATTCATATAATATAATGTCTTTTATAAGTGATGTACCGGCTGTATTCAATAATACCACAAAAATAAGTAATATAATAGGAGATACTACGATGAATGGTAATTTAGTCATTAATCAGCAATTAAGTGCCAATAAAATAAATGTGGACGCAAGTTTAGTGATACAAAATATTGATGTACATCAAAAAATTATTGACACAAGTAACGCCTTGTCTATTATAGATAGTTCATTTAGCGAAGTAAATAGTACTTTGTCTGTTATCGATACTTCATTTAGCGAAGTAAATAGTACTTTGTCTGTTATAGATACTTCATTTGGCGAAGTAAATAGCGCATTGTCTGTTATCGATACTTCATTTAGCGAAGTAAATACTACTTTGTCTGTTATCGATAGTTCATTTGGCGAAGTAAATACTAGTTTGTCTATTATAGATAGTTCATTTAGCGAAGTAAATAGTACTTTGTCTGTTATCGATACTTCATTTAGCGAAGTAAATAGCGCATTGTCTGTTATCGATAGCTCATTTGGCGAAGTAAATAGCGCATTGTCTGTTATCGATACTTCATTTAGCGAAGTAAATAGTACTTTGTCTGTTATAGATACTTCATTTGGTGAAGTAAATAGTACTTTGTCTGTTATAGATACTTCATTTGGCAAAGTAAATAGCGCATTGTCTATTATAGATAGTTCATTTGGTGAAGTAAATAGTACTTTGTCTGTTATAGATAGTTCATTTGGCGAAGTAAATAGTACTTTGTCTATTATAGATAGTTCATTTGGTAAAGTAAATAGTACTTTGTCTGTTATAGATAGTTCATTTGGCGAAGTAAATAGCGCATTGTCTATTATAGATAGTTCATTTGGTGAAGTAAATAGCGCATTGTCTATTATAGATAGTTCATTACAAAGTATAAATACACAGTTTTTACAAAAACAAGATGTAATAACCGACCAAACTAATTTAAATGTTGGTCGTTTAACTGTGAATAATTCTATAATTTCTAAGGAGATAAAACAAATAGGAGGAGATATTTTTACACCAACGGGTATGACAATGAATCGATTTGGCACATCTTTATCTATGAATTCAAGTGGCGATATTATTGCGGTTGGAGCTCCATATGAAAAAGGCGAAAATAATGAAAATTACGCGGGTAGCGCTTCTGTATTTAAATATGAGAATGGTTCTTGGAATACATTAGGACAACTTATTCGAGGTGCGGGTGGCGGTGATCGCCTTGGCACGGGAACAGCATGTTCTTTAAATAGTGATGGTACTATTCTCGCGGTTGGCTCTTGGTTTCACGATCAATCAAGAGGACATACACGAGTATATGAATATAATGGTACTTCATGGGTACAATTAGGAAGTGATATTGACGGGATTAATACAGGAGATAATAACGGATGGAGTATATCTATAAATGATTCTGGATATATCATCGCAATTGGTTCGTACAGTTCGGATTATCGTACAGGGCATACACAAGTATATGAATATGATGGTACTTCATGGATTCAAAAAGGACAACTCATTGACGGCAAATATCTTCATAGGCGTAGCGGTTTTTCTGTATCTATAAACTCAACTGGTAATATTGTTGCGATTGGAGCCCCTGAAATAGGCGATGGTAACGGAAATGGTTCAGGTCTTACACAAATATATAAATATGATGAGGTTGCTTCTTCTTGGAATCAATTGGGTAATGATATTGATGGCGAAAATGCTGGTGACTGGAGTGGTTTTCTAGTTTCTATAAACAGTACTGGGAATATTGTTGCCATTGGTGCTCCAAAAAATTCTGATAATGGGACTAATTCAAGTCATGTAAGAATATATCGTTACGATGGTACTTCATGGATAAAATTGGGGCAAGACATAGATGGGGATGGCGTAGGTGATAATGCTCATTATGTATCCATAAACTCAAGTGGCACTATTGTTGCGATTGGTTCCGAGGAAAATGATAATAATGGTAATAATTATGGCCACGTAAGAGTATATGAATATAACGAAAATAATGACGTATGGATACTTGAATTTGAAATTAATGGAAGAATTGATAATGATAAATTTGGCAAAAATGTCGTAATAAATTCAGAAGGTACTATTATCTCAGCGGTTTCTTTTAAAGGTTTTAATAATGATGTAAGAGTATATGAATTAAAGAATGATAATATTATAACTTTATTAGATACAAAACAAAAAAGTCTAAACAATACTATAGATGTGAGTATAAATAACTTGACTCTAGATAATAATTTACATGTTAAGGGTAATATAAGTTTAGATGGTTCATTTAATCTGAATGATGTTATATTCAATAACACGACTGTAAATAATGAAATTGTTATATCTACGCAATTGGACATATCGAATCAAGGAACTGGTCCTGCATTAAAGGTATCTCAATTTGGTAATGGAGACAATAATTCAGTTGCGTTATTTAACGCAGGTAGTGAAGGTGATGCTTTATTGATAGATTCAAGCGGTGAAGTCACCATTTATAAAGACATGTTTGTAGAAGGAACAATACGCACAGAAAATATAGTAATGTCGTCCGACCGACGATTAAAAACAAATATAGAAGACATTTCAGGTATTGATAATATTCGAAAGTTACAACCAAAACAATATATAAAATATAACAAAAAAGAAATTGGATTTATAGCCAATGATATTTTAGATATAGAAGATATATCTTTTGTTGTTTCAAAATCAAGCGAATATTATGCGTTGAACTACAACTCTTTGTTTACACTTGCGATTCAAAGTATAAAAGATTTAGACGAAGAATTAAAAAAAAAGAACGATTCATTTGAAAAAAGATTGGAAGAGTTAGAAAAACTTTATTTGTCAACAAATAATTCATGAACAAAAATATGCGATATCACTGGTGCGGACCACCACAATGAACCAAACTTACATATAAAATATTCATTCCAATTATAGGTGAGTCCTATTAGAGACAACATAGACATACCGAAAATGAGGCATAATTTAGGCAAGCGTTTTGTTTTTAAACTTCGATAATAATGTCGTGGACTATGTATGTAACCTAAAAAAAAATGTGCGATTTGCGGTTCATATACCCATATGTTATGCATTATAGAAGAACCTAGTAATCCACCCGGAACATCATTACGCATATGATATACCGAACTAGCTAATAATAATATGGTTTGATATTCTATATTCATATTCAATACTAACGGGTTTATGATAGCGTACGAGGTTAGTGTTTTTATTGGACAATCGGCTAAGTCTGTAATGCCGTGGGCAATAGTAGGTATCAACATAATATATAGATACCTATTTAAATAATGGTTAAAACGAATAATAATCCAGCAACTATACCCGTCGCGGCTAAACCGCCATATATATACTCGGAATTGGTTTGTTTTTTGAAACGATTTTTTATCTTACGTGTATTATTTTGTTTTGAAGATAATTTTTTGAATGGATTTTTGATTGTCTTATTATGTAATGAGTTATTTTGAGGTGGTAATGACTTTTTGAATGAGTTTTTTCTTGTTGACCTATTCTTAGAATTACATCCTTTTATACTTTCAAGTGATTCATATTTTGACCTATCTGCTTTTGGTATTAATAAATCAAAATGATTATTATTTATATGATGCATATAAATAATTTTTTTATTCATACAATTGTTCTCTGACCATCCAGGAGCATCAGAAGAACTATCTATGAACATCCAAACATTTTGGTTACCATGTTTAGTTCTTAGCTTTATACAAATATCAAATATTTTAGTAATATAATGTAAATCGTTTGTAGTTAAGAATGCCTTATCTTCCTTTATCTTAATCCATTGTGGGGTATTATTTTCACCTGGTCTATATGGTAGTTGCATATCTTCACTTATTTGTGTTTGATTATGTGTATAATAATTATATAACATATTTCGAATAGCATTTGTAGTCTCGGCACTAAATTCTAATTTATGTTTATCTTTTACTAAACATATTTCACTTATTTGTTCTTCGTCATCTAAGTATTGATTTATGATTTGTATGATATCATCATTGCTATAAAACATCTGTAATCCAAGTAAAATACTATGAATCGCACAATTCCCTTCAGCTCTTGTTTTTTTAATGATAAAGTCATTATTTAAGTCATTATTTAATTCATTATTTAATTCATTATTATTCATTATATATTATTATTTTATTAAATATTGTATCAAATCCATTCGTCCTTGTCTCAAATAAGAAGGGTCTAACTTATTTATATCTTGGGTACTTACATTCGAGCATAACAATAATATTACATTAGGATATAACCCATAGTCTAATTTATCAAGCATATTATTCCATGTGACTTTATTATACACTTGAATCGTATTGTGTTTATGAGGCAATATAGTTTGATTGTGTATGTTATGAATCATTATATCTACTTCATCCAATAAAATAATGAGTGGTTTTTTGGGACTAGGGTGAATAGAGGTGTATATATTTGAAAAATTATCAGATGGTTCGGTTGGATTGAACGTGTCACACAAATAGCAGTTTAATTCACGTGCCATTAAATAAGCTAAAAAGGTTTTTCCACTATTTACGTTTCCATATAAATAACATTTTACATTATTTTTTTTGTTATAAATATCCATAATATTATTGTATATTTGTCTCTGTTCTTCTGTAAACATAGTTGTATTAATGTACATTTTAGATTTCTTGTATTCAAAAAAACTAAAATCGCCACTCCTATAACAATAATCTATTTTTGACTCTTGTGTGTCTTTATATTTAATTGGTATAATTTTTTCTATGACAGGTTTATTAGTTTTTTCCAAAATATCATTCTTATCTTTTTTTCTTAATAAAATATGCACTTTTCTTCCAAAATAATCGGTTGGAAAATATGCAATCATTTTTGAATGAATCACAAGACCTAATGGATTTGACTCGTCATTATATCTCATACACATTGAGTCCTTTACTATATTACGTATATTATTTATCTTTTCCATGTTTTGTATCGTATAAAGATGTACATCAAACATTTTTAGAAACATTAATAAAAAAGGTTGTAAAACATTAAATGTGGTTTGAATATTGTTTAGGGTAATACATACAAATAATAATATATTATCCATAAAGGAATATGATATTTATATTTATATGTATATAAAAATTGATAAAGTTAATTTGTTAATAGAATACTATGTCAAGTAAAAAGAATCTTGTTTTAGAACAAATGTATTCTTATGCTCCTAAGCGGGCATCTATTCCGAATGCCAACAACGGCCGAACGTTTATGTCGTGCTTGGTATTGAATGAAAAATATTATCTTTTACGCAGTGGGTTATAACAAATATGAAACGAATTTACATCACGGCACTATACACGCCGAAGTCGATGCCTTAATGAAGATACCGAGACAAAATAAACCAACAAAAATATTCTTGTGTGTGTTCAAAACAAATAAAGAAGGGAATGCATTAGGGTTAAGTAAATGTTGTAAGCATTGTGAAACGAGTATATCTATATTATCCAAGAAAAAGAATTATATTGTAAAAAAAATATATTATATTGATTCGTCGGGTGAGCTACAAATATTGTAAGTCTTGGGGATATATTTTTTATTGAAATATTCTTTTACTTTTTTTGTATAATGGTCGTTTATACATACATCAAAAAAATGGAGTTGTTTATTATATAACGTTTTGTAATAACCCATTTGAAAACACGGACTACATATAGGTTTTATTTTGGTTCTATAGGTTACACCATGTCCTTCATAATGATATGTGTAATGATATATGAGTCTTAATATATCATTTGGTAAAGAGACAAATATACATAACAAATCACTTATTTCCTCATTATAAAAATACTTACATGATTGAATACAATCAAACTGACACGTGTTACAAATCATATGATATGTATTATATAAATCTTTTTAAGAAAATAAAATAACTAATAAATAATACGATGAATATCGCAAAAAATAAGAGATTTTTAATATTATATATTGACTTCTTATGCAAAATATTATCAATAACTTCAATGATTAAATACGACATACTAATAGAGGCCACTATTGACGTGATAAAAATTTGGAATGATCCAAAATCAATAATCTTCAAAAGTAATTGTCCGCTTTTGGAATGTTTTAAGGATTGTCTAAAAAAGTAATACGAATAAAAAATAAAACTCAAAGCAAACAAAGAGACAAAAATTTGAGTAATGTCTAAATCTATTTTCAATAAGTTTTTTAATGGTATAGAAACTAGCAAACCTGCCTCAGGTATAGGTGTCGCCACTACAAATAAACACCAAATAATAACGGTTGTAAATAGTCCACGTTCCAATCCGAAAAAAATACAATAATAAATACCGATCAAAATAAAAAGAATAGACACACTATTAAATATGTAAAGATTGATAGTATCTTTTATTCTTTCCGTTATGTTTATTTTATTTATATAGTATACCAAAGACAAACATATTATAACCATAAACGTCCATGAATAGTTCATATATTAATAAATTATTTTATTATGTATTTATGACGTCCAATATGGTGGAATACCCATATATGTATAATAAAATTGAATTAAATATTTCCAATAAAATACATTATGTTGGCTGAACTAAATGAACACGAACGAGACAAAAATATTACCTTTTACGAAGATGGTCATATTTACAATGTGAAAGGAATGACAAATTTTACCTCTGTTACGACGTGGGTAAAAAAAAAATTTGAGAAATTCAACGCAAACAAAATTATTGATACTATGATGAACTCACCTAAATGGGAACAAAATAAATATTTTGGTATGACGAAACATGAAATTAAGCAATTATGGAATAAAAATGGTGCCACTGCGGCATCACAAGGAACTCATATGCACAAAATGTTTGAAGATTATTATAATAATGAACCTATGCATTATTATAACCCGGATACGATAGAATATAAATATTTTTTGAATTTTATAAAAGACCATAGCCATTTAACCCCCTATAGGTCAGAATGGATGATATATGATGAACATAGGAAGATCGCCGGATCAATTGATATGGTGTTTATGAACGAAGATAATACACTAAGTATTTATGATTGGAAAAGGTGTAAATCGATTGATAAAACAAGCCCCTTCAATAAATTTTCGATAGATAGTCAATATGATTATATACCTGATACAAATTATTGGCACTATGCCTTACAATTAAACATGTACAAAACTATATTGGAAGAAAACTATGGATTTAAAGTATCCGAATTATATTTAGTAGGTATTCACGAAGAACTACATTCATCTTACAAAAAAATAAAGGTCGATGTTTTGAATATAGTCTAAATGTATCAATTCAATTCATTTTCTAAAAGAATAGATATAGAACACGTCGAAGTTAATCCGTTGTATAGAGCCATTACTCCAAATAATATCAATATGATTAAGGGTATAACATTTATTTTTTTTATTAGATTTTTTTGTTTTAATTGTAAATAAGTATACATACCTATGGTTAAAATGAGTATACCCATCATGGTTTGTATAATACGCATTACGCTATAATAATTAAAGGAGTTTGACCCAATAATATGTATTGGTATATTCAGTAACTCATTCATACCGTGCTTCAATTTTGAAAACTGGAGTTGTTTATTTACCTTTATATTGTTATAGTCCTTAAAATATTTGTTTTTTATGAATTGCGACCTTTTTGCGGATTGACATACAATATAAATTTCATTTACGTAGTCTAAATGATCAATAATATTTTGTTGATTAAATCGTATCATATTCATCGGAATATTATAAAATCCATAATGGTTGGATTGGTCAAAACGTTTCGAATACACTTCGTCGCTTTTACGGATATCTATAAATAAGTATTTCATTATATATTATAGTTAGAAAAATCGAAAAGATATATAATATAATTCTTCGAGTTCTGTTTCCCAATAACGTTGACAAAATGTTTTGTCTTTGGATGTGTAATTACTATTTCGATAATAATATAATAACTTTTCTACAAAAAGAGCTTTATAATGATAATCTTCTATACTATAATATGTCTCCAATTGTAAATTTAAATTATCATTCATAAACATATAATTTATTTATATTATATATATGAACTTTTTACAAAAAACACTCCGACGATTAAGCAAATCTTTTACTCGTAAAAAACGACCTAAAAAACGTAATAAAACTATAAAAGGCGGTAAAAAATGATAATGAATAAAAACCCTTCCTTATTGCTCCATGCCATAAAATAAGAATGACGACTATACTAAGTCCGATATTATTTTATATATATACTTATATGAAGTATCATAATAAATTATTTTATTTATTTGTCTCTGCCATATTTTTTTCATTCATTTATTCGCTAATGAATCCGATTAATTTTTATGGATTGAATAAAATACAAGACTCTATAAAGGACGACTTAATTGATGACCAAGCCAAGGAACCTTTTTATACACCTTATAACAAGGAAAAAGTAAAGGAAGATGTAAAAAATATTGTAAGAAATGAAGAAGATAAAATATACAAACCTAATTATTTTCAAAGATATTTAGATAGTTTGTATTTTTCGATTATTACTTCGTGTTTGTTGGGGTATGGAGACATATATCCTATTACGAATTTATCTAAAATATTAGTTTCTATACAAGGGTTGATTACCTTATCACTTATTTTATATTAAGTATTTTAATTTTTATATACAATTCTATATAAAAATTATTCATTATATTTTATTATTCGTGGTTAGATTCTTCTTGTGGTTTTGACCGAACATCTACTTGGCACATTAAAGACCCCCATGGAACTGGAGGGAGAATATTAGAGAGTTTTTTCTTGTTTCCATCCATATTTACGACTGTACCACTTACGTATTCTCCTGCCCTTAGATATTTATATCCAGTGATTGAAATATCACTATGGTGACAGAAATATTCGCTTCCAGTTTCATCTACTACAAATCCGAAACCCTTTCTTTTGTTAAACCATTTTACTTGATACATTATTATAATTATATATACTAATTCTTTATATCATTTTTATATATATAATGTATTTAGTAATTTTATTATGTATAGTTCTACTTATATACTTTACCAGAAAGAGAGAAGGATTATCACCATCAAGATTTCTAAAACGTTTACCACCATGGCATCCATTTCGAATACGTATGGAAAGAATAAGACAACGACGGGCTAGACAACGACGGGCTAAACAAGAAAGAGAACGATTAGAAAAATTGGCGCTTGAAGCACGACTAAAACGTGAACGCGATGAACGAATGGATATTCTTATAAGTAAAGAAAAAATTACTTTGTAATATATATGTTAGTCTATGTCTTAATTGCGGTTTTATTGTATATTTTTTTCAGAAAAGAAGGTCTAACCACGTATTTGAAATACAAAGAGATTCAAGACCAATTTGATCATGATTTAGATGGAGAAACTCCTTGCATATATACCCAAATACCACCACAAATAGCTAGGGTATATAATGTTGATTTTGATTCTCCTTTTGACAGATATACCAAGACCGATATAAATTCAAAATACAATGAATCTTATTATGACGATATATCATTCAATGTACAAGTGGATATAACCAAAGAAACAAAAAATAATGTACTTCCTTTTTTTAAAACGTATACATATTGCGATTTAAGCGGTGGATTTCCTACGTGCACTTACTTGACATGTGGGATAAACGAATCGACTCATAAGAATAATATTACTTCGCATAACACACAAGTCGCTAAAATGTTGAAAGAAAAAAAAACAGAAGCCAAACCAAAGGCCATAAATGATTTAAGTATAGAACGTTCAAACGCATCTAATTATTATGATAAATCGAATCAAGAGTCTACTGATTATTTAAATTCTATTCGAAATATATAATGAACGATATATTATTCAGTGCTTATGTATCGTTATGTATACAATTTCTAACAGGAATCATTTCTATATATGGGATATTTATTCCTTTGAGATTCAAAGATTTGATTTTAAGAGACATTCTTATATTGGAAACCATTGTTCAATGTATTGAATTCATATTTTATATATGGTTGGTAATATCGCTTCATAAAATAAAATATGATGTAACTTATGTCCGTTATTTTGACTGGTTTTGGACGACTCCAGTAATGTTATTGTCTACCGTCTATTTTTTTGAATACATAAACAAGGGAGCAACCAGTATTGTAGAAATTACCATAAAAGATTTTTCCTATTTGTCATGGATTGTAATCAGTAATTTTTTTATGCTTTTGTTTGGATATTTGGGTGAAATAAAAAAAATGCATAAATATTTGTCTCTTGTGTTAGGATTTATTTTTTTTATAATAACTTTTTATTTTATATATGACAAGTATGTTAGTCCACAAACCTTATGGTTATTTATAGCAATAACGTTTATTTGGTTTTTGTATGGCATTGCGTTTATCTTGTCTTATAGTAAAAAAAATACAATGTACAATATTTTAGATATTTTTTCGAAAAATGTCTACAGTTTTTTTATAGTGTTTAAAATTATGATGAAATCATTTGTTCTATAATTTGTACCCATTCTTTTGTATGCGAAGTATCTACATTGGCATCTATAGTAATGATGTCTTTATTACATAACCAGATGTCGTGATAAAGACTACAACGTTCTAAATAGGATAATGGAATAATTTCGCCGGGTCGGTTTCGTTGAATCACTCGATCATAAGATACTTGTGGGTCGGTTTTCAAATATACGTAATGTATCGGAACATTCATATTGAATTCGTCAAACCATTTATTGTAAATTTTATAGTCCATTTCTTGTATAGTATGGTCATCGTATAACATCTGACAAAATACGTATTTGTCGGTGTACAAACTTCGTTCCGTAATGATGATGTCGTATTTTTTGCTGTCGATCGCTTTTTTTAATATAGACAAACGACTAATGTACGCCATCATTTGAAATGAAAATGCGTATTTTTTCGAATCTTGGTAATAATTTTCTAGCATCGTTTTTCCGTGTTCATCTACAATGGTGTTCCATAGTTCAACTGGTTCGTCTAAAAAACAAATACTTTCCGAATGGAAATGTTTCTTTAGTGATTCGACAAACGTTGATTTTCCCGAACCAATGTTTCCTTCAATCGAAATAATCTTCATATAATGTTTATATATTTTACTTCAAATCAATTTTAACTATTAAAATAAAATATTTAGTATATATATATGGCAAAAACACGAAAAAACGTTTCACGCAAGACCAAAGCTCGCAAAACGGGCAAAAAGAAAATGAGTCCATGGAATGCCTTTGTTAAAAAAATATATGCACGTGAAAAGAAAAATGGTAAATCATTCAAAGAGTGCTTGAAAATCGCGGCAAAAGAAAAGAAACAAGGTAAAATGAATTAAGCAATGTACTTGAAATACAAATGAACGACCCCCAACGATAAAATTAAATTTACCATTAGAGCAAAGACGATGTTCGTTTTCAACAAATATAATGTCAAAATGACCAATAAAACCGATAACGATGACCCCAATAATGCGTGACACAAAAATGTTCTAATATAGTTTTCTGGTTTATAATAAGAGACATAAATAGGAATAAATAGTAATATAGGCGCCGCCCACAAAAAAGCAAATATTTTCCAAACGTGTTCATCGTAATTTTCTACAATAAACCCTGATAATCCGCCTACCATTGCGCCAATCATTAAATTTATAAATGTTCGATACATTTATATATTATAAATTATTTTAAGTATTCCAAATCTTTCTTAAGCATCAAAAAATTATGGGGATATGGTGTTTCTAAAATATGTTTTATTTATAAAGTATCGTCTATTTTATTCCCCATTACCATATAAGAAACTTTTGTTTGTATATAGGTCTCGCTCAAATGTTCATAACATAATTCCGTGTTTGACCACGAATTCAAGATTTGATTTCGTATACTCGTCGGAATTTTATGAATGAATCTATGTGACATATATAAAGTGTCTTTAAGTACCTGTTGAACCAAATCCTTGTTCTCCTCGTAATGTATGAGCAAATGGTTCAAAATCGTCTACTAAGACTACATTAAAAAAGGACAAATCACTTGCACATAATTGGATTGGTCGCTGGTATAACTCTAAAGTATCTTCACGCAATACATCAAAATACGCACAAATGTCTCCACGGTAACCTTTGTCTATGATGCCCACACTATTGGCCAAACGAATATTCGTTTTAGACATACTGGAACGTAAATATAAGTAAAAAGGTAAACTATTTCGGCGTTCGTCCATCATAGCACATTTGATTTTAAAATTAACCTTGGTCGTCTTATCCATATGTTTTTGCTCGGGGTTAAATACATCAAACCCCGAATCTCCATTTCGAGTTTCATTCATACAAGCATATTTGTTTCTTAGTTCTTGGTCTTCTACGTATACATAAAGTGTTTTCATTGTTATACTATTTAAGATCTGTTTAAGTTTCATAATACCTTCCCTTTAAATTTCTAGGGGCCCTTCTTGTTAAATTTGTATGGTTATTTGGATTAGCGTCAATGGTTTGTTCCGTTTCATCAATGTTATTTATATCAACAATGATTGTTTTTATAATATTCATTTTATCTATATGATTATTATCATGATTATTATCATATAAATATTTTTTTTCTAATATTATTTTAAATAATGAAAGCAAACTACTTAATACTTCATCATAATTATAAGGCGATGCATCGGTTGGAATATCAAATTTGCCTTTTTTGTTCGTCATTTTATTTCCATTCAATGAAACATAATAAAAATCATCATTATGCTGAACTAATCTACCTGAACTAGGTTGTTCTTCTATACAACTACCCCCACTTTGACCCTTAGGGTAAGCTGTTTCTTCCATTGTAAGCGGAAATGCTTTTCCCATTGTAATCGGATATGCTTCTACCTGCAGCGAAGAATATACATCAATTTTCTTAATGTTATTCACAATAGACTGAATATGATTTATTATATCTAGATATTTATATGTTTTAGCATTATCATCGAGATTTAAATATTTTTTAGAGATAATTATATCTAATAAAATATGAATTTTACCTAAAATATCATGATAATTATAAGGTGTTATTTTTTCTTTCCATTTTCTTTCAACATTTGTTCCATCATGTAATTCCATACCCTTACCCTTACTATCGATCTTTGATATAAAGTATATCTTTCCGTCAGTGAATGATACCATTCTACCTATAGTTAATGATTCGTTCGGACATCCTTTTGATTGCGATTGTTGTTCTGCTTTATACGGTTCGTTTGATTGCGGTTGTTGTTCTGCTTTATACGGTTCGTTTGATTGCGGTTTTCTTCCAGTCATTCCACTAAATGCACTTCGTCCGATACTACCTCCACGAATGCTATGTCTATTTCTTCCCGTTTTTTTTCTTCGCGTTTTTTTTCTAGTTGGCATTATATATATATATGAATATAATTTAAAAATACTATGTTGTTATTAACAATGAAGTGTCTTTTATTATGGTTTCTATCATGTGCTTATTCGTTAGATAATATGGGTAAAGTATATCCACCGCCGGTTGGATATCTCAAACCTCGCCCACCGACACTTAGATGCTTGACCTTTCGTCCACGGCCTTTACAAGAACCTCGTAAAAAATATTTTGTCGATATCGATGAAACTATTTGTAATACATACAAAAATGATTATTTTATTTCTACCCCTAAAAGAAGTGTAATTGAATATTTCAATCGTTTATATGACGAGGGACATGAAATCCATTATTGGACAGCCCGTGGGACAAACACTGGAAAAATATGGGATAAGGTTACATTACAACAATTAAGATCTTGGAAATGCAAATATGATACTATTAATATTGGAAAACCGCATTACGATTATTGGGTAGACGATAAAGCAATTCATGTAAATGACCTGCCTATTTCCAAATAATTTTATTGTCTCCATTTTATTTATTATTCCAAAAAACTTTTCTGAAATTTATTTTCTGGAATTTTTATTTTGCCTCCCTCTCTCTCTGGCCTTTTGTTTTTAAAACCATGATTTTTAGAGTAGTTTTTATGGTGTCAGTTGTTGAAAAAAAGGTCATTATGTCTTACCGAATCATTATTTATAAATGAAAAACTACTCCCTCTATTTTTACATAATATTTATAAATGAAAACACGTAATACTTTGTATAGACTAAACACATATTTGTCACTGACTAACCATGAAAAAGGTAAGTATTGAACCATGAAAAACCACGAAAAACCGGTTTAAAAGTTGTTTGCGTTTCTGATGTAAAAGTTGTTTTTTTGTTCAAAAATAACGAAAAAAGTAAGTATTTTAAAATACTTTTGTGTCAAAAAATATTTACATTAATCTTAATGTTACAAACTAATTTAATTTTATTTGTAATTCATTTTTATTGTTTTCAGTATTGGCGTCTTATAACATTTTACAAAATACATTCTTGTCTGTATCTAAACTACGTTCTGTAATAATAAAATATCATATTGATTACTTTCGTTTGCCTTTAGCATAGACAATCGAGTGATGTAATCCATAATTTGGAATGAAACGCATAAGACCTATTATTATAAAATAGTAATGCATTTTTCACCGACATTTAGATGTTTTGGATGTTCAGAGTTTAGATGTTTCGTTACATCATCTTTTATTTTTTTTCTTAATTTTAGTAAGGAATATATTGTATTACATTATTATCGTACATCGTGACTTGAAAGGTTTCTTTATATCCTTCTACATAAACACTATCCCCATCATATAAATTATCGCATCCGTTTGAATCTGTACATCTTTTGTTATTATAAACAATCGGTAATTTAATGGCGTTGTTTTTATTATTCATACAATAAAAGTTCCATTTGTCTCTATGAACAATTAACGGGCGTCCCAGCAAAGGTAAAATCGTTTCATCGCTTGGTCTAGTTAATATCCCCACTTGCCTATAATTTGTATCAATGCTTTGCGTGGGAACGTTGATTGGAACACCGCCTTTTATATCTCGGCTAGTAACTAAATATCGGTCATCTCTTAATGGTTCGCTATATGGGTTAGATAAAATATCATTATTATAAGGTATATTTGGTCTAAAAAAGCGTTCAAACCAAGAACCATTATTTTGTTCAACGATGATCGTATTGGACCGATGATAATGTAATAAATATGTCACTATGCCAAGTATAAAAATAATTAGGAATGAGGGTTGAATACAAATTACGCCTTTTGGACATTTTCTACCCATATATTAATATATTAAAAATAGTTTATAATATTTCCCACTATATGACACCGACAATTGGTGAATCATTGAATGTTTTATCATAAATCGTTTTTTACTTATGACACTTTTGTCTCCACTATGTCCAAAAACTTTTCCGAAATTTATTTTTTCAAATTTTTTATTTTGCCTCCCTCTCTCTCTGGCCTTTTGTTTTTAAAACCATGATTTTTAGAGTAGTTTTTATGGTGTCAGTTGTTAAAAAAAAGGTCATAGTGTCTTATTTATTATGGATTCCTAAAATAAAAACTACTTCAATAAAAATAATTAAAATATTACAAATGAAAACCCGTAATACATTGTATAGACTAAAACCGCAATTGTTACTGACTAACCACGAAAAAGGTAAGTATTGAACCATGAAAAACCACGAAAAACTACTTTAAAAGTTGTTTGCGTTTATGATGTAAAAGCTGTTTTTTTGTTCAAAAATAACAAAAAGTAAGTATTTTAAAATACTTTTAATTGACATTGGTTATGGGTTAAAGTTTTTTTCGTATTACTCTATATGTATAAATGTGATTGTTGTCGGTATGAGACCATAAACAATTCCAATTATAATAAACATTTGTCTACCTTGAAACATATAAAAAATACAGAAAAGGAACCATTTATGTGTAAATATTGCTGTAAACACTTCAAATATAAAAACTCAATGTATCATCATATAAAATATACTTGTAAACAAAATAAGGATGAAGATTTGAAAGAGCTAGTACGATTGATGAACTTACAATTAGAACAAAAGGATAAGGAAATAGAATATCAAAAAAAGGAAAATAAATATCAACAAAAACAAATAAATAAATTAATGGGTAAGTTGCAAGTGAACATAACGAATAATATAGTACAAAACAATCATATCCAGTTGTTGTCTTATAAAGAAACTGATACAAGTCATTTGACCGAAACTGACTATGTTCAATGTATAAAAAAGGTGACTTATTGTGTAAAACATTTGATTGAAAAGATACATTTCAATCCAATAAAACCAGAAAACATGAATATATACATATCGAATATGAAGGACAAATATATAATGGTATATGAAGATGGAAATTGGAAATTAAGAAATAAGAATAATGAAATAAATGAATTGTATAATGAAAAAGAAATTTTATTAGAAGATTGGGTGGATGAATATCAACATAAATATCCAGAATTGAGACAAAAGTTCGAAAAGTATCTGAACAACAAAGAAAATGATGAAACAATGAACCAGATCAAAGATGAAATAAAACTACTAATGTATAATCAAAAAAATAAAAAGGAATGATAGAGTACCGAATTGTTCACCAACAAGCCTATGGCACTGGGATTGGAAGACAACCTTCCCTGCCGAGTTTATCCTTATTTTGTTCCGAAAATATATTGAAAAAAACGAGATGTATTGCGAGGAACTAGTGGTGATGCTGACGTAAAAAATACAAGGTTGATGGAGAAGTTGACCTTTCAGATTATCTTACTTCTTACAGATGGAGAACATGTGCTTATATCATATTGTGATTGTGGTTTGATGACTTGCTATGAACCCACGTGCGGTGGTCACTGGTTCGCAGATGATAACCGAAAAGGTTCTTTGTATAAATATTATCATTTGTTTTCGGATACAGGTACACTTAAAAGCAATTACAAACGCAATCTACCTGAAAAAATCGCCAAACTTGTCTACCGTTTTGACTTCACGCCAGAAGAAGAACAAATAATGAATCTATATAGTGTCAAAGAGTTAAAACATTTGGTTAAGAAAAATTTAAATCCGTATGTGTTCAACAAAAAACTGAAACATTTCTGGATGGAAGCTTACATGTCTACGAGAAGATGGGGATTGCGCGTGTTCTTGTTGAAAAGTAACCTACCTGAAGAATTACTGAAATCATACAATCTTATTTGCCAGTGGTGACAACGACCGAAGTTCGAGACAAAAGATTGATGAACCTTGGGTTCTATCAAGTATATGGCATTTGGACATAACGACGCCCAATATAATTCACTAGGCGGTACAGGGATTTTATTCATAGTTCGTGTTTTAATTTATGTTTCAATTAATTTATCTTTGATTTCAATAAAAAATAATATCACTTTATATGTTAACTACACCTTAGACGAAGTCTTCGCCAATATCATAATCATAGTTTTCTAAGTAATATAGCAAACGCCTTGGGTGAAGCACTTTTTGTATGAGTTCTTCGTAAAATATGGACGTCGCTTGCTTCATCGCGTCGTAGTCATATACAAGAATCGAATTATTGTACACCAACTTATCCCAATCTATTTTGTCTTGATTTTGTTCTAACAACTCGATTGCGCGATGATTTCGAGACAAATTTCGCCAATCCACTTTATCTAGATTTTTTTCTAGAATATGTATCGCGTTTGGATTGGAAGACAACGCACCCCACTCAATGTCATCATCGTGTTGTTCTAAATAAGAAATCGCATATGGATTATACGACAAACCCTGAGATAAACGGAACGCATTAAAGTTTGTCTTGTTAAACAATAACTTGTACATAGTATACGTTATATGTATTTGTTATATTCAATTTTAAAAAAAATATGTCAAATGTATTTCTAAAACGCGGAATAATACTCTTCGGAAGCGATGTCGTAATTGTATTGTTCCAAGTATTTCATCAGACGCCTTGGGTGAAGCACCTTCTGAATCAATTCTTCGTGGAATAATGACGTTGCTTCTTTCATTGCGTCGTAATCGTATATTAATAAACATGGGTTATATTCTGTGAAACTATACCAATTTATTTTATCTTGGTTTTGTTCTAACAAACGCCTCGCATTTGGGTTGGCAGATAATTCATACCAATCGATTTTGTCAAAGTTTCGTTCCAACAAAGCTATGGCACTCGGGTTTCTAGACAAATCAGACCAATCGAACCGGTTCATCACGGTGTATATATGCTTTTCCAACAAATCTCCCGCGTTGGGGTTTGTAGACAAATGAGTCCAATTTATTTTGTGGAGGTTTTGTTCTAATAAAGGCAACGCGTTTGGATTGCGAGACAACAACGACCAATCTATTTTATCTTTATGTTTTTCCAACAAATGTATCGCGTTTGAGTATTCAGACAAATATTCCCAATCGATTTCGTCCACAATTTTATCCATATGCTTTTCTAAAAGTTCTACAGCATTTGGGTTTCTAGACAATGTTCCCCAATACACTTTGTCTATGTTCTGTTCCAACAAAGGAATCGCGCTTGGGTTGACACACAATGCTCCCCAATACACTTTGTCAAGGTTATGTTCCAACAAAGGTAACGCGTTCGGATTACCAGCCAATTGTAACCAATCTATTTTATCTTTATGTTTTTCCAACAAATGTATCGCACTTGGGTTGTTGGACAACCAAAACCAACTTATTTTGTCTACATTGCGTTCCAATAAATGAACCGCACTTGGGTTGTTGGACAACCAATACCAATCGATTTTCTCTGGGTTTCGTTCCAAAATATGAACCGCTTCTGGGTTCAAACACAATGAAACCCAATGAATTAATTCTGGATGTTTCTCCAAGTAATTCACCGCACACGGGTCGCGCGACAAACGCATAGATAAATCCATAAATGGAAAACATGCCGCTTCGTAAATTAACTTATTCATTCTTTTACTTGTAGATGATTACCATACAATTTCAATTTTACCTCAAAAAAAAGTCCCATCCTTTTTTTGTTCATCGAGTCTTCGGATAGCGCATCGCGCGATGCTTTCATTTCTTCGTAGTCGTAGTCGAATGCTTTTAGGTTTTCCGACAACCAACCAATGAATGTTATAACCAACAAACGTTCATTGAATAAGACAACTAATATATTTATGACGAATCGTAGAAGCAATATTTAAAATATGTTCCTTTTATAAATGACTCAATCATTTAGATTTACACGACATGTACTGAGTTGTAATAATATAGATGAGGGTAAATAAATCTAAAAATGGAGAATACTTAGAAAATGGTAATTTAAAAAAATTTATGGTATGGTTTAACAAAGACCCAATATTTAAATCAACCCCCCGTTCATGTGGTAACCCATTCATGTAAAAAAAATACAACAAAATGAATCTGATAATATATCCTTTATAGGAAAATCAAATTGTTGGACGTTTGTCACAAATTCAAATATTAAGTGTTCAAAAAAAATAAATGGTAAAACGAAGATAGAAATTATAGAGAATTTGAACAATGAACCCAAAACCGAAAATATAACCGAAAATATAAACCTTATACGAAGTTTGGAAATTGGAGTAAATGAAAATCCTGATGCAAAAGAAATCGAACAAATATTCAAAAAAGGTAAATTATCCTTGTGTGGTCAAATTGGTAGTATAAAAAAAAAGTTAGAAAAACACCCTTAAAATGTTTGAAGGGTATGGAAGGAGGGCAAAGAAGAACGAAGAAAATGATGAAATAAAACTAGTAATGTATAATCAAAAAAATAAAAAAGAATGATACCGTATCGAATTGGTCGAATCTATTTTATCGAGGTCATACAGGATAGGAGCATAAGTTGGTGTAATGGGTTGTATGTAACAACGGCACATTTTTTTTAGGTTATGCGACTGATGACTAGGAAATTGTCTTTTTTTTAGGTTATGCGACTGATGACTAGGAAATTGTCTTTTTTTTAGGTTATGATCATATTGTTTTATAAACGTTTCAGTAAAAGTTCTTTTCATAATAATAATAGTAAGGTTGTCTCTAATTAAATTCAATAATAGTAAGTAAATATTCGGTAATGAGATGTTTATGTAGTTTAAGTTTGGAGTGTTTCGTAAATAAGTATACGTAAAGATGGCAAAATTTTTAGAGACTCACTGCAGATTGACTTGTCAAGATTAGTCTCTAATATGTGAATAGTGCTTGGGTTAGCCGATAAAGAAGACCAATGAATCTTGTAAAGATGGTGCTCCAATAAGTGAATAGCATTGTAATTGTGTGACAATCCATACCAATGTAAATCGTCGGGAGAGATCCAATATTATGTATGATTTTGACAAAAATTAAGTCCACCTCCTCTTTTTTGGTGACCTTTTTATTCATTTAACAAATATTTCATATATTGAATTTCTTTATTTTGGGTTTTAATGATTGTTTCACTTAATTTTTTTATTTTAGGATCATTTGTTGTTTCTAAAATTTTATAACTACTCGTGAGTGCGGTTGAGTGATGACTAATCATACGTTTTAAATATTGTTCATCATTCACAAAGAATTGTTGTCTTAAAATAAAAACAAAACAAAGAGACAAAAATAGTCCAATAAAAAATACTCGAATATTTATCTGATTATGAGTCAAATAATGAATAATTTCATGCGCCCATATCATATTAGAGGCCATTAAACAACCACCATAAAAAAGACCATAAGAAAAATAAAGATGACTAATACTAAATGCTAATGCGTTCATAGCGTTAAAACATATACCCACAATAGTCATCACCATAAACATAATTATTTGATATTTTAGAATATTATCCATAATATATAGTTATAATATTAGTTTGTCTGGTGATCCGATTTTACACCTTTTTACATTTCAAACGCCGATTTTATAAGTAATTCTTCTTAACTTTTCTGGTTTTATTTTTTGCTACATATTTTTCTGGTCTTTCATAAGCACCTTTGAAAATATTTTCATATTTTTCTGTAGGTATTTCACTAATTACTTTCGTAATATTTTCTTTTAATTTATATGTGTTAAACCATCTAACTTTTGTAATCGTGATTTCAACATACTAAAGTAGTTTTCTATGGAATTGGTAAAATGTTGATATGGAACAGCATATAAAATATTATTGTGGTTATTTACTAAAGCTTTTATACTACTCGCATTATCCAAAATAATTAATTTATTCTTATATTTTCATGTAATACACTTTTCTAAAAATTCAATTAACCTATCAGTATTTATTCCACTTTTTTCATAAGCACCTTCAACCCATTTACAGAAATAACAAATATACCCGTATATTTCTTGAATACTTCTTGAGATTGTGTTTTTATAACAACGCTTACCCTTACTACTATAGCAGTGATTTCGTTTTTGTAATGATTTTATACTTGTTTCATCAATACAAATAATATCTTCTATTTTATGTTTTTTATTTCTTGATGTTTGCGTTTATATCAATATATTTACCAAAACGCTTTACTGGTTCGTGTCATATTCTTGTGATTTTCAAAGTAATATTATTGTCTTTATTACTCTAAAAATTTGCGTTGTTGTTAAATCAACACCTTTATATTTATCTTTGAGTTTTTGGTGTAGTTCTTGCAAAGTAATTGTTTTATTTTTATTTATTTCATCTACTAAAAATTTTACATATTTTTTTTAACTTTATAAGCAACTGGTTTTCTATAATGAATATCAACATTCCCATCTTTTTTATATCTTTCAACTCAACGCATTACACTTCTTCTTGTGTATTGTCTTCAACTAAATAATATTGAACTGCTGTTAATTTATAATCATTACTTTTATGAGAAGGCATATATATTATTGATTTATTTTTTCATAAAATTGATTTATAAAAAATTGAATTGAAATACTTAAACATATAAGTATTACATTATTATATAAAGATGAGTGAATCAAACACAACAGAAGAAAATACGCAATTAATAATTATTAATAAGGGGACTGGTGCTGGTGGTGCGAATACAAATTATTATGGGAAAAAGTTTGAAGAAAAAACTAATAATCAACAAAGATTATTAGAAATCGGATACACCAAAAATAGTTTTACAAAAAAACCCAAAAAAGCATATGACTATTATTTATCAAAAACATTTGAAGATAAAACAATTGTCTTTGTATTACAAAATGGACTAAAAATGTATATGAAAAATAAATACAATATTGAGTTGTTTAGATGTCCCGATGAAGCGTATATTATTGAATATACAAGCGGTAGAAAAGTGATAAAAATATTAGAAAAAAAAGAACAAAATGTAGAGGGTTCAGTAGAAACTAAATTATGGTCGGGACCTTCGCTTAAAAGAGAGTATGAAATAGTTTTGGGTGCAGAGTTTGAGGTGTTTTATGGATTTTGCGTAAGCGAGTTTTTGAAAAATAAACTTATTTCAAACGAAAAAAAATATATAATATTAAATACAATATTTAATGAAACTAATATTGCTGTTTTATTTGGCGACGATGAAAACTATTTTGAAACATTTGATACATGGTTTAATAATTCTTTATAATAACTTCTTTTGCCTTTGCGTCTGGATTTTTGGAATTAATTGACCTTTTACATAAAATTGATAATGTGCTATATTTTTCATTTGTAAAGTTTTCACGCACTAAACTCACATCAGCATTACTTAACATTATTTTTTTATTTGTATCGGTTAAAATATGTATTAATTTAAATAAATTGTTATGATTTTCTATGTTAAACCCATTTTCAGTATATCCTACAAATGAAGTATCTGTTTCGGGAGCATATGGAGGGTCAAGATATACAAAATCATTAGGAACTACAATTGTTAGTGATGTATTAAAATCACAACATTCAAATACTACATTTTGAATTAAATTATGTATTTCTTCTAAATGTTCTTTGTTTATAATTTCTGGATTGTTATAGTGTCCGTATGGAACATTAAATCCTTTTGGACCAACCCTAAATACACCTCTAAAACAAGTTTTATTCAAGAATATAAACATAGCAGAACCTAATATACTTTTTTTATCGGTTAAGCATAATTTATTATATTCACTTCTTATCCAATAATAGTAATTTTCTTTTGCGATTTTTGCTTCTGCTATATTTGTAGGTGTTCTATTTATTTCTCCATTTCCACATTCGTTAAAATCCGTAATAATAGTTTTCAGTATATCATATAATTCATTATGGCGTGATTGAATGTTTTTGTAGATATAAATTAATGGTTCATTCAAATCATACGCATATATATTACCTTGTATCTTTATAATCCCACTTTTTACATAAGATAATAAAGTTAATAAAACACTGCCTCCTCCTAAAAATGCTTCACGATAATTATTTATTTCAACTGGAAAATCCGTAATAAGTTTATCTATTATTTGGGTTTTTCCGCCAACCCACTTTAAAATCGGTTTTGGGATATGTATTTTTTTTGTAGGGACATCTTTAACAAGTTTATTATCATAAACAATTTCAATATTGTTAATTATGTCGCTTGGTGAAGTTTTTTTAATTTCAATTATTTTTTTAGCAACAACCTTTTCAATCATTTCTTCAATTTTACTTTCAAAAACACAAGGAATTTTTTTAGTAGTATGTTTGGTATAATGTCCCTTTTGGGTAAATTCTTTTCCGCAT